GAATCAGCCTTCAAAGTCATTTACCTAGCCATCCAGAATATTTCCAAAAAATGGACGATGCCGATTCGAGACTGGAGACCTGCTCTAAATCAGTTTGCAATTATGTATGATGACCGCTTTCCTCTCTAAATTTAGATCTTTGACACAGATCTATTTACATACCCGCGGCTGGAGCGCTGCGTGTTCATGATCTATGCCCCACGGGTATACAACCCTCTCGTCTAACCTCGTTAAACCTCGTATCAAGAGGTTAAACCTTGTGTTGCCTCGTCCGAAGAGGAATCAAGAGGCGTGACGAGGTTGTTTGTTGTAGCGCTAATCCTTCATCCCTTAAATCGTGGGAACTCTCGCTCGAACTATCTCATCTGAGAGCGAGACATCCCATGTCCACAATCAATTATCAGACCGAGGTCGTTATCACGGAAGGCACCAAGTTAGATATTGGGTGGCTCATGCGTGGTACTCGAACCCCGGCAAGCTACATCCTTACCGTTGGCACCGCTGCGGTGCTGAATGACGAAGTTTTATCCGTAACGTCCTCGGTTGATAACTTGCTGATTCAAGCTGGTACCAAGCTAAGCTTTGGCAACCAGATTGTTATCGTCACCACCGACACGATTGTTGATGCAACGACCCCAACTGATTTACCCATTCGCGCATTAGGTGCACCGATCGCCGCTAACGCAACTGCTACCACCCGAGCGCTATTGACCGTGCTGGGTCTGACCGATGCTTCTCCCAGTGGTGAAACTCAAGTTGAAGATACTTCCAACTTCTTGAGCGGTTTTGGTAATGAGGGAGTCATCGTTGGCGTAAACCGGACTGTTCAGTGCTCCGGCAACGTGATTGTGGGCGATCGGGCAATGGATCGCATCATCAAGCCTCTAATTCTGGACGATGAGAAGGCACGTCGCGAGATTTACGCTGACCTCCAGCTCCCCTCCGGCGAACGTTACCAGGGCGCGGCAAAGATTCAGTCATTCTCCAGCCCTTCTGCAAACCGTTCGATTCAGAAGTTCCAGTTCCAGCTTATGTTCCAGGGCTTGAGCTTCAAGCACACCCCAGCGACCACCTACGCGGCGATCGCCCAGGATGCAGCGTAAGCGATACGACATCTTGGCTTCCCGCTACTGGGATGTGTGTTTGGTAAATGCGCGGGTTGAAGATGGGCGGCTGCTCTGCGGTTTCGCCCACTTCGAGGGGGGAGGGTTAAGCGAGCAAGTCGCCGTCTTTCCCCCATCCCGCCCTAACGAAATTTTTTGGCTCGAAGTGCCACAGCGGGCCCAGCAGACGCTGACCAATGTGGTGATGACCTCCCCCACAGACGAACTAGAATTCAAATTGGTTGAGAAAAATGGCTAAACTTCTTCCCTTCGTAGTCCAGCCCCGTACAGAGATCCGGGCTGTCGGTACTCCTGAAATCGGTGTGATTCACCTGCTTAAGAAAGGTGGCATCAGCCCCAACGAAAACCCTGTAGACATTCAGCAGGCAGGCACCCGTCAAGCGAAAACACAGTTATTGCTAGAGTCAGCTACGAAGCGGCTAGCAGACGAGGAGAGAATTACTCGGAAGGAAGCCCGCAAGCGTCTGTTTGCGATGCCCGTCAGTAAAGAAGAAACTAACGGTGAGGCAGAAGTAGATATGCCCTCACTCTACGATTACCTCTCCCAAGAAGAGGCAACTCAACTCCTAAACCTGCGCGAGAATCACGCTGACACTGCGATTAAAGCGGCTACGCTGTTCATTCAGCATCGGGTAGCCTATCCGGTGCAGGTGACTGCTAAGGCTAAAGCTGGAGAAGAGAAGTTGGCGATCGCCCCTCTCTCATTTGAAATTGCCGATGGTCAGAAGATCCGGTTCGGGGGGTTACGTGTTGAGGTCGATGGCTATCACGAGCCAGAATCTGAAGAGTTGAAGGTTAAGTCTTTGAAGCAGCCTCTAGCAGCAGAGGCGATCGGATATCTGCAAGATCCAGATGTGAATAAGTTGCTGTTAGGTAACAGTGAGTGGTCAGAGCAGGATACCCGTGATTGCCTGACTGAAGAGTTGATCCTTCACATTCACCACTTCTACCAAATCGAGATGGGCGGCGTTCCTGAAGAAGAGGAGGCGCAGCCCGACGCTGACGAGGGAAAGAACCTAGCCTCAAGCTCCTCCGTCGCATTGCCAGCCGCAGCGTAATTGATTGGGGTGAGCTATTCTGGCAGCTCCAATATTACGGCTGTCGGGATGAGCGGTTTAACCATGAGAATTTTGGGAATCAGACCGATTCTCTAATCTTCCAAGCGCTGGACTTTTACACCCGGCGCTGGAAGCTCGATTTGAACACACAGTCTAAAACCCATGCGATCGGCTGGAGTGGTTTGTTTAACGGCTTCGGTGGCAAAGATTCTGCCAAGATGGAGCCGTGGCAGCTCCTACCCTTCCCTGACCTGGCAGAGACGAAGGTGAAGCGCCTCAGCTCGAAGACGGCGCACATCTTAGCTAGCTTGATTGAAGGTAGTTCACTGCCTCAGCGCATCATTGGGACGGTGAGACAATTTGACGAGATTGTTGAATTAATTGATGAAGCAAGTTGAGGGGGGAAGCTGAATTAGCTCCCCCCCTCAACTTGCTTATTTACCTAACATGACTTGACCTAGACCGGCTGCCAGCTGGCGACTCTCTCAAAAGCTTGGATCACCTTCTACGTTCCAGAGGCTATACAAAAGCTGGCAACCTCTAATCAATCCCGCTATCTGATCAAACTTGCTATCTCAGCTTCGGTTGAAGTTTGTCTTTAAAGTGGGCGGGTGGCGCAATTAAGCCTGCCCAAAACAGAACCTTGCGAATTGCCTAGGCAATTCGCAAGGCTTTCATATACTGAAGTCTGACGGTACTGCCGTCTGTGAATCTGCTGAGGATTCAGCCAAAGGAAATGCTTGATTCGGATAGATTGCAACTAACTGTCCAAGGAGTAAAGGTGTACTATGGCTACATGGTTAAAGCAGTACTCTATCAAGGTGATGCAATTTGTTGGCTGCGTGATCTGCCGGATGCGTCAGTTGACCTTATTGTGACCGATCCCCCATACGAGTCGTTGGAAAAGCATCGCGCGATAGGTACTACCACACGCCTTAAGCACAGCAAAGCATCTAGCAATGATTGGTTTGATATCTTTCCTAACGATCGGTTCCATGAGCTATTCGTTGAGCTGTATCGGGTATTGAAGAAGAATTCTCATTTCTACCTCTACTGTGACAATGAAACAATGTTCGTGGCAAAACCCATTGCAGAGTCCGTAGGGTTTCGCTTCTGGAAGCCACTTGTGTGGGACAAGATGAAGATCGGGATGGGGTACCACTATCGTGCTCGATATGAATTCATACTGTTCTTTGAGAAGGGTAAAAGGAAGCTCAATGATCTTGGTGTTCCTGACATCATTCAAGTGCCTCGGATTTACCGTGGATATCCAACTGAGAAGCCTGTTGAGGTTTCAGAAGTTCTCATAAAGCAAAGTACAGAGCCAAATGAAATCGTTATCGATCCCTTCATGGGTTCTGGCTCGACAGGCATTGCTTCGGTGAAACTTGGTCGTCACTTTATCGGCAACGATATTGGCTCAGAGGCTTTAAAAGTAACTCGCGAGCGGCTTCAAAATCTGCAAGTTGACTTTGTATCTACTCTCTGGCCGCAGTCAACATCAATGTCCGAAACGACACAACTTGATATCTCAATCTGAAGGCTCGGCTCAAACTTCAAAAGGCACTATTGTTAACATTTACGCAAGGTTCTGATAGTTATTAAGATGGGAGACAACCATGGCGCTGTCAAGAGGAGCGAAGAAGCTGTTCGAGTGGCTTAAACAGCAACGTGCAGGAACGATCGTAAGCTACAAAGATGTCATGGATGTCACTGGCTGGAGTGAGGTGTCTCTCACTACTTATATCGGTAAGAACAAAGTTGCTCCCTTTCTACAAAAACTCGGAGATCAACGTTTCAAGCTCATTATGGATGGCAATGAGATAACTGAAAGTTTTTTTGACGAGACATTCACTCAGACCACACCGCGGCAAGTTAAGCTCTCCTCAGGTGAACCACTGCAGGGTCAAGTTAACGAATACAAACTCGTCGAGCCATTAGGGAATGGAGCGGTAGGACACGTTTGGTCTGCTCAAACGCAGTTACCGGGGTTCACACTTGTGGCTGCTAAGGTAATGCTTCCGCGACAAGACCTACTGCAGGGCTCAAAGCTTCCAAATGTACGAGAACGGTTTAGGCGTGAGGCAAGAAATGGACGTGAGCTTAATCACCCAAACGTCGTCAAGTACATCGACGTAGGAGAAATTCAACAGAACCCGTTCTTGGTTATGGAGCTAGCGAATCGCTCTATTGCCGACAAACTTTGCGATAGTGGTCTTATTCCTGAGGAAGAAGCTGCTGAAATAATACTGAATGCTGCCATCGGTCTTGATTTCCTACATTCAAAGGAATGCCCTCATCGAGACATCAAACCAGCAAACCTCTTAGAGTTTTCTGATGCGATTAAACTTGGAGATCTCGGAATCGTTAAGTGGAGTGACTTTGACCCTAATTTCACGGGAGGAGGGACTATTACTTTGGAATCAATGCAACTTGGTTCCTGGTTCTACATGGCTCCAGAACAGCAAGAATCACCACACAACGCAGTCAAGGCGTCAGATATATATGCCTTGGGCGTTACTTGGATACAACTGCTCACTGGTAAAGTACCAAGTCCTCAGGCAATTGGTGCCGGAAGATATCAATTGCCTGAGGTAAGGTCTGGCGTTGCCGAGCTACTGGCAAATATGCTCAGATACAATCCAACTGACCGTCCAAGCCTTATAGATATTCAGGGAACAATTCAAAGATCGTACTTAATATAGTGACAGATGCAGGATCCGAAATTTCAACTTCAAGTTGTCAGGCAGAATATTTAACTGTTGCAAAAGTAAATGAAGATTGAATTTATTACAGCAGTTGTTGCTCTCATAGTTTCAATTACAGGAATCTTAATTAATGCACTACAAATAGATATCCAGCGCCGTAAGTTAAAGGATGACAGAGGACAATGGGAACGGGAATTCCAGAATAAGCAGAGTGAGTGGGAGCGCGCAGTAGAACGAGGAATTACTCAGGTAATATTTCAGGAAGCATCAATAAAATTATACGAGGCTAGACTTAGGGAATATGCTTCAGTTTGGCCGTTATTGAAAATAACAGCAAGATATGAGTGGCAAAGATTGGGAGGAGGTCAATTGGCTGAGGATTCCCACCAAAATGCAATAGAAGCCGTACAAAAAATGGCTGACAATCTGACCAACATTGCTTATGACAGTCTGGGTTTGTTGATGTCAGAAGAGTCTCGAACACACCTCACAGGTCTGCGTCGTTGCTGTGGTGCTTTCAAAAAAAATAAGATGACATTCGAAGAACTAGCAGGACAGGCACATTGGTTTAAGCATAGCCTCAGGGCTGATTTGCACATTCCTAATAAGTCTATCGAAAATGAGGAGTTTAAAAAATATACAGAGATAATCAATGAAATCCTTCAATCTGATAGAAATTGAAGACAAATTTATCCATATTGCGATCGCCTATCACATTAAGTTAGGCTGGGTTGTGGCTCATAAACCCAGCTCTTGCTTAAATGTTTCTAGGGATACCGTCCCTTTTTCCTGAGCTTCAGCTTTGGCTCCGCGCGCATCTTCAAGGTCTTCCTGCCCTTCCAAGTATTGCTTCATTACAGTCTCTAGATCACCGCCTATCGCCATCCAATCTGCTGCAAGCGCCAAACCATCAACCTGTTCACGAGGCAAAGTTGTGTTGTACACCTCAAGAGTGCCTCCAAAATCCATCAACCTCGCAATGCCTTCTATGAAAGACGGTCTAGCATACAGAAAATCTGTCAATCCGTTTAGGTTTATCTTCATTGGCTTTCCCTCTAAACCAAGTCTGTTGATAGCCGTCTATTCATGCATCAGAACCATTTCCATTACGCCGCTGCTGCTCCCCAAACAAATACTCTAAGATTCGGTGGTTCTCAGATTGCAGACCTCTGATAGCCTCTCGGTTTTCCTGCGCCTGTTGTGCAAAGCCGTCCATCATGCTAATCATATCAGCTATGCTAGAGCGCATTTCTTCGCGGTCTTGCTGTGCCTGTTGTGCAAGATCACCGATCATGCTACGCATTTCTTCGCGGTCTTGCTGTGCTTGTTGCCCTAGCTGCTGAATGCCTAGAAGCGTTGCCTCTGCAAGGTTTTCAAGGCGATTTAAGCGCTCTTCTGTGTCAGTCACGTCAAACCCCTTCATTGAATGCTGAAGACGCTTTGGTGCAAACCGTCTCGATTAATCGTCTATTGCTATTGTCGCAAACCGCGACAAAATTTGAGTACTTTGTTGTATGAAGCAAACAAAATACTGAAAGATTGCTGCCTTTAAGTCCAAGCCGATCATCCTCACCAGTTGCGGGAACTCTCAGACGGAGTTTCTGAGCGTCTTCTGTGGCAACTAGCGTTGGTGAATTGGTGCTGGAGTTGGGCTTAGACCCAACTGCCTATAACGAAGGCATGGAGAACGCGCATAAGGACGCGATCGCCATTGGTCAGGAGATCGAAGCTAGCCTGCGAGTTTCCCTGCCAACTCTCACGCCCAAAGTTGATGACTCAGCACTGACTAGGCTCAATAAACATTTTGACCTTAAAGAAAGTCACGCCAAACGGCTCAATCGATTCTTTTCTCAGAACCCACTCAAAATCAAAGTTGATTTCTCACAACTGAACCAACTTGAGCGCAAATTAGACAAGCTTGAGCGGCGAAGAACTACTGCCTCAATTCGCACCCAAACTAGTGGCAACACCGGCAGTTCGGGGGGTGACTCTAACTCTCAACTTGCTGAGATGATTGGCAAGGCAGTTGCACGAAACCTTAGACCAGGTTTAGCAGGACGAGCAGCGGGGTTAGTGGGGAATGTCTTAGCAACTCCCGGTAGGGTCGCTGGCAGAACACTGGCTGGGGTAGCTGAAGGGTTAATGTTCGGTGTGACACAGGAGGTCAGCCGCAACTTAGGCAAAGGGTTATCCAAAGCAATTGAGAACAGCCTTTCTGGTTCTGTAGGCAGTTCAGAGTTGCTAGGGGAGAAAGTTGGAGGCGCGATCGCTCAATCAATGGGGCGGTCGATGTCCGAGAAGTTTAAAGACCTACCCGATACGCTCAACAAGTTTGTAGATGAACTAGAAATTGACTCCAAGCTAAGGCGCAAATTCAAACAAGCCATTGGAGAAATCGAAGAGTTCCAGAAGCAGACTGCGGAACTACTGACGGAGACATTAGGCGGACAGCCAGCAATTCAACAGGAGGCACTGTACCAACGGGGAACCCAATCTCGCGATCGCCGGCGCAGAGTTCCTGCCACCCAGGAACAAGCTGCTGAAGAGTGGCGTGAGGCATTAAGAAGCAGAGATCGAGTACAGGCTTCAGCATTTAAGAGAACATTCAAAAACAGTCAACAATTTAAGCAACTCAAGGACGAATACGGTAGTACCCAGGAACAGTTTTCAGGACTAGAGAGCCAAGTTCAACAAGCTGAACAAGCCGGTGCTCCAGCCGAAGAAATCGAAGGGCTGACAACTCAGCTTAGACAAACTGGAGCTAAGCTGCGAGGTTTAGCTCAGGCGATGCAGAACATCGTTAAATATCAGGAAACCGTTGATAAAGCTGTAGTTGAAGCACAGCAGCGAGTCAAATCAGGCTATCAGCAGGTACAAGCTTTAGCTCCCAAACCTCAGCCTAAGACCTATATGGATTTGGTTCGTCAGGTTACGGGCAAAGAGTTATCCCCTGAAAAGATTCCTCAATTGAGGATTGCAGACGCTTCGCTTAAAAAATCTGGAGCGCTCAGCCAATACGACCCTGCCCGCAATGCAATTGAAGTAACTCGCAAAACTTACGAGGCAATTGAGAATAACACCCTAACTCCTCAACAAGTTGAGATGTTGAAAGAGGAGCTAGAACATGCTGTAGATTTCGACTTTGGCTCTTTTAAAGGACTGCAAGCTGCCAAACAAAGTCGAATTATCGGCAAGCCCGTAGTCCCTACTGCTGAGGAGTTTTCAGCAATCGCCCCTGGACTAGCTCCCTATGCCCCAGAGCGGAGGGCATTGGAGCTAAATGCCAAAATCAAGGCTCGAAGGGGTATGACTGCCTATGAGCAAGAGTCTAGGCAGTCAATGTTGATTAACAATGTTCCGACTCTGGCTTCTAACAAAGAGGCGATCGCTAACCAGAGAACGCAGTTGCAGGCGAAATTGCAACAGATTGGAAAAATTAGTGCTCTAACAGGAAACGACCTGTCCAAAGCACTTGCGTCTTACAACGGTTTCTTCGATTCACTTCAGCAGAAAATAGAACAAGCTGTTGAAGAAATGCTGTCAGATATTGATGGCTTAGATCAGTCTAAAGTTAACTCTATCGTCCAGAAGATAAAAGGCTATTGGGAAACTGTAGAAGGATTGAATCAGAAGGTCAATCAACTACTTCAGAAACAAATTGATGATGTTTCTGTTACCTCTAACTATGACGTTTGGACGGGCAAATTAGAGCGTTCCAAAAATTCAGGCTTATCCAACCAACCTCTAGGAACGGTTGATGATGAGTTCCTTAATCCAAATTTCGATCCGTTTGCAATAGATCGCCCCCCTATTGCAATTCCCCTTCAACTATCTATGCCAGAGGCAGAACTTGTACCCGTACAGATTCAGCCTAAGCAAACTCAGGTTACAGCTAGTCAAACTCAGGGCAGGGGATTTGCTAAGCCAACTCAAAGAGCAGTTGATGCCACAAATCAAGCTGTCAAGCAAGTTACTCAAAATGCTACCCAGACTGCCCAAGCTGCGATCGCCGAAGCACAGAAGTTAGAGAACGCTTTTTCTGGCTTGTACAAGGGGTTGCAGGATGCGATTAAGAAGGGAGATGACCGGCTTGTAAGAGCCTACAGTAGCGAACTTAAAGATATGGCAGAGGGTAGCCGCTCTGCCATCAATACGTTAATTGAACAAGCAAAACAGTCAGGCGAAACATTTGGCTCAGACGTTTTAGCCAAGCTAGGAGGAGTGAAGGGACGGTTAACTCAACGCTTTAACCTAGCCCAGAAAGGTACATCAAAGTATCAGAAAAAGAGAGCTGCTGAAGGAGAGGATTTAACGGCTCAAGCGCTTGACCCAGAAGCTGTTAGAGCAACCAACAAAACACTGCAAACCTTTAAGCAGTCTATTCAAAAGTCAATTGGGACACTCAATCAACTAACCGCTAACCTCGCAGGAGTTGAGGTACAAGAGAGCTTTGGAAAAACCCTTCAGAAAGCAGCGGTTTCAGAGCGTGGCAAAGACCTTTTGGTTAACACAGGTGGATTTATAGCATCCAACCTTGCTAGCCAGCATGGACTGTTGCCGGAGCTGGGCGGCGATTTGATTGGAGCACTTGTTACCCGACAAGTCGTTGAAGCTGGCATTGCTGGCAAAGACGCATACAGCAAACTTCAGAATGACGAAACCTTCAAAGCGGCAGATGCTTTGAAGAAGTTCTCGATGATCCTCACTGAGGTCACCGCAAAACTCCAAAGTTCTGAGTTTGGGGAAGAGCAAAACGGGGCCTTATTTGGAGATATTGCAGGGTTCACTGTTGGCAATCTGATTAAAGAACTGCCCAAGACCATTGCTCCAGGTCTGCCGGGAATGGATCTGCTGGGACAGATACCTGGCAGAGGAGCATTGGCAGCTTCACAAGCCGTTCCAATGCTCTCGAAGATGAGGGCGCAGATTACTCAGCAATTACAGTCCGGTCAATACAGTGGCGAAGAGTTGAAGGCTCAACGCCTAGATCTCAGCTACAAAAGGCTGAAACCCAATAAGCAGATGAATGATGCCGAGAAGGTATTCCTCGAAAACATCATTGAGCTGTTGGATGACGCAATTGTCAAAGCAAGACAGTTTGATCTTGCCTTTGGCATGTTAGACGCGCCTTCAATGAGGAAATTTGAGGAAAGTCTTGAGGGAGTAAATGAGGCACTAGATTCAGACGGCACAAAGATTGTTGCCCAGGTTCAGAAAACCATTGCTGACTACGAAAGAACTGTTCAGGAGCTAGAAAAAAGCTACGCTGAGCGATTCCAAACCTCACAAGACGACCTTGATGAAACATTTCGCTATCGCGAGGCTTATGCTGGGTTACTTGGGGACGGGCAAGATCCGCAGGAGTTAGACCTGGCGATCGTTCCTCCCAAACCACCCAGTGGTGAAGGTCTCTTTGGGGCACTGAAAGGAGATCTTGATGACATTGTTGAACGGCTTGGGGGCTTGAAGAATGCCGCAGGAGTGGCGTTTAAAGCGATCGTTGGGTTTGCGGCAGCTAGTATTGTGCTGCCATTCCTGACAGATCTTGCCACTTCAGCCTTGGAGACAGCAACAGAAATGGAGCAGGTTGGGCGTATGTTCAACTTTGCCTACGGATCTATGGCGGAAGGACAGTCCGTCATGGCTGACGTAAAAGCTGATGCGGAAGCGCTTGGACTTGATATGAGGCAAGCACTGCAAGGTCAGGCACAGCTAGGGGCAGCGACTCGCGGCACAAAGTTAGAGGGATTTGCGACCGAGCAAATTGGTGATGCCTCCAGAGACGCAATTTCGGCTTACAGTCTGAACCCGCAGCAGGCAGAACGGGTCAATCTGGCAATTCAGCAGATGTCGTCTAAGGGCAAAATTAGTGCTGAAGAATTGCGTCAGCAGTTAGGTGAATCGCTGCCCGGAGCGTTCCAGATTGCCGCTCGTGCGATGGGGGTGACGACTGCTGAGTTGGACAAGATGATGGAGCGGGGCGAACTGCTGTCGGAGGAGTTTCTACCCCGCTTTGCAGCACAGTTGTCAGCAGAGACGGCAGGTGCAATTCCAGGCGCAATGAAGTCATCTCAGGCTGCTATCAACCGTTTTAACAACGCGATTTTGGAATTGCAGACGAGTTTGGGTAAGCCTCTACTTCCAGCTCGAAATGCTGGATTGGAGGTCTTGACTAAGGGGATGGAACTTGCCTCAAGTGCCTCTGGAGTGTTAGTCAAAGGGTTAGGCGCTCTAGTGATTACTCCAGTCGTCAAAATGCTGTTCGATGTCGCGGCTGGAGCGATCGCCTCTGCGAAAGGCATGACCCTTGCAGGATTGGGAGCTAAGACTCTCAATTTCAGCATGAAATCATTGGCTAACACTGCCAAGGCCGTGAAGGGAGCGTTAGGAGCGATCGCCCTTCCTGCCGCCATTTTCCTGGCGATTGATGTCATCAGCTCATTTGGCAAAGCCTTCAAAGATGCGGGTGGTGAGGTTCGAGAGTTTGCAGATCAGGGTGTGAAAAGTTTAGCTGAGTACGACAAAGCTTTAGCGGACTTGCAAAATCGTTCTGGCAGAGGTGTCACACCTCCTGAACCACCACAGCCGACTGGGGTGCAAACCGAGTTTGGCGATACAGGCGGATCACTACTTGGCGGTCCGTTGGGTACATTAGAGCGGTTTATACAATCTGATAACCCCGCTGCCATTGGTTTTAGAATGACTTCTGGCATGGGGGCAGCTCCTATGCGGACATTTGGTCAGGTTGAGGCAGAGCAACAGGCGATCGCCCAAAGTGACTTCCTACGCAACACTGGCGACACTCGCGGACGACTTTTAGAGGAGTTGCAAAGGTATCAACTGAATCCCAACGGAGAGGGACTAATCGCTCAAGTAAGGGGCATTGACCAGCAGGTGGAAGAAGCCCAGGGGCAACGGCGAGCATTACTGCCGGGAGATGTGGAAGGACGCAGAGCACTTGATAAAGAGATTGATGACCTACTTCAACAGCGACAGAAGCCTGGGGAAGTATTAGCCAGCCTCCAGACCATCAACAACGCCAAAATTCAGCAGCTTCAGCAGATGATCAATCAGGCTGCCGCTGAGGGCGATACGGCAGCAGTCGCCCGATTCCAAAGCGAGTTAGACGCTACTACTGCGGCGGTAGACAAACTCAACGGTTTGATTGGCAAAACTCCTGATGTGCTGGGGCGCTTGGCACGGGGGTTTGCTGAAATTCAGGCTGAGCTTGAGAAGGTCAACATGGAGTTAGACCGCAGCGCTGCCTCCAATCGGAAGGCGATCGCCTCTGCCCAAATTGCGGGTGCAACGCCGGGAGAGCTGGAGTTTGCTCGGTCGTTGGCAGATCAGACCAACATGCGCGGTCGCATGAACGCCAACCAGTCTGCTATTGACCAGGCTCGAAATACGCTGACATCCAGCGACAAAACAATGGAGGCATTGAAGTCTGTTGGCATCAACTCTATCGACGAAATCAACCCTACTGCCCTGTCTGGTCAAATCCAGAATATGGAAGATTCAACCACCAAGGGATTGATTGAGCAGGCGATCCAACAGAAGCAACAGATCGACAGCCTCACCACCCAAAACTTTGATTTGGATGCCCAGATTAAAGAGTCTCAAGCTGCCGCTGTTGAAAAGCTGAGAAGCTTGGCAAATCAGGTTTTTGACTTCTTCCGCTCAATCGAGCAAAGCGCCAAAGAGATTCAGCTCAACGCCCAGCAGACCGCTCTACAAATCAAAACTGAGACGGCTCAAAGCAGGTTGAAAGGTGCGCTGGTCGGCTTCCAGGACTCGTTCCTCAACGATTTTGTGAACTCGCTAATTGGATTGATTGAGGCATTGAACAAGCCTCTCAATGATGCGATCGCCGCTCAACAGCAGATTCTTTCAGCTCAAAACCAATACTTCCAACAGATTCAGCAGTCGTTCCAACTGGGTCAGCAGTTACCCAGCAATCAGCAGGTGGCAGCAATGGCGGGTGAGCAGGCTGCACCGTCTGACCCGTTCACGCCACTGCCAGCGGGCCTACCCGTTGCGCCGGCTGCACCTGGTAACCAAGCGGCGATCGCCCCTGCATCCCAACGTCCAGAGGCATCGTTGCCAGCTATCCCAGTCGGGTCTACCCAAATGACCGCTCCAGAGATTCAGGGGAATCTTGGAGCACTCGCACAGCTCGACCCAGTATCAGCACAAGCGTTTAGCCAACAGGGATTAGCAGGGGCACAGGCACAGGCAGCGCAGAACTACCAGGCTCAGGTAGACATGATTAACCAGCAGCTTGCAGCCTCACAGCAGTTTGCTCAGCTTGAGGCAGTGATGCAGGCAGACGCAGCGAATCGCTCACTCTGGGAGGCGACACGGCGAATTGATGATACCTCAAGAGGGTATCAGCGGAGTCTGGAAGACTTGTTTGCACGGGGAGAGGTGGAAACACCACTGACCCAAATCCAGGGGACTTTCCGAGGCATGGCGCGGGAGTTTGAAGACTCTATGCGTGGCATGGAGGATTTCCGGCGTGGTTTGCAGCAGACCGTAGACCAGGCTGAGATGTTGCAACAGGTGATTCGGGATGGTGTGGCTCAGGGCATCATGCCGCGTGAAATGCTGCAAATGCTGCCACAACTCCAGCAGATGTCAGATGCCGCTAGGGACGACCTGAATGAGTTAGCTGGCACCATGACCGACTATGAGCAGGCTTATGGGGAAGCTGTGCGACGGCAGCAGAATGAGTTTAAGCGGCAGGAGGGAGAGCGGCGTTTTCAGGCACGGCAACGGCTCTCAGGCTATGACGTGCAGATGTATGGAGCACAGGCACAGCAGGCACGGCTGGGAGGCAATGAGGGTGTTGCTCGCAGTCTGGAGTATCGGGCTAAATATCTGGAAACGCAAAACCAGTATGAGGGACAGTTCCGAGAGCTTCAGGAGTTGCAGCGCACGGGACAGATTACCGCCGATGAGTTTGAACGGATGGCTGAATCATTGCGAGGACTGAACCAGATCTCGCTGAGAAACTTGCGAACGGAGGTGGAGAAAACCAATAACGAAGTCGCCGCTAGCGCTCTGTTTGGGGGACAGGGGCAGGATATGAGCCGACGCGATCGCCGTCGAGTGCTGCGGGATGCAAGAGAGGATTTCAGACTGGCAGTCAGAAATGGGGAGCTCAACCAAAGTCAGCAAAGGGAGTTTCGTGAAGCATTTAGCGCAGTCAGCGGCAGAGACAATGCTTCGGACGATTCGCTGGTGAGGCTATCCAATCGCTTCCAGGACAATGCTTTCTTCAATGAACTGATGCAGATGACGGGACGGGGAGATATAACGGCGATCGCTGGCATCTCTGAGCAAACTGCTTCGACCAGGATGACTGAGACTGCCGACCAAGGTTCGTCAATGGTTCAGGCATTCCGGGAAGCAAACGGAGGTATTGAGCAGCGACTAGATACCCTCAATGGCAATATCGTGTTGCTGGCCAACTCGCCGCGATCGCTCACAGTGCAAACTCCAGACCCAGTGAATGACATGAGCCAGATCCTATCTGAGCAAAGCAGACAGAAGATGGAGGCAGCAGGATTGTGAGAAGTTCCTTCTGAGAAACTTACTTCAGCAACTTTCCTTGATGAAGAGCAAGAACCACAAGTTAAACATCTTCTAGAACAGTTGCGTTGGGCGGTTGCTAGTAACTATTGAACTAAACCTTGATCTTTCTTAAATCTGCTCCAACACGGTTGTTAGCTGGCTTCCTTAGTATGTTACCAATTAGCCCACCGGAGATAATAGATGAAATATGGATCTGGAACGTTAAGAAACTCTTTCTCATCGTCCCATTCTAAAACTCTATCTTCACCAAGTTTCTCTTCAACAGCTTTGCCCATCTGTTGAAGAGCTTGTACTATACCAACACCACGAGGCGGATCGTTTGGAACTAAACTTTCAATACGATCTTTAATAGTTGCATAAGAGAGCGTCAAAACTGGATCTTCACATGCAAGGGCTTTTAGTATGACATAGTAAACGTCACCAGATTTTCCATCATTCAGGTAATGAATTTTTCGTTCAGTTCCGCGCGGTTTTGGTCCTGTGACGATAATGTCAAATGCAGTTTTGCAATTTGCTAGTGAGGTTGTGTTGCGAAGAAGTACTCCTACTTGTTCCTGATTCAAATCAATAGGAGCAATGTTTGGCTGGGTTTCACTACACCCTATATCTCGACAAAATTGTAAACATATAGCTTGCATCAGCTGTGGCGATGATACGCTTTCAGACACAAATCTATCAATAAGTGCTGGCTCAGGCTGAAGTTTGAGCAGGGGAAAACCTTTGTCGGCAATAACTCGTAACTCTGACTTCTCCCAATAGGGAATGTCTATGCAAGACACTCGCCCGCGCAAATCTGGGTTTGCCCGAATTGCATCATCACTACGATGTGTTACTGATACAACTACAATTGCTGTACCAAGTCTCGCTGCTTCTTTGAACTGTTCTGCAAGTGATTGCTGTACAGCTTTATTAATATAGTGAAAGTCGTCAACAACAAGCGTGTATCCATTCTGCCCTATGAATTCAAGTAATTCAGTGCCGTCAGGTCCATCATATTGACTAGTTTCGCCTTGAGATTGCCCTGTAGACAGGCTTCCATCGACTCCTCCTTTTGCATTGAATAGCATAGGTATTTGCAATCCAGCTTCGGATTTGCCCGTAAGTTGTGAAGCACGAGTAGCTTGCGTAGAAATAGATTTGGATAAGGGTAGTTGTAGCTTTTTACGAACTTTTTGCCAAAAGATTGATTCTTCACTGATGCCGCCTCCAGTGACAAGGAGCATTTTTTCCTTGCCTATTACACTTTCACAGAGGACAGTTTTACCGCTTTTGGATGGTCCAGAAACAGAGCAAATAAAACCTCGTGTTGCAATAGCCTCTGAGAGGCGTTGTTCAAGCTTAAGCTGTTCTCGATCATTGTAAGTGTATTCCGGCAGAAAACCTGGAGTAAAAACGACGTTTGCTTGCATGAGCTCTTGGACATCACAGATATGCTTCAACACTATGCTAAGAGCTGAGTATGTTTTATGCCAGCTAACTATCTTAAGCATTTCAGCTTGAAGACTAAGGAATCTTACGTTAACTACATTCGGAATTTCATCCTGTTTCATCACAAGCGGCACCTTAAAGAAATGAGGACAGATGAAATTCAAGCCTACTTGGGACTAGCTAGAAGGTTTGAGTATTTTCGAGGTTTAACATCAAGTTCATCTCATTAGGCAGTTGCTTCAACACAGCAGCAGACGTAAATTGCGTCAAACCCAGCAGGAGGCGATCGCCTGACTTAAAGTTTGCTCAGGACGAGGTTAGAACAGTATATTTAGTACAAACGTCCTAACTAATCCGTTATGCAAGCTCTTACTCCTGTTCAACAACAGCTTTACGACTGGTTGGTTAGCTATTTTGAACAAAACCAATGCCCTCCAACGATTCGAGAAATGCAGGAGGCAATGGGGCTGAAATCTCCTGCTCCCATCCAGAGCCGATTAGACGCATTGGAATTGAAGGGATATATTGAGCGGTCTAGTTATGGTCGTTCTCGCAACATTCGGCTTGTACAAGAGCGGATATCTGTACCAAAAGGCATTCCTATTCTGGGAGTAATAGCTGCTGGCGGGTTAGTTGAAACATTTGTTGATGGCGAAGTTGAACACGTTCCAGAAGCTTTTCTTGCAGCAAAAACGTCTAGTCATGAGAGGTCAAAGCATTTTGCTGTTCGTGTTCGAGGAGATAGCATGGTCGGCGCTTTAATTGCCTCTGGTGATGTAGTAATTTTGAAGCGACCTGATGATCCAAAAGCTATTAAGAACGGCACGATTGTGGCAGCAATGGTTAGAGGCAAAACAACGCTCAAATACTTGCAGCGCATAGACGAGAAGACTATCAGACTTGAACCTGCAAACTCTAGTTTTTTGCCTATAGATGTCAACGTTGAAGAAATAGACATCCAGGGAGTATATGTTGGAAGCGTGCGGAATTTAATTTAGTCCCACTTCTTCAACGCTAGTTGCTACAGAAGACACTCAGAAACACCATCTGAGAGTTCCCGCAAGCTGTGAGGATGATCAGCTTTGGCACAGGCACAGCGGGTAATGACTGGCAGGGCATGTTTGGAGGGGTTACTGGCAGGCAGGGAACAGTAACTCCAGAATTGGCAGGATTTACATGGTTAACGAATTTGGCAGATCAATTACCCTGACGCTAGGCGACTTTGCCATTAAGCTAGGCGACTATAACTGCCGCTTTGTGGAAGGCACTTACCCTCGTGAGTACATGGAATCGCCTGGGGTTAGTTTTAGTGCTTACGGTACTGCCGCGGGCGACGGAGCCAGCTACGAGTACACACATATCTGGAATTTGGCGCTGCTGTGTGAGCCAGATGTAGCTGACCAAATCTCCAGGATGTATAGCGCCTTCTTACTGGGCGGCAAGAGCAAGATTCGGTTGGTGGACGAAGTTGATCTGTATCACGAACCTACCCCCCGAACCAGAGCGATCGCCCCAGGCACAGAGGAGAACATCAGCGGCGGCATGACCAGTTATTTTGCTCAGTTTGACGCTTGGTTTACGGCTCCACCTCGCAAAGTGCAGGTGAGGGGATGGATCAAAGTGGCACTACAACTGACGGAAATGGGCAAGGTCAGAGCTTAATTGTGAGCTGATGCGGGTGAGTTTTGTAGTGAGCGGGTGTCTCGGAGCGATCGCCCCTTACTCAACAAGGGAACCTTACAGCAGTCTTAACCCTGCTGAATTGCTTTGTCTATCAACGTTTCCAGTCGCCGCTTTAAAGTTGTAATTATTGCTCCAGGCGAGTCTGAGAGCAACGGATTAGACGTGTCGCCGCTGCTAATTTCGTTTGACGGCGGTTACAACCCGTTGGACCAATCCGGGCTAATTAGTTTCTCTGGAAACCTGATCATGCAGGGGTTTCCTATTGGCAGCAATATTGACACCAATCCCCGAACCAACCGACAACGATGGGCAAGGGGTAACAGGGTAGTGATCTGGCTAGCAAACCAATCAGGAGAACTGATCAAATACAAAACCCTGCACATCCTGAAAGAACCACTGCCACCTTCCCCCCGAACCATACCTAATTTAGACATTCCAGTGGGAGATAAGATTGCGCTGCTGTCCTTTCGTCAGCCTCCGGGCGATGAGAGTGGAATCAAGATCGGCAACAACACCAGCCGCGCTACGATTATTGATCGCTTGCTAGCTAAAGCCGGAGCTGGAACACTGCTGGGAACCGTGCCAGGGTCGCTGAGCTATCCACCACAGAAACTTAGCAACGAGAGCTATCTTCAACAGGCTGGGAAGATAGCTTTTGCCGTGCAGCATTACCTCTGGTGTAATCGCAATGGGCAGGTGAGAGCATCTAGAATCACTTTGGATCTGCCTTCCTTCACTTCACTTCAAATTGGTAGGGATAACGGCTCAGAGTTAATTTACGAGCCATTGGAAGGGCAGGAGACACCTGCTGAAATTGTGCGCTGCGTCGGAACTGGATATAAAGTTCAGAAGACTTCAGAAGATGACGAAGAGAGCTTTCAATTTAATGAGGAGTTTGGTCCGGCAGTTGTTGTAGATCCAGAAGTTGGCGGAATTGCAGTTCTACTGCAAGAGACTATTCGTGAGTCTTGGAAACGCAATCAGCGAACAGTTCTAACTACTCGATATGAACCTGTTGGTCTGTTATTTCCAGAGCAGGAAACAGGTCGTCTCAGCTTATATCTCTCGTCTGTCACGCTCGAAAAATATATTTACGAAACAGGACGGGAAGGGAAGTTGTCACGGATTGTGTCAACTGTTGAACGTCCTTTTGGTGTCGTTGCCAGGGAGTATGTTGCAAACCTACCAATAGACCAGCAAAACGTTAAGTTTGCGGTGATTGAAGCCGAGGGCAACGAGGTCACCTATGACTACGAGAATGAGGTGACACAGGCGATCACAACCACTACTCAGGAAACTTGCGCTGGAATTATTCCAACGGAAGAGTGGACTAACCCGCTGTCCCTGGTCAACTCCAAATTGGAGCGAGAAACCTGGAAGCAGTTGAATGAGCGCGAGTGGCAGTACAAAAAACTAACTTATGAATCGGTTGGAAGAGCATTTCCTGAAGTCCTCACAATATTTCAAAATAACGATTTTGAAGCACCTGTTGAATCCAAGATTGGGTTAGTTCAAACGGGCAAAACTTCTCAAAACAGCAACTCAGGACAAACCCAGCCGCCAGCTCCAGACCGACGTAAGCCTACTCACAGTGTTGAGGAACTTCAGTTAGAAGGTGAGGCAAAGTTTGAGCCTTATGCTGGGTCGGAATATCAGGAGCGGGAGCGGCAATACGATATTCCCTATTGCGGTTCATCTGCGGATTTGGAGGATATTGCTCAACTGTTAGGAAGGATATTGATTGGCAGAAGACTAGGGCAAATGTGGCAAATTGAGCCAACTGACCAATGGCTCAATGACCCAGAACCATTGCTCAGAGTTGACTTCACAGAACCCAATAATGCTAAGCAATCTTTTTTGGCAAATGGGATGGCGATCGCCTTCAACCAACGCCAAATGTACGTTGGGGCATCCGGAATTTGGCTAGGCACAATCAGGAAAGGACTTTTCCCGGCAGGGGCAGTGATTCAGCCAGGGCAAACGCTGATTGAAGATAATCCAGATGCTTCTGAAAACCCAGATCGTCCAGCCATTCCCGTGAAGGAAGTCGAGTACATCGAACCACCCTATTATCCTGTGCTGCGGATCAATGGTGCGTCTGGTTCGGGGGGTAGCATTAAAGCTTATCCCTACCCGCTAGATATTGCGCCTGCAAGCATTCAGGGTGCATCTGGTTCGGGGGGAGACATTAAACCACTGTTGCCAATTCTGCGGCTAGATGGTGCGGCTGGGTCAAGTGGCAGCATTGAGCCTGTGCTGTTGCTGTTTGGTGCATCGGGTGCATGTGGAGAGATCACCCCAGTTGCTTCAAGCATTGTTAACGGAGACCTAACCCGTTACCTACTCAGCGATTCAGGCGTTGTGATTAATAACAACGAAAATGCAATCGAGAACAGAATTTTGACTTGGCAGGATCAATCACCCTTAACAACTGCGGTTGTTGGCTCCGAATTTGGAGACTTCAACCCTGAATACGCTTTAGGTAAGCTCAACGGCAAGCCCGCCATTAGGTTCTATGGAGACTACTCTGGTGAGACCCTAGAAGATAGAGATGACAGGCGTTTGCCAGCTTTCGTCTCCCCCTCAAGCTTTGCTGCCTTTGTAGTAGTTCAAATGACAGATGCTTACTATGAAGAGTTTGTTAGCCAGTCCGACTCAATTGTTTCTGCTGACGCAGCTTGGGGTATCTTCGCTCGAACTTCAATTGAGGGAGACCTTGAGGTAATTGGCGCTCACGCAACTCAGAACGGGAACAACTGGGTAGCTGTCGCTGCAAAAATCAACTACAACACTCCAATTGTTGTTTGCTACTGGCAGGAAGCAGGCACCGCTTACCTGCAAGTCAATGACGGAGCAATTATCTCTGTCCCTGCCTCAGACATTTCAGCCTCCAATTCCTTGACAAACTATCGGCTAGACATTGGCAACCGATTTGGCAACGCCTTCAACGGGTATCTGGGAGCCGTACTAACTTACAAACTGTCACTATCCGAAGCTGCGAGAGTAGCAGTCAGAGATGAACTAATTAACCTATATTCAATTGAAGATCCTGGTTCTCTAGCCTGCTACTTCATCAGCACACTGGGCGTTGAAGCTGACCTGAACGGCAGATTAGTGAGATGGAGTAACCAAGGTGGAACTGTTAACCCGTTGGTTTCTGTAGACCAATACGGCACACCGCAGGACGCAACTTCTATTCCGCTGGTGGTTGGCAATGCCCTTAACGGTCAGCCTGCACTCCGATTCAGCAATGCGGACGAGTACAGCGACTACCTTTACAGCGATCGCCTTGCCAATTTTATTGCAGCCGACCAATTCTGTAGCTTCCTCGTAATCAGCGTGGATTCTATTGATGGCTACGGGGACATGGGAAACAGTAACTCCTACCCAGTTGATGCTTTTTATTGGCGCATAGAGGTTCAATACAACTACGAAATCGAAAGTTATGAGATTCAAGGGTATTACCAAGCATCTGACAACTCAGAGGTTCTTGTTTCTGTCCCAGTCGCTTCTGACACAGCCATCCTAGTGTCCTTCTGGCAGGAAGCAGGCACCGCTTACCTGCAAGTCAATGATGGGGCGATCGCCTCTACTCCCGCCAAAACAATACTCAGCCGACAACAACAGTTGACATTTGGTTTAGGCTTCTTTGGCAACCTGGGAGCATTTGTCTGCCACCGAACCTCCTTATCAAGCGTTGAGCGGGAAGCAATCAGATCTGACCTTAACCAAGTCTTTAGTTGCTACTAGGGCTACTAGAGGGAACTTTACGCCAGATTTTCTGGATAATGCTGTGGCTAATTGGAACGAACACGTAATCTGGACGGGGAGGCGGGCAGAGGTAGACGTGCGAGGTGCAACGCCTCCAGATCCCTCAAAGTTCCGCTTGTTGCTGTGCAATGGAATCACAGTGACTTCGGAGACGAACAAAGCGGCGATCGCCTCGGCTGAGTTACTCCAGCAGAATGGCTATTCGCGCAAGAGCTACCAGCCTGCAAAAGGCAGCTACGACACTACGCAAAAGCGTTATGAGTTTCCGGTGGTGAGGGTGGATTACACTGCCGCTGGAGTGTCGCTGCAGTGGAGTGCTGCGGTGCTGTGGGCAGATTCCACAGCTCAAAGCTCTAAGCTGGTTGAATCGATTAATACTGCAACCGATCGCCTCACTATTACCGCACACGGACTGCTTAGCGGCAACGAGGTGGCAATTACCTCGACGAGCGGCTTGCCTTCGGGCGCTGTGGCAAACGTCATTTATTACGTCAAAGCCATTGATGTCAATACCGTTGAGCTTTACACCGAACCAGAGCTGCTCAACATTGTGAATTTTGTTAATACTGGTTCGGGCTCAATCCATCTGCGCTTGTGTGGCGGCAATCCTGTGTTTTTTGCAAACTTTCAGACTCAGCTAATTGGGCAGGATGCAACCTACCCAATTGAGATTAATTGGGCCTACGTTAGCCCTGGCAATGTGAACGGTGTCTGATGACTTGCAAGATCTTTTGAGAAGCAGGCAGGCGAAGCAGAATGCCAGCCTGAATGAATCTGTGCTGCAAGAGCAGCTAAATGCTGACCGAATGCCTCGCCCAATGGTAAGCCAGGGCTTTGATGCAGATTCTGGAACGGCATTGGTGCAGCCGCTAGGTGGTGAGGTGCTAACTGCTAGGACTATCACCAGTGGGGCGATCGCCACTGGCAGCACAGTTGTTGGCAGACAATCAGGGCAGATCCTTAGAGTCGATCAGATGCCTTCTCAGCGTGGCTCTGAGGAACAATTCCGGACGCAAACTGTTACCGCAATTCCAGTGCTGTTTCTGGTTGATATTGGGAATAGCGTTGAGTATTGGGTAGGAGGCGATCGCTCTACTCCAATCAAGGTTGCAACAATTCCAAAATATGGTCCTGAGTTTGAACTGAGCGGTTCCTTTTCAGGGAGCCTGGCTAGAAGTGGTCAAACTGAAGGAACTTTGTCTTTAGCAACTGAAGGAATGTTCTATCAAAACGTTCAAGCTTTCGGTCAAGCAGGGGGATCGTCAGTTACCGGAAACGTAACTTATCCTAGCAACCAGCCATTTATACCCAACGGAAATCTATTTGGGTCACTGGGTTTTGGGCAGACATTTGCGGTAGGGCGATTTCAATTTTTTGTTCCATCAGGAGCTGGGGACGGCTTTAACAAGACAAATCTTCCCGGGACTTTTGCCGTGCCACCTACTGTTAATTTCACTCCAGGTCAATCTTTTCCACTTTCAAACACCGATTCGGTTAGTGAAGGTAGGAACGACATTAGCGAAGCTGGTATCAATTACGAGCGGCCAGCCCAAATTCATTATCAAGCAAGCATCAGTGGGCGTGGATTTGCGACTGATGATGATCGGGTTTATAGAGCTGATTTCAGCGGCAGTGGCGGTGGCTCTCTAAGGGCTACTGCAAGGGAAGTTTATAGCCGCCGAGTCTACATGAGCGCTGCTGGGCGAAATGTTTATGTCACTATCGCCTATGACCTGAAAGCAGCAGGCTATGCAAACTTATTGATGTTTGCAATATTGGGCGATCGCGTGGTTGAACTGGGTCAACCTACACGTCAAGATTGGCGGCGATCGCTTGCTGTGCTTGACTACAAGCCACCTTCCACCGGAGATATTTGTATTGATCAACTGAGAGAAAACGGCAAGGTTAACTTGCTTCAGCGAACCAGGCTAGAGGCTGACTTTACCGAGGTCGAAGGGGACTTGAAGACTACAGACTTGATGGTCCCAATTCTTCGACAAACAATTACTCCAGGAGGCGATCGCTGTCAGGTTACGCCTATTCCACCTCAAACCATCCCTCCAGTCAAACTCTACTCGTTGCAAAACAGTGCAGCCGTACCGCTTTACATTTGCCCTACACAGTATCAAAGGCGGGTTGAACGATGAGGGAGTTGAACGGTAGACAGCTATTGCAACAGCGGTTGAGTAGGCTCAATTCGGCTTATTACTCTAGGGTTCAAGCTGGGGAAAATTCTAGTGACTCTCAATCAGTGTTGAGTGGCATTTGCACTGGCTATGACGCAGATTCAAGTTCAGTTTTGGTGACACTGCCGGGAGGCAACACCATTTCGGCGCGGCTGATTACGAGTGGAGCGATCGCCATTGGTACTCAGATGCAGATATTCATCACTAAAGGCAGTTCGATCGCCCACGCCGATGAAATGCCGAGCTAACTTGTCGTGGGAACAACAGGGCAACCTCTTTACGGCGGGATGCCCAATGAAGTACAAATTCAAAAATCCTCTAATTCCTGGTTTGGCTCAAGTTCACTTCTCCCTAGCTCCAGAAGGCACAGGTGACGGTGACGCAGGCGGCACTGGCGGCACAGGTGACAGTTCGGGGGGTGATAACAACGGTGGCACTGGCGGCAGCGGTGGTGAGGATGTCACTGGATTAAAGAATGCTTTGGCAGGTGAACGCAAACGGGCCGGTGATCTGGAGAAGCAGTTTAAACAGCTTCAAGAGTCAGTGAAGGGTATTGACCCAGAGAAATATAAGCAATTTGAGACGTTGCAAGCTGAAGCAGAGAAGTGGAATCAGCGGGAAGTTGAGATTCGCACTGGGCTTGAGACTGAGTGGACAAAGAAGGTTGAAGCTGAGCAAACCAAGTCCAAAGGTTTTGAGACGCAGTATCTAGACCTGCTGAAGCGCACCGAGGCAGAGAAGGCGTATCAGGCAGTTAAAGGGCGCGTAGGCGCTGGGGAAGACGGAATCACCTTCTTCGATAGTTTCTTGGCAGTTGCAGGCATTTCATTGCGCCTTAATGGCAAACAGTTAGAAGTCATCGACGCGAATGGTACACGACGCTTTAGCGCCAAAGATGCAACCAAACCAATGAGTGCGGTTGAGTACTTCGAGACTCTAACGAAGCACCCTGTTTTAGGACATTACTTCGAGCGCCAAAACGATTCACGCGGTGGTGGAATGCAGCAAAGCCATAACCTCGGCAACCTCAGCCAACAGGACTTGAGCAAGTTGCCCAGAGCTGAGCGTTTGGCTGCGGCAAGACGGGCGGCGTAGGGATGAGGGCTGGATTAACCCTTCATCCTCCTTCATTTCGCGTGGGAACTTTACGGCAGAAAAGCTCTGAGCGGCGGGATGCCATCGAGCAAAACCCTTCTGGCGTGCGGGATGCAGCCAACGAAGGACAGCAAACCAACCAACAGAATTTTTAGGTGATTAACCGATGGCAATGACCCTTTTGGAGGCTGCTAAGGTAGCCCCTGATCTAGAAACCGGAACCATTATTGAGGAGTACGCCGCTTCCTCAGACATTCTTCAAGAGATCCCTTTCCGAGACATCGATGGTAGCGGTGAACACTATAACCGCGAAGATACGTTGCCTGGAATTGGTTTCCGGGGCATCAACGAAGGCTATGAATCTAGCAATGGCATTATCAACCCTCAGTCTGAAGCACTGAAGCACGCTGGTGGTGAACTGGATGTTGACCGAGCGATCGTTGACCAGCAAGGTGAGGCGGCCCGTGCTTCTCACGAATTGATGAAGGTGAAAGCACTTGCACTAGCATGGACACGCAACTTTATCAAAGGCGACTCCCGCACCAATCCTCGTGTATTCGATGGTTTGCAGGTTCGGGTAACGGGTTCTCAGTTAATTGAGAATACTGCCGCTGGTGGCCCGCTGAGCCTCATCAAACTAGATGAGGTCATTGATCAGGTTGACGGAGCAACGCACCTGGCAATGAGCAAGTCTATGCGCCGATTGCTGACGGCTGCGGCTCGTGACCCACAGGTGAGTGGACACATCAATTACGAGCAAAATCAGTTTGGTCAAAAAGTCATGTACTACCAGGGTTTGCGAATCCTAATTCTAGACTATGACAACACCGGCGCGGACATCATGCCTTGGAACGAGGCTAGCGGTGACAGCAGCGCTCTAGATTGCAGCTCAATCTATTGCCTCAGCTTTGGCGAAATGATGGTTTCTGGCATTCAGGGCAAGGTCAACGGGCGCTACGGCATTCAAGTGAAGGACATGGGCGAACTGCAAGAGAAGCCCGCTTTCAGAACTCGCGTGGAGTGGGATAACGCGATCACCGTTAAGCACGGACGCTCTGTTGCCCGTTTGCGCGGTATCAAGAACGCTCCTGTTGTGGCGTAAGAGGTTTTGCCTCGTCCCACCTCGACTGACCTCTTCACACCTCTTTTGACCTCTTGAAAACTCGTTTAACGAGGAGAACCTAACTCATGTCCCGTTCAACTATTGCGAACCGTCGCTCGGCTCAGTTTGATAAGGAGCTGGAGCTGCGGGATTACTCCAAAGTCGCTCTGGCTGCGTCTGCACCGGAGGCGGCGATCGCCTTCCCTGCTACGAAGCAAATGACTTATCGCTGCATTGTCAATGTAGGCAGCCACACAGGTTATGTCGCTGGCACTGCTCAGTGGAATATTGCCGTTGAAGCGTCTGCCGATAACGTCAGCTTTAAACCTGTTGGCTCTGTCGCCACAACTGGGGCGATCGCCGGTCTTGAGATTGCTTTATCTGGCTCGTCTGTTGAGAGTGTGGTTCCGAACGCTGCTTACATTCGCGTTACCGCCACCAAAGTAGGCGCACCTGGAAACCTAACTTATGGCGCATTTTTAGCGCTGTCCTGACATGAAACAGGCAGATCCATTTCGCATTTATCGCGGCGGCGAATCTCGCATGGTTCATGGGGTGGACTTCCCGGCTTGGGAAGCCCAGGGTTGGAGCCGTGAGCCTCAAGCAAGTGCAGAGGAATCTATCAATGCCCAGTCTGATGATGTGGCTCAAAATGCTGGCAAGGAAGTTGTTGAGACAACTGCTGAAACAGCTAATCCGGTGGGGACTGAAGCAAGCGCTGAGGAAGACACTGAGGCACCTCAAACGCAACGTCGCACCCGCCGCACCTCCCCAACCTCTAACCCCTAACCTCCAAAAATGATCCCTGCCAACCTCAACCTATTCATTCCGCAGGGCGCAGATTGCAGCCTGACTATCACTGTGCTTCAAGGAGAGCCAATGAAAGCTGCGACAGATGTCGCAGCAGATTCACTCTCAATTCCCCTTGTGAAACCTATAACGGCTGCTCTGCCCCTCGGAACTCGGTTGATGTTTGGGGAGGCGATCGCCGAGCTTTCTGCACCTGCACCAATCGGCACTAAAGCATTGCCTATTACTGGGCTGCTATTACCGATTTCCAGGAATGCGATCGGACAAATCGTAGCTGATCTAACTGGCTGCTCTGCCCGTTCGCAAATCAAGCGGAAACCTGGTACTCCGGCGATCGCCATCTTTACTCCCTGGTTCGACCCAGACCCGCTCACGGGGCTATTCAGCCTGTCTCTGACCAATCAACAAACCAGCGCCCTACCTGCCAACTTGCCTCCCGGCACATCGTTGACGGAAGAGGAGTTGCAGGAGCGCAGACCACAGCCCACAGACTATTTTTGGGACGTGGAATTGGTTTACCCCAATGCCAAAGTTGAACGCCCTATGAATGGGTTGGTGCTGGTTAGCGCTGAGGTGACAACGCCTCTGATACCCCCCGAACCGGAAGAGGCAATAGCTCCATGACTTACTCAATTCGCCAAGCCACGACTGTAGTGGTGAAGCCTGTCACCGTGAATGCGGTGGTGAGTCAGCCGAGCCAAGTAACTGCGGTGAGGGTGAATGCAGGCTTGCCCGGTCGTTCTGGTTCGGGGGGTGGAAGCATCAAGATCCCATTTTCTTGGGGTGACGCTTCGCCAAAAGCGGTTTATGAGGTGGAAGGGAACGGCACCGTCTTCAGAGCTTCAATTGTGATTCAGACTCCATTTGACGGAGTTGGAGCATCGCTGAGATTGGGAGATGGCGAAGTGGGCGATCGCCTAATTCGAGCCGATCAAAACCTTCCGTCTCAAGCTGGAGAGTACGCCACTAGCCCAGGCATCACTTATATGACATCAACCTTCATCCTGCTAGAAATCACGCCAGGAGAAGGCAATCAAGGTTCAGGATTTGTTCTTCTGGAGATTTAACAATGGGAATTTGGCAAGACTTTGTAGGAACAACAGAAGCCTTATTCAGAGTTGGTCTGACAGGTTTCTCGCTCAAAAACAACGGTGGCAACGTCGTTGTCCGCAACTCAGGCGACACAGCCGATGCAGAACTGACAGCTTCTCAGGTCAAAGTGAGTGGCGACAGCATTGTAATCAACAGTGACGCAGCTAATGCTGGCAACGATCGGAGCCTCACCTTGCAACGGGCAACTTCAGGTATGACGGGAGCCTTAACAGTCATCCTTCCAGCACTGACAGGAGCTGACGGACAGGTGTTGGCTAAGAAGGCCGGCTCGCCTGCTGGAGTGCTTGAGCTTGAACTCATCTCAGCAGCTAACACGGCTTTGAACACTGCCAATGACACGACAGCTTTGGCGTTTGGTTCTGCTGCAACCGTGCCTATGTTCACGTTGCCAGCGAACGCAATTATTCAAAGCGTCGAAACGGTTGTAGACGTGACGTTCAACGGCACCCCTTCAATCAGCGTTGGCATCAGCGGCAACGCTAGCAAGTATGTTGCTTCGACTCAAGTTGATCTCAAGGCAGCTGCAAGAACATCGTTTGTGGTTCACCCCGCCATTGCTCCAAGCGCTAACCCTGAGAACCTTGAGATTGCCTACTCAGCCGGGGGAGCAACCGCTGGAGCGGCACGGGTGATTGTCGCTTACACAATCCCAGCCTAGTGAGCGTGTAACTCATGTTCTTTACCGACCTGATAGGGATCTTTGCCAATAGCCTACAGCTAGGCTTTGGTGGGGCAAGAGTTAAGAGCAACGGTGGCGCGATCGAGGCTCGGAATGCTGCTGACTCTGCCCTAGCTCCAGTTGTCGCTGACTCCTACAGGTATCTGCCGATCGTTCAACCTGCGACTCCCGCCAGTGGCATCGTTGAGTTTGCTGAACTGTCTAACGGCTTGCTGCGACTCAAAACCATTGACTCTACTGGCTTCATCACCGTTGACGGTCGGGACGTTACATTAATTGTTCGCAACACAACCGCTGCAACTATCAACAAGGGTCAACCTGTCTATAGAACGGGTGCAAGCGGGGGAGTCCCAACGGTTGGGCTAGCACAAGCAAATGCCTTGACGACCGCTCCAGCATTAGGACTGGCGGCTGAGACGATCGCTGCCAATGGGTTTGGGCGGATCATGATTCTGGGATTGCTGGAAGGGGTCAACACTTTGGGCATGACCGAGGGAGGCACCGCTTACCTCAGTTCAACAACAGCGGGAGCCTTGACCACGACCAAGCCGAGTTTTCCAACCCTGCAACAACGCTTAGGCTCGGTGGTAACAGTCAGTAATGGCATGGGTCGAGTCCAGGTCAGAATCCAAGGACTCGACAATGAGGAAGAGGGTTCGATCAACCCGTCCTGGCATATTGGCAATAACACCGCAGGTGTCAAATCTCTGCAATATCACAACGGCTTCACGCAGTCGCTCAACGCAAACCCGACTGCGAACCGGACAAATACCCTGCCCAACAAGGACGGAACACTCGCAACGTTGTCGGACGCGATCGCCCCTATCACCTCCAGCGATTTTTTGACCTGGCACGAGGGGCACGTTACAGCGGTTGCGCCCACAACATATCGAACTATTTTCTCGCTGACGGGAGCCGTCGATCTAGTTGGAGGTGCAATCTACAGTGCTGCACCTGGCTTCCGTCTGACAATCGACGGAAGCCAGGTAATCAACCGTACTGTCATTTCCGCTGGAAGAGTTGGGACATCGGGCATGGGGGAACCTTTTGGAGTCATAGCTATCCCTCCTGCAAGAGCAGCATTCACAATGATTTTGGAACTTTATAACACCTCTGGGGCGATCCGCGACTTCGGTTGGAAGGTAGTGACACGATGAGTTATCACATTGTTCGAGTCCTGAATGGGCAAGTGATTGGCACCCTTTCTCCTGTCAGCGACCCTGAAGCCTACCAGTGGGATGAAAGTGAGGTAGTTGAAGTTTTTGACAATCAGGAAGCGTTTGATGTTCGGCTAGAGCAACTACGGCAAGCCGCAGAGCCAAAGCCTGAAGACTTGCCGAGGTGGGATGACTTCCAAAATCTCATGTTGATGAACAGCAACTATCTAAGGATTGTTGGAGCCAGCTCAGCTACGCTTGTCTACAACTCCACACTGATTTGGATTTTAGGGGAGATCGGGAAGCATCCCGAACGACTCCCACACTTGATAAACGTGTGGAACGCGATCGCTTACATCGCACGGCCGACCCCTGAAGAAATCGAATCGCTCAACAAGGTTTGTGTGGCGACAAACATGCGGTTCTGGTTGAACGAGCGCGGCTTTATGGTTGCCGTTTAGCCTGCAACTGACGTTCAATTTTGTCGATCTTCCGCTCTAGGGCGTTTACCTTACGGCGACGTTCTAGCCGCTCCTGCCACTCCTGATATTGAGGGTCAGCTTCAGTGCCCAAATGCAAGCGCTTAACGGGTTTGCCATCCTTCTCAAAGATGGCTTTCTCAGCCCTGATGCGCTTGTAGATAAATGGTTTTTTCTCACCTGAAGCCAGTTTTTTGTAGGTGGTGTAGTTTTCCATCCAACAGCCCGTGGGAGCGATCGCCCCTTCCCGCCGAACCTTATCCAACTCGGCTAGCAGATCCCGGCGCTGGTTCTCAAGTTTGGGATCAGAATTTTTTACTTTTGAATACCCCTCTTCTAGTGACTTTCTAAACTTGTCATTTTCAACCTTTAAGGCAAATAGAGATTCAGTTGTAGCCCTTGCGTGGAGCCGGAGCGAGCTTCGAGGATAGGCAAAGTGTAGCCCATCATAAACAATCTCAACTTCAAAAGTTGGGAGTATGCGCGAGACGATGACAACCTTTTCATACAGGTCATCATCTGCCACAACTTGAACCCAGTCCCCAGGCTCTAATGTGACTGTTAAAGACTCATCTTGAAATGGCTTGATGGGTTGAATGTAGGGATCTGGTTCGGGGGGTATCGTTTCTTCCTCAAAGGGTTCTCTGAGAGAAAGATAGCGAGCAAGGCTACAGCGAGGGGCTGGTTCGTGAATTAGTTTAATGCGGTCTGGGTGAACGCAATCCCAAGCTTTTACTCCATTTGAGATCTCTCGGTCAAAGTGGATGTGTTCAATTGGGATGCCCTCACGGTCATAACGGTTGCGCTCTCGCACAACGCCTTGAACAGTAATCCAACAACTGAGCCCTTCAGCATCAAAACCTATAATCTCTGCCTCAATTGAGTCACCCGCTTTCAGTTCGGGGGGTATGGGTGCCACATATAGGGAATCACTCTGCTGGTCATCACCAGCCGCCGAGCTTGCAGCCGGTAGAGGTACTTTCTCGCCATCCCCTGCGAGATTTGGAGTTTCTCGGCGATCGCCTTCGTCGTCAGTCCTGGGTTGCTCTGAACCAATTTGAGAATGTTTGCGCCCGGAGGTGTTGTCTCTACGGGTTGTCGCTTGTGTCGTGGAACTCCCATTAGCCTGTATGCATGTGTGCTTGTCTACAACCTTAAGTAGCGCAGTAGCACCCCAATTGCCCTCAGCCACATCGCCGTCAAATGTGACTAGCACAGGAGTTTTGCGGTCTTTTCTGAAGCCTGTAACTCTGCCGTATCGGCTGCCAGGTCGGTGCGCCGGGGTGATGCGATCGCCTACTGCCAACTCCTCAACAGATACGGGAACGAACTGCAAATCGGATTCAGGCTGGGGCTTTCGCTGGCTCAGCCAAAGCACTTTTCCCAGCCTTGCCTGCTGGTAGGTGCCCAGTTTTTCAAGCTCGATTCTGATCGTCTCTGAGATAGCGATCGCCTGCTCCTGCAACTGCTGAAGCCGTTGCCACGCCGCGTCGTCGGGGCAACAGAACTTTCCTTGCTGGCTGGTAGGCTGCTCATAGGTGCCCTGCTGAAGCCGCATCATCACAGCAGAGTGTTTGACGATGGGGTAGCGCTCGACCCTAGAGACACCCCACCAGCCCAGATAGTTCGGGACACCCCACGAGGGTGAATCCGGGTCTTCAGCCAGAATTACCGTCGGCGTGAGTGGGTTAGGAGCCTTCTTCAGTCCGCCCGCTTCTTTCAGCCGGGTTGAGTAGGCTCCGAGGCTGCGGAGATGTTTGGCGATCGCCTCCAGTGCTGCCTGAAACTCACCGTGCAACCGCACCGCCGTTGCCCATGACTGCTCCTCGGGCAGGCAGTAGACGAAACTGTGATCAGCGTTGAATTCTGGCTTGTTGTATGTGACTCGCTTGGGGTACATATCAACAGACACCCCCCGAACCAAGCGCACTGATTGCGGCGTGGCATAGCCGACAGGAAGACGTTCTATCACTGGAGCTTGGTAGGGGTCGAGGCGATCGCCAATCACCAGGCAGTGAGAGACAACTGGCTTAACCTTTCCTGGCTTGATGGGTAGGGCAAGCTGGTCGCCTTCGTAAGGAATTACTCTGCACGTCACCATAAAATCACTCCTCCTTTGCCCGTCGCATGGTGAGGCTGATGCGTCCGGGAGACTGCATTTCAAGATCTGCGGGGCAGGTGTTTGGCAAGATTTCAGTGATGCCGTGATATGCCAACCGTGAATGACCACTCATCACTAACAAGTCACCAGACCGCAGCTCAATGTCTTTGTAGGGCGGGTCACGGTGGGCCACATTGCCCAAGCGAAACATGCCACTGTCGCCCAGGCTGACGGTGACAATCGGGCTACCTGCGTCGATTAGCGGCTGATCTTCGCTCTTGTCTTGATGTAGCCCCAAACTAGAGCCGAGAGGAAACATATTGACAATGCCCGTGTCAGGCGTGAACGGCAGGTATCGTTGCAGATTGGTGTCGATTAGCGCCTGCACCGCCATGAGGATAAACTCGCCAGGAACAGGCACTCGCGCTTCGTAGTACTCGTAGGGTCGCCATTGAAGCCCGATGCAGGCGATCGGGTGCTTCATGGGCGTTCCGTTGAGCATCTTGGGTGTGTACCACCCTTTTCTGGTGCAGTGCCTCAGCAGAGTCAGCACGGCGTTTTGCTGGTCGATTGGCAGCCAATCTGGGACGTGCCACACGCCGGGAGCTATCTGCTCCTGTGAGCGGGGAATCAGGTCAAGCTGATTCATGGCGATCGCCCCCTTCAAACAATTCTTCTAATTGCCGTCGCTGACGAAAACCTTGAAATTCAGCAATCATCGGATAGGCTTCTTCTACACTGATGCCGATTCGCTCCATCAGAAACCAGCGGAAATAGGCATCGCTCTCGGCCGCTTCAGCGGTTTCAATCAACCCAATGGCGTGATTGAGTGCCTGTACTGTTTCCCACTGGCACTTTTCGCCATACCAAAACACGTTGATTAAAGCCTTGCGGGTTTTCAGTCCAAAAATGACTTCAATCCCTTCGATTAGGGGCGATCGCCCTTCTTTAAGAAACTCGCGCAAGTGAGCAGATGTCACGAGCGCTTCATTTTCTGCCTGCGCTAAGTGCTGCGAATAGCTAATACCAAAGCCTTTTGGCGGTTGCTGCTGAGCCGAAGATCTGTACATTTGAACAAATCCTTTGACAATTGCAGCTTCTCCTTCGGCATAACCGATAGCCTGAAATATTGCTTGCGCTCTAGCTCTAGCCTCAGTCAAAGAGAGCAGCCCATTTTGCTGATTAAGCTGCCAGTAGATTGCCGGTTGGTAATTGTCAGCCCTAAACCAAGCATTGGTGAATATGATATTCGGCTCAATGTCCGGCATCAGTGGAAGTGAGTCAGTCATTGGCGATCGCCCCCTCTCACCAAAATCTCAGGGATTTCTGCCCAGCCAAGTATTTCAAAATCTCCGTCTAACTCAGTAAAGCAATCGCCACACCAGTTCCAACCCACAAGTTGCCACTTGTCGTCACCTGTATTCGCAAGATTGTTGAATCCAATCGTTGTGAAAATTTCTTCATCTTCCAGGCGATGCTCGCAGTCCTCGGTAACTTTGACTCGCAGGAGCAGGAGACTGCCATCTTTAGGGGCATTGTGCGGATATTCCTTAACCATTACGATCGCCTCCCTCTACATCTTTAGGGCGTATTTTGCTGGCTACTTCTAACGCATCTTGAAGAGATCGGGGCTGAGCTTCAAGAACCGCTGCAAGCTGCCTTCCTGCCATAGCTGCAAAACCTGCTTGCTCATCCGTTTGCCCATAAGTGACAATGTTGAGATTGTGTCCTTGCTCATCTGGTTTGGGGAACCGAGCTATCAAAACCAATTCACCTGCCCCGTACTCTTCAGCAATTCTTTTTAGTGCTTCAACAGGTATTTTCTTCACTGGCGATCGCCTCCACCTTTACTCACTCGCTGTCTTTGCCAACTTAAGAACAAGTCCATGACTTCCTGAGCTTCCTCGGCTGAACAATGTACGGCTGCAACAATGCCATCGCAGCCAGGGCGAATCTCTAAATGACCTTGCCTGACCTCACCCGGCTTAAGCCCTAACCCGTTACCAGGCGGAAACATGGGGATGAGCAGCGGCATTCCAGCTTCACTTGCTGCCTTGTGCAACACCTCAGCGGAGGTTGCTATAGGGTTGTTGCCCTGTTTTCCAAAACCTTTACTCATTAGCGATCGCCTCATTAATACTTGTCTGCTCCGCTTCCAATGCCTGGGTGTAGGCATCTAGAAGGGCAAGTGCCGCTTCAACATCCGAGCTCATGAAAGGCTCTACATCATCTGCCCGATACAACATTGCAGTCCACACAGGAGAACCATCTGCACTGTGGCGACTCAACTCCAGAATCAAAACCCAGTCAGGTCTAGCAGCGATCGCCTCCTGAAGACACCACTGGAGATGCTCATACTTTTCCAGTTCTGCCCATTCGTTAAAAATCTCCAGCATCAGACACCTCCAGAGACACACGAATTAGCTGCCCTGACTCATAGCGCACTTCCCAATGTGGGTTTTGGTCTACTAGCCACTTCACCTGGTTAGGGTCAGCCGGGTAAGTCGGGCCGCCCTTGAGCCGACGCTCCAGTGCAGCAAACAAGTCCTCTAACCGATTCTCGTCATAAAGTCTGTTGAGGTTTTGACTTGCCTGCTGCCACTCCTCAAGCTGGCGGTCACGGAGTGCTGCATCAGGAGTTTTTCCAGGTTTAACTTTGGATGGGGACTTCTTTAGTCCTGATTCAATTTCATACTCTTCATAAAACCTAGAACCATCGTTTTGAATCTTGGTAAGAGCGTAGTCTTCTATCGAATCAATTTTTTTTCTTTGGGATTTGACTCTGCGGGTGCTGTAGTCCTCTGTACGTTTGAGCATGTAGTTCCAGAACTCTGGAAGATCTTTTTGTAGAGACTCAATGGTGGCCGCACTCCATTGATAAGAGGTGGTATCAACAGAACGGGAAATACTCTTTGTTCCTTCTGGCTCGGAATTTGAAGTTTTTTTAACACCTTTCTCTCTCTCAGTTTTTAAACCGATCTGATTTAAAGATCTAGAAAGATCTATAGGAGAGCCGGAGTCCTTGCTGCTACTGACTTCTAGAGGTTGAGGTGTCAAATTTAGCTGACAAAGTGTCAAATCCTCTGTAGAAGAGTCGGCTTTTTTTGACACCGTGTCAGAAGAGTTTGACACTTGATCATCATCAGGGGTGTCAAATTTTTTTGACACCTGTCGGGATTTTTTGACACTTAAGTTTCGTCCTCTCCATTTCTCAATCCTGAAACTCCAAAGTCCAGCAGACTCAATTTCTGCTTGGGCTGTGTTGATGCTTTGCCTGGTAACACCAAGCCTTAGAGCAAGCTCTCCTTGGTTTGGCATATCAATGTAGCGATCGCCAAATGGATATAGTGCATTCAGGTAATTGAGCAACCGGTATGAGGTTTTAGATAGGTTCGCGTCCGTTGCCTTAATCAATGCCTCACAAAGATTTTGGCAATACAATTCAGCTTCAATTACTGCCTGTTCTTGCGCCTTGAAATCCTCTAAAACGGTTTCTTCCCACGCCTGTTTATCTGCCTCGGAGCTAAACTTTCTAGGCATCGCTGCTCACCTCCTCAAAGGTGACAGCAACATCTAGAACATCTTGTTCCGACAGGACTAGTTGATTGGTCAGCTTTAATTCATGTGTCATAATTGAAGCAAGTATTCGATAAACAACAAAACCCCGAACTGTTGACGCAGTTGCGGGGTTATTTTTTTGCCAAAGCCTTAGATTCAAGGACTTCCGCAATCAATTCCTTGAGTAAGGAATCTTTGTATTGTTGCCATTCACCTCTGGGGTTTAACCATTCGGCTTTGACAATTTGTGCGATCGCATATCCCGCACTCTGCAAGTCTTCCAAAGCATCTTCCAGGTATCTGTAATTGCCTCTAAGCTGCTGTGGATTGCTCCACAAAGCAGACCTTAAAAGCAACCGAAATTCAGTTGGTTGGATGTCTGGAAGCGTGTGCATAGTGCGGAAATGATGAGGTGAATAAAGTGAGCTTTATATCCACTTGCGATCTCAACGAGATCCCCGCAAGGGGTCGCTCGTTAACCCAACCAAGTTTTGAAACTCGGCGCGTTGAGCTTCGGGAATTTCAGATAAGATTGCGACTGCCCGACCTTGAAGCCTGCGGCAGTAGGAAGGCATCGCAGGATTCAGGGCCGCAAGCTTGCAATAGAAGCGGTAGCTATCCGCGTGGGCAGATAGCCAAGAGTTGGGTTTGACAGGCATTCGTCATCTCCCCAGCGCTTTGTAGACGACTTCAAACGCTGGTGGGGAAGATTCTGTCTGGTAGTAAAGTTTTAGGGATTGAAGCCACTCTAAGTCGAGCTTGGCGATCGCCGCTAACTTGGGCAGCAATGCCATAATTACAGCGTGATTTTCAGGAACGGGAAGCCGCTCATTCTCAAGCTTTGAGAGCCACACAAAATCAACTTGAAGTTGAGCTGCAAACTCTCTCTGAGAAAGCCTTAATTTCCTACGGGCATTTTTAAAAGTTCGGTTGATTGTAACGGCGTTTTGTGCCGAACAATCCTGACGAGCACCATCGTCAGGTGATACAAATAGAGTATCCATCGCAATTTTTTCCTTTTGCGTGTGGGTTTGCACAATGTGCCTGTCAGCTTGGGGAAGTAGGCGGCACAGCATTTTGAAGAGGGGCGACGCATTGGTAGTGCGATCGCCTCTCTGCTATTCAGGCATTGTCAGGCTGGGCTTTAAATTGCTTGAACCGTTCCAGCATTGCTTGAAGCTGTTCGGGGTCAAGGTTTTTTTCTGCCTCTGCCTGCATGAAGATAGCCAAGTCAATCCAATCCTGCATTGTTAATGCTTCGCCATACAAAGTCGGCGAAAGAGCGGATTGTGCTTTAGCCAGAATGTGTGTTTTATTCGAGACGTAAGGGCGTTTGGAAGTAGACACTTCTTGCCCAATGTTAAGAACTAGAGTTTGAGGCATGGTATTTTTTGCCGTATGAGTGTCTTAGACACCTTAGACACCTTAACAAAAAATAGACTATTTGGACACTTTAGACAAGAGTTGGGTAATCTTAAGTAAGATTCGGGAAATCAACGAAATGAAGATTGTTGCGGTAGATGTGTCTGAGGCGCAAATCACTTACACCCCGGAAGGGATTCAACGCTTGGCAAAGGCAATTAAAGCCACGCTGAAGCTGCGCGGCTGGTCAGAACGAGAACTTCATCGCCAGATGCAAGCCGCAGGTTCTACGATCGCCCTTGGCACAGTTAACCGCTATGCCAAAGGTCGTCCAATCAACCCTAAAAACGAGGTGCTAAGGGAAATTGCTCCGTTTATTTATCGGGTTGTCAGCATTGACGGAGATAGCGTTGAAGTTGATCCATCTCGAACTTATGCAGATGACTGGATTGCGTTTGCCAAGATCGGCTCAACTGAGTTTTCTAACTCGAATTCCCATTGAGTCAATAGCCAGGTGCGTATCTGGCACTTCAACATCTTCAATTAGCGCTGCTAACTCCAAAAAATCTTGGTCTACGAAATCTTTTCCCGCTTCAACTGCTTCGTTTGCCGTTTGGTAGGTCGCCCAGTCTGTATAGGACTGGAAATCATCGGGGGAGAAGCAATGTGCTTCGTATCCTTGGCAAATGGGTACAGCGAAGATTAACCAGCCTCGATACAGTATGAACACGCAAACCTGATGGAGATACCAGCGATCTTTTCTAGTTGTAGCTTGCAGCTTTAAGGTTTGACTCCGTGTTTTTGCGGGTTATTGGGTACGCGATAACCAACCTTCAAGAAGTTCCTGTACGACTTCTGAGATTTCCCTATCCTCTTGAAAGCAACGGATTTTCATGTCTGTATATACTTTTTTGGTGATATAAGCCGAAATTTGAACGTAATTAGGGTCTGACTTTTTTCCTCTAGGTCTACCCGGTTTGCGTCTCGGCTTATTCATTCGGTCTACACGTTGAACTCTTCAGCATTTCAGCGTGTCAGACTGTCAGCCCATTGGCTTATCGCGATTCTGAATTTCTAGACTTTCGCATACGCGAAAAATAAAAGCCCCACCAGTGGCGGGGCTTAAGCATCTACTGCTGTTAGTGTTCCCTCGGTCAAGTTTAGGAAGCGATCGCCTCCTGAACTTTGACTTCCTCCTTGCCCTGCATCTCTTTTGCGGTGGAGATGAACTCAGCCCGCATTTTGGGTGTGGGCTTTGTGGAGTAGGTGTTTAAGATTTTCTCAAGGCAGTGTTCGGCGTAGGACAGTTCTGAATCTTCACTGGGTGGCTCTAGCGGAAGTTCAGAAATCTGCTCGACCATTTCGATTCGCTTGCCATCATCCCAGCCCTGAGCTTCCAGGAACTTACCAATGGTGCGGTTGCGGGAGTTGGCTTTCTGGAAGTTTTTGAAGCGGGGCACGCCGCGTCTGCGTCCTCGTTTTGGCGAGGCAGTTTCAGTTTCTTCGGCTTGCAGTTCGGGGGGTGTCTCAACTTTGCCATTCGTAGCGATTGGCGCAGCGGTCTCTCCTAAGCCCATCAGCATCGCCTTCTGTTGGGCAATGATTTGCTGAGTCTGAGTTTGAACCCAATAATCAACCCAGGCGGCGATCGCCTCTTCTGTGGCTTTGTAGCTGCCTGTGTCGGGGTCGAAAGCAACGAGCTGCCCCAAGGATTGAATTTGAGCTGCAATTTGTTCAAGCGGCTGGTGGCTGCGCTCTGCGTAGGGGGCTAGAGTTTTGAGAGTCGGGATGGTTAACGGTATTGCTGATTGAACTGTCTTAGACGTATTAGACGGAGCAGGGGCGATCGCCTGTTGGTCCTGAAGAGTTGCTGTTGCCATATTTACAAGTTCCAAACTTTTGATTTCTAGTTTAAGTGGATCTTGCAAAACTAGTTCAGGCAGGCGGGTAGCAGCGCTATAAATCAGGTCGTTTTCGCAGTAAAAGGCAATCGAGCTAGCGGCGCAAATATACCAGGCTTGCAGGCGCAAATCGACCAGGTTAGCTTCAATTACTGCCCTGAATTCAGCGGAGAAAATAACAATCAAACCCCGGTCTAACCCACTGAGAAATAGAGAGCAACCTCCCAAAACTTTAGGAAACTCAGCCTGATATCGGGCAACTCGAAAGGTGTCGAGTTCTCCCAGGTCGAGCTGGTCTAGCTCTGGAGTAAAGTTTGGTTCGGGGGGTGTGGGTTCCATAGGTATGTGTGCGAACTGCGATCGCCCTATAGTTCCTACGGTATCTACAAGCCTGTCCTGGAGCCGTTTCGCCCTCCTAGCACGGCATCTCCTGTCCCGGGTTTGCGATTCTGACCTCCCAGCACAGCATCTCCAGCTTGGGGGTGAGGATCAAACATAGACGGACGATTATTCTGTTCGATCGCCTCCTTAAGCTGCCTCAAAAGCTTTTCCCCATGAACCGCTCGAAAATAGTGCAGTCCACCTAGTTGGTTGCGGTAGCGATGCAGCATTTTCTCTAAAAAGGCTAACTGCTTCTCTGTCAGCGACTTTTCCGGTTCCTCAATGGCGATCGCTGCCATGTGACGGGCAAATCGCTTCTCATAGCTCCCAGGCAGGAAAACGCAGCCTGCGAGAGCCTTTGATACTTCAAGCTGTGCTGGTGTCATGGCGATCGCTCCTCCAGTGCGCCCAGTCCAAAGGGGTAAAACCTTTGATATTCCAAACTAATGCAATACTGCATTGATGAAAACTGAGTTCGTAATCTAGCTGCTCTTCCACAGCGTAGGCAATGTTCTGTAGCCGTCTATCAAGCAATTCGTTTGCGGTGTCCCAGATAAATGGGTCTTCCAAAGAAATGTTCTGACCCTCAAGAATTGTCTTTTGCTCATAGATTGCAGATGCCAAAGCTGCAATGGCGTTTTTATATTGTGGACTCCAATCAGTCATAGGCGATCGCCCAAAGTATTCGAACTGGAGACCTAAACACCAATCTAATTCGCTTGCTGTCTACAATTCTCCCAATAGACTTGAGCAGCAAGGTTGCATTCTAAAATTTTTTGAGGATCTATCATGCAAGGTGGAGATACAGCTAGGTGGGAAACGTGGAGCTTCAACACAGGACTACTCAGCCCATCCATACCAACTTTTTCAAAAAAAATCTTCTTCCGAATACACCACTCATTTAATTTGACTATAGTTTCAAGGTCTTGCAGTCTAGTTGACCAGTAGTATGCAAGAGCATGAGGTCTTGGAAATCCATTTTGTTGATCCACAAATTTCATGGTTTCAATCATCGGAATTCCTGTGCCGGTATGTAGAAAGTCGTTTAGGAGTCGATGGACAAGAGCATACGCTTCTGGATCAAGGGTTGCTGCATGTCTTTCGAGAATATGTTCCGCTCTAGAACGAAACTCCTTGTCGTTCTGTTCCAACCATTTCCACCAGGTTCGAGGCGGAGCAACATTTGGTTGACTATCTAAGTCAAGACACATTCTTATTGCATCAATTGATTCCAGGGAAAATAACTGTTCTACCGTTAACGGTGGTGGTGTTTGCGGGACGTGACGGTTAGAAGGGTCGTTCCATAGAGCGATTAGCAACGGTGGAAGGGTTTGAGGAACAGATTCATAGAAAGCACTGTTCCAAAATCTAATGATTAATCCGACCAGTCTTGCCACATCTTCATAGGCGGCAACTTGAAGTGGCAGTGTCCTGCGTTGCTCTTGTCGCCGAATTAACTGATCCACAAAAACGATCGTTACGACAATACCCATTACCTCAGTGAATGCGTTTAACCCAAACTCTGACCATCCTGGGACACCTATCTTCCAAATCAGAAGACAGATAGTAGCTAGGACTATAAGCGGAACTGTCAGTTCACGGGTTTCTACAATTGGTGTCGCAAGAAGTTTTAGCCAGTCTTTAACGCTCAACAATGTGTGCCTCAAAAACCTTCTGAGCATGTGTAGAGCCTTGCTTTATAGTAGATATTCCTTTGATTTTAGCTAAGTAGCATTCAGCCTGTATTGATTCTGATGAAGGATGCAAAATGGCTAACTTATTCATGTTTTGCCATTATGTTCAACCTTCTCGTACCAGTCATTGACTAAATCAATCCAGCTAGCAGGTCAGTCATCTCCCCTTGAGCATTCTTGCGGTTGTCATCATACTTAAGCAGCGTGTCTAGGTTGGAATGTCGGCTCAACTTTTGCACCGATCTAACATTGCCATCGCTCTGGTCTAGGGCTGCTGTGATACCGCTGTGGCGGCACCGGTGCGGCGAGAAAATCTTCTTAATGCCTGCCTTCTCTGCAAACTCATACCTGACCAAGTAATACAATCCATCGCCAGTTAACCGATGTCCAAAGTGGGCACGGTCAACGGCAATAAATAGCGGTGAGCGAGGTTCATAGGGGCTGCGTTCCTGACGTGCTTCTAGCCAGTCGGCGATCGCCTCAGAACCTAAACTGCTAATTGAAATCTTCTCTTTCTGAGTTCCCTTGCCCTTACCCAGAATGGATAGACTGCGGGTGTCTGGGTCAAAGTCGCCCGTGTCAGCAGCGCAGATTTCATTGCGGCGCAGAACGTTGTCCCACAGCAGCCGAAGCAATGCATAATCTCGCTTGCCTTTGAGGGTAGAGCGATCAGGAATTTCAAACAGACGCTTGAATGCATCAGACTCAATGCCTGTAGTATCTCGATAAGACGTGACCTTTTCAGATTGAACTTCTTCTAAGCTCCAACTGCATTTTCCAATCTTCTGAGCATACTTGACCAACGCTTTAACCGCTGAGATACGAGTATTCACAGTCGATTCAGCTTTACCTTGCTCCATCAGATGGGCTTTGTACCCTAGAACAAGTTGAATGGCAGTGAATCGCTCAAGCTTCAGAAATTGCTCAATCAGTTGCGGTGAGGGTTCTTGGTTAGCAATGTGTTGAAAGAACATCGCCAGCCCCTTAGCGTAGGTGCGGCGAGTGTTAGGGCTGCGTTTATCCCTTAGCAATTCCTCCATAATGTCTCGGTCAACAATCTGGATGAAGGGACTTGAAGCAGCAGTTTTAACTAAATTCGTTGCCACGTCAGGAGGCTCCATAAGTACTGGTAGTACTAAAGTTCCACCATGCCGCAAGTTGATGTTAAAGTCTAGCTACTGATAATAAAAGTTTCCGGTAGCTAAAATCAGCCATGTCTCAAGTTGTACTCTGCGACCTCTGCGGCAAGTCCTGTCAGAGGTGATGTGTTCTGTGATATCTGCCAAGCTTCCTGCTACGAGAAACATCGGAAGTTTCAATCCCAGTGGAAGACTTCGGATGATTCAACAACTGAGACTGAGGTGTGCGATCGCTGTGTTAGGTCAAGGTTAAAGCCGCTAATCAAGCTTGAAACGGTGGCTGCTGTAAATGGCGATCGCCCAAAGCTGTTCAAAGGTTACTACAAGGCCTTTAGCCTGCCAAGCTCCTTAGAACTTTGCACTCAAACAGATAATTCTCAAATGCATACCTCTATGAACAGGTTGAGGCGGCACAACGGCGACATTCACCGGCTGCCAGCAACCTTTCAATCCTAGCCGATCGCTCTCCACAGTCCGGTGCAATGAAGGGTTAGGATGCGGCAATTCACCAAACTACATTTGGTCATACCCTGAAATGCCCTTCCTCTTACAAAACTGTACTGGATGCAGCAAGTATTCCCGTAACTCCGGATCTTCGTTGATGTCTGTGAAACCCTTGATAATTTTGATGTGTGGAAGCGCAGCAACAACATCCTCAAAGACAGCGTTAGCCTCACGGTTGAAGGCAATGCATACCTGTTGCTGCCAAAGAGAAGGGAGCATTTGATACACGGGATTAAGATATGAGGAGTACCAGCTACCAAGATTTGTAATCTTCTGTATAAGCTCCTCAGATAAACCGAGTTTTTTTATGTCTTCAAGATTCAAGTAATGATTCCGTTCTTTATCAATCAACTCGCAAGAATAGTCATAGAGAGAGAACGTCAAGGTTTTATGTTCTTTCACGTAGCTTCTGGTTCTAAACAGAGGTATCAGAATTTTAACCTTCAAGACTATTCTTCTTACCAGGACACAGCAGCCTAACGATCGCGTTCAGCGGCTGCAAATAATATCGAACTCAGCACCAAAAGCTGTCCTCATTCCGTTGCAACGCACTGGTTAGGTTGCATTCCTCTGCCCCTGCTTGAGAACCCACAACAACCCTGTTCCTTGAATCATGCCTGCTACTATTCCTCCTCTAATAGCAGCCCGCAGCCAATCAGAGCTCTCAGGAATTGTGGGATTATTAAAGAAGGCTGGTGATGCCAAAATTTGGATTAGCAGAAAGCTAGGAAGGCTGATACTGGCAGCAAGAGAGTCGATAACAATTAGCAACTGCGCTTGGCGATACCTCCTAAGTACAAGGTATTGCCCACAGCCAAGCAAAGCACCACTGACAGCGTAGCCAATGCTGAGATTCAACTGTAAAGGTAGGGGTTCGGCAAACAGAAAAACACTGGACAATACAAACCCCAACCAGAGACATAAAACGCCCCCAAGAGCTGTAACAGGAATCCACCAGACTGCTTGTCTTAATCTTTGACGAAGGACGAACCATTGCAAAATACCTAGCAGAAGCGATCCGGTAAAAATGCAGTGACGCAGATCAGAAAGGGGCAAGTTCAGGCTTGCATAGACGGGTAAGACAAAGCCCAACAAGGTTGTAATTACCCACAGAACTAAAAAGTACCAATAAGGGCGTTGCCTAACCATATATCGCGCCTAGTTAAAAGCAATTGCTGAACAACAACTTCTGCGACCTAACGGCAGAGTTGAACGGCGGCAACCAACTTCTGCATCATAAACGATCGCCCCTGCTCCGCCGTTCCAACGCAGTGTTCGACCATATTCAACAGGTTTGAGTTGATTTTACTTGCTTTCACTGATTGGTGTTCTTACAGAATTGGGTAGAGTTTTAAGCATAATTCAGTAGCAGGATTAACATCAATGCCTCGTGTCAAATGGTTGCTTCTAGGGCTATCTGGTCTCCTGTTAATTGGGTGTTGGCAGATGACTAACACCAATTATGGAAGATTGGAAGCTTTACTTGCTGCCCATCAGTGGCAGGAAGCTGACCAGCAGACGACTGATATCATCTTGAGAGAGTCTAATTGGGGAATCTCCACCTGGAAGATGTGGGGAGTCGCCCTACTATCAGGCAAGCTCACGGGTTGGTATGAACCCATCAAACAGTATCCCTGTCATGACCTCGAAATACTTGACAATCTCTGGTTAAAGCACAGTGATGGGCGATTTGGGCTGAGTGTTCAGCAGCAGATCTTTAAACGTATTGCTACACAATCTAACGATGAGTTTAGAACCTATGATGCCTTTATGGATGAGGTGGCTTGGGATCAACCTGATCGTTCAAGCAGCACCCCCATCGGGCATTTTCCATCAGAGGATTGGGTTCAAGCTACAACTTACGGTAAAGGAGAACCTTGGATGCTCAGTGCAGTGTATATGTACGATCGCATCGAAGAATGCCAGATATCTCAGCCATCTTCGATGAGTCAAACAGATAATGCTAGTAAACCGCCCCAGAGATAACCTTGCGGTCGAACTATTAATTAGACGGAACGATTCTGCCGATCCACCCAGCTTCGGAGAATAGGCAGAATAATTCTGTATATCACTCCAAAACAGGTGGATCGACAGAATGATTCTACATAATAGACTGATTTGGGTGGATCTGCAGAATCGTTCCAAATGGAATCAATTCAGTGGAATACAGACCACGAACGTAGGCAAACCTGAAAACCTAAGTCTGGGTAAGGGGAGGTCTGGCAGGGTTAAAGCAACTGAACCGTCATTTGCCTGCAAGAAGCACTTGAAGCTTCAGTCTCAGTGGAAAACTTTAGATGACTCGACAACTGAAATCAAGGTACGCGCTCGCCCCCTCAACCAAATCCTTTTTTCTTATTCTTGCCCCTACCCTTCTTCTTAAAATCAATCGTCTCAAACGGAGCTGCTCCTAAACTCGGCTTCTGCCAGCCGTCCAGATCCCAAATCTTATAGAACGGAGTATGCTCAATGTCCAGACGTTGGCTGATGGCTTGAGTTAAAGCTTCCAGGTTCTGAAACATTAAACCTGCGATGTCACGTAGAGAATAAGCCAGATGAATGCTAGCCTCTGACCGCTCCGGCTCTGCTGACTTGGCACGGAACCTAAACCCTTGCTCCTCAATTGAGATCATTGACCACTTAGGGAAGTTCAGTTTGAACTCTGCATGAGTGGATGAAGCCAGCCCATAAAAAGCAGCGATGCCATACTTCTTACAAATCGCATCAATCTCGGCGGCAGCTTCTTTGAGTTTGGGATCTGACTGAGGAAGATTCTCCAATGGGTCACTCATCATCACTCCTCGAGTCTTTAACTTGGCGAACTGCATCATTAAAAATTTCAGTTCCAGTTCGGGGGAAACTCATTTCTTGAAGTGGAAACCAGCCTGACCACTTTGCCTCTAAACTGGCAAGCTGTGACGGGATTGCATCAGGATGCTCGGCGAGAAACAGAATGTGCTTAGTTGCAGCCTGCCACGCGACCTGAATAGCCGGTGGTAAGTCCTCCCAGTTGGGCATCGTCTCCCCCCGATAGTTTTTGTTTCCAACGCTGTGCCCATAGGCGCGATAGGCACTAGCTGCAATGATTGAATCTTGGCTCATAGTGAGTGCGGGAATTTTATGGTGCTACTTCTTTCTAGCGCACATGAGCATTTTATTTCCCATTCATGAGACGTTTCAGCAGACTCTTCAGGGGGAAGGGTTTTGGGCTGGAACACCAGTTGATTTCATTCGGCTATCTGGCTGCCCTGTGTCATGCCACTTTTGCGATACAGGTTATGCCGATGGCGGCAAAGATACCCCCCGAACCATGCGATCGCTCGACGAATTAATCGCTGAGCTAAAATCCCCGTTTGTGGTGATTTCTGGTGGTGAACCCTTCATCCATTCCAACCTGCCGGAGCTGGTCAAAGCCCTCGAGTTCAACGGTAAACGAGTGGCGATCGAAACCTCTGGAGCATTCTGGCAAGAGCTGCCCGAGTCAGTTTGGGTTACGGTTTCACCCAAGGAACACATCAGCCCTAAATATCCAGTTGATGAGCGCTGGTGGCGACGTGCCAACGAAATTAAGTTAGTCATTTCCAGTGGTCAGGAAGTGTGGTTCTACCGTCCCAAATTGGCTAAAACCACTTGCTCTATCTTCCTCCAGCCGGAGTGGGGCGATCGCGAGAAAACCTTGCCGCTGGTAATGGATTTGCTCCAGCGCTACACCAACTGTCGCCTCAGCCTACAACTTCACAAGTTTCTCGGAATTCAATAATGAACCCCCAATTTCACTACCCAAAGCATCTACAGGGCACTGCTGCACCTTATCTGGAGGCGATCGCCTCAACCCAAGGCAGAGTACCAACCACGTTCCAATACCAGATCAGCACAGCCATTCGCCGCAAACACTGCAATCCGCCGATCTGGACTGACACTCACTTTCATAACTTCCAAATCACACTTCATCTCCAGGCAGTTCGGGGGGTGAGTGCGATGTATGGCATCGACATGATTGAAGTTGAAATGCTGCTGAAGGCATGGGCAGAAGCATTGCCTGAAGTGGTCAATGAACACCCGCTCTGCATTGGCGGAACGACTGAGGATCTGTGCCTCTATTTTGCTCGAATCGAGCTAGACCCTCACATTCAACTGCTGCGCGTAGACGTGGCAGAAACCCCAGAACGTATTACCAGCCTTCCAATACTGCAAACGACCTCTCTTAACTGAGGGAACGTTACCGCAGATTTAGCATCTACTGCGAGGTTCGACAAGTGATTGAATTCAAAACCCTAACGGCAGGGGTGATTTTGGGCGCTATCTTTGCGATCGCCCATCTGCCAACTCCCGTTCCCTTCACAGTGGCAGGGAGGCTCTAGTAGTGGCTAAGAAGTTTTTGCCTACAGTGGTCTGGGTGCCAATCGACCAGATCACACCCTATATCCACAACAACAAACAGCACCCACAGAGCCAGATTGATAAGCTGGCGAGCTGCATCATTGAGTATGGTTTTGATGTGCCCATCGTCGTGGATGAGGATAACGTCATTCTCAAAGGGCACGGGCGACGGATGGCAGCGCTGAAGCTGGGGCTAACTGAAGTTCCGGTGATTAAGCGAACTGACCTTACGCCAGCGCAAAAGAAAGCCTGCCGCATTGCTGACAATAAGGTTGCAGAATCCCCTTGGGATTTTGAGGCGTTGAAGTTGGAGATGGCAGCGCTGGATGAAATGAACTTTGATCTGCAGATGACAGGCTTCAGTCTGGAGGAATGCAGCAGTCTGTTTGACTTGGGAGTGATAGACTTCCAGGGCAAACAAATCTTTGGTGAGGATGGGCCACCAACACCCCCCGAACCAGACACATCGCATGAGCTAGATGAGGGGCGATCGCCACAGTTCAGCAGGCAAGACGCTCACGACGACGATGATCAGTCAGAGCTGGAGCGATCGGACGGCTCATTGCTGGAACTGGTAGAGATTGTGATCGCAGAGCCACGCCACCAGGTTCAACGAGGTCAGGTCTGGCAGCTTGGCAACCATGTCCTGGTAGTCGCCGATGTCCTCACTGGCTGGCAGTCCTGGAAAGATTACCTCTCCGGCGATGCCATCTTTGCCCCATATCCTGGTCCGTTCGTGCCACTAACCGTCAAGGGTGAGGAACGACGGCTGGTGATGGTGCAGCCAGACGAGTACATTGCTGGGCACATCCTTGACCAATATGAGAACGTCAAGGGGGCTGGTAGTGTCCAGCGGGGTTAAGCGCACCGGTGGGGGAACCTTTGACCCTGCTGAGGAGAATGTTTATTTTCTGGCATCTGGAGTAGGACGGCTGGCGATCGCCGAGCCGGTCTATGACCACTTGCTGATTGCTGTGAACGAGCTGGAGGGTGAAGGAGCTCTCCAGCAGATTGAGCAGTGGTGTGACAGCGGCAAAAAGCTGTTCATCGACTCCGGCATCTTTCACCTGACCCAAGAGCACGCCAAGGCACACCGCTGCTCAATGGATCAGGCACTTGCCATGCCACCCGACGAGATTGACGGCTTCAAAGAACTGTTGGAGCGCTACGTCGAAATCTACAGGCGACTGGGAGATAAGTGCTGGGGCTTTATTGAGCTAGACCAGGGCGGACGGGAGAACAAGATTAAGACCAGGGCAATGCTGGAGGAGATGGGCTGCAAACCCATTCCGGTCTATCACCCATTCAACGATGGTTGGGACTACTTTGACTACCTTGCTGAGCGCTATGACCGCATCTGTTTCGGCAACGTGGTGCAGGCTGATCGGGAGACTCGGAAACGGTTTGTCGCCACTGCCTGGGAACGACACCGCAAGTATCCTCACCTCTGGATTCATCTGCTGGGGCTGACCCCAAACGAATGGCTCAACGCGATGCCAATCAACTCCGGCGACTCCTCAAGCTGGCTCTCCTGCGTTCGCTGGTCAAGTGGCTATCGGGAGCGCTGCGCGGGCAAAGCTCTCGGAGACATGCCCCGAAACTTCATGTATGCCTACGGTGCGGATAAGGACAGTCCCAGAGGCAATAACAAGGCTGTAGCGGCAGCCGCCTATGGGTCATTCATGCAGCAACGTAACTGGCGATCGCATCTCAACAGCTTAAAGAAACTGGGTTGTCAGATTTACCCCAACCCAGTCTCAGAGCAGCCCCCTACTACTGATTAGTATGGCTCGACATCAATGCTGAAAGTTGTGCAAAGGCAGTTATTATTCGTACTCTTGCTCACTGTATCTGAACTCAAATATGCGTTTAGCAATTAATTGCATTTTGAGATCAGCTCCCAGATAGTCTCCGCCTCGGACATCTTGAGAGTTTGCCGTTCCCTGAACATCACTTATCCAGTCCAGCCCCCGTCGATGATTGAATGAATACCAGCTAGAAATTTGTAAGTCCACTGCATTTTGAAACTGAGCAGATAAAACATTCAGCTCTTGAACATTAGATGCATCAGTTTCTACTTCAACGGACAAAGTTATACGTTGAGTAACTAAGATTCGCTCGGGGACAGATTGTCCACTAATCTTGCTAACCATCTCCCCCAACTTAAAGTTGATCTTCAGCGCTTTGCCAGTCAACTGAAATCGACTTTGATAACGTTCGTGTTGCAACGCCCTTTCAAGTCGTGGAATTAATCCAGCATCACCATCAAGCAAAAGTTTACGGACTGTTAGTTGCTCAGCCATTGCCTTGCTCTTTCAAAACATCTTTCTGCTGTCCGCATTGTATCTACAAGACGATCGTCTAGAGAGGTTTGGTCTTTGCCACCTCGTTAAACGAGACTTGCCCTCGCGAACCGACAAAACTCACACAAAAAAACGTGCGATCGCCTGTCGGTTTTAGTTAACAAATTAGGGGTAAAACGACCCATTAGGCAAAACGCTTACCTGTTTACAAATCAGGGCGAATTCGACAAATCGTTTACCTAGCACATGCATGTCAACACCCTGCCGCAAAGGGAACACTCGCTCAAACATCTGAACTCATCATGATTGCAACTACTACTGTTCCAACCGTCTCAATGACCACAGCGATCGCCCGCTTCCAGGTTCCCGGTTTCCATTGCTGGGCTGGGGCAAGTGGCGATCGCCAATACTTGGCTGACCGTCACCGTCACCTGTTTCATATCGAAGCTCGAATTGAATTATTTGGAGATGATCGGGAAGTCGAGTTTCACGACTTCTTGGACTTCTGCCGCGCTAACTTCCCAGGTGGAGAGATGGGAGGTCAGAGCTGTGAGCAGATGGCTGAGGATTTAATTGAGAAGATTGGCGATCGCTACCCAGGAAGATGGATTCAAGTGTCTGTTTTTGAAGATGGGGAAGTTGGGGCTGAAGTTAGCCAGTTGCCGTAGGCAACCAGGTTTCATCAAAGAACTGACTTTGAGAAATCGGCTCTAAGCTCTTTCCCCAAACTCCAGCAGAAAACTTGCACTCACTAAGATCAGCATTCCGCAATTGCTGTATCACTTGCGATCGCTCACCTTGGAAGTCTGGCATCTGTTCACCAACGGCATTGAACACTGCCACCATGCCGTTGGTGAACAAAATTACTTCTTTGGGCGCGTTATCTGCGATCGGGTTGGTCATTCTACCTCTTCAGCACGCTTAATTGCTCGCAAGCTTTTCAAGCCTTCGATTGCACCTGTTAAACCTTCAACTGTGTTTCTAATCACCTCTCCACCTTGAGCGCCTTGCGCTTCAGATTGCAAAACACTGATTAATTGCTTTTGCTGCTCAATTAGTTGAGAGATTGAGATTTCAGGAGTTGCCATCGAATTACCAAGGTAGACTAAGGACAATTTAACTTGGAAAACTTGGATTAGGGGCGATCGCATCTAATCAACAGTAGCAAAACTGATTTAACGTTACTTCTAGATAGTTAAAACAAGTCAAATTTCAAGAGGGCGATGTTTATGAGTTTATCTAATGCATTACCTACAGAAGCTCGACCCAGAGTATACGTTTGGACAATATTGATTTGCATTAACGAAACCATAGGTTACGGCGCTTTCTCTACTGTCATGCCATACCCTCCAACTAAAGGAAATACTATTGAGTTTCGTGACACTCCAGAAGGAAACTTTTCGGGGACTATTTTCGATGTTGAGGAAGTAGTCAAATTTCAATCCTGTGAGACAGAACAACTAGACCCTAGTTTTGAGATTAGAAAAGCAATTGAAGTTTTACCCTCAGCAATTCAATTTCGAGTCTTCGTTGAGGTGAAATTCTCAAGTGAATTAACCAAGCAGGGAATTCCTAAGCTTTAGAAACCCTCTAGCTTTTAACTCTTTCTCAACTGCTTCTCTGATTAAAGCTTGAGCCTCAATTGAAGAGAGCGATCGCTAAACTTCATCTGCATCTGGCTCTTGCGGCTGCAACTTGCCTAGAGCAATAAGATGCGCCTCTACCGCTTCTCTAATTAGTCGGTGGCGTTCCTCCGAGTTCATTGCATCCAAGACTGCGTAAACATCTTCTGGATAGCGAGTGCTGACAACTTTTTTGCTCAGCAATCGTCCCAGGCGATCGCGCCTAGTATTTAACCGCTCTTTCCCAGGGGCACCAGCACCGGGGCGAACGCCGCCATGTCCATCTTTTTTGGTTCGTTTGACCATTCGACTGCCGAGTCTACGGCTAGGCACATACAGTTTCATCTACTGCCTCATGGTATCAAGTGTAGTGTCAACACTAAACAAAATTGGCAAAATGCTTTCATGCACGACTGTTCCACCAATCTATTAGAGATTTTGGATCATCCATGCTGTTTGCAACATTGCATGAACAACAGAAGATTGAATAGAGATGATATGGCTGGCTAACTTCCACTCCCTTGAGATGAATAGAGGTTTTGATGTCGTCACTTCCACAGAACGGGCAGAGCTTCAGTGTCTCGGATTCAAGAAGTTCATACAAAACATCGTCCTGCTGGGATATCGATTCAAAAGGAATTTCTCTGCTCATAATCACTCCCATTCGATAAGAACTCCCTCGAAGGGAAGTGTATAGCTAGGACTCATGCTGTCGGCTCCGTAGAAGAACTTTTGGAACTCTTCCAAACTTGCAAATCCATCGGCGATCGCCAGCTCCGTCTGTTGCTCCACAGTCAAGGGCTGACCGCCTAACTCAACAGAGCCTCTATCAATTTTGATTGGAGTTACGCAGGTGCAGATTGGATCAGGTGCCCACAATTTGCGGCAGTGGCGCGTTCTCATGCCCGTGTAAAGCTGTAGCGCTTCTCCTGGTCTGGGGTTGCGCTTGCGGTTGGGTCTGATGGTTTGACGTTTAAAGCGAGTTTCGATCGGGTCAACGAATCGAGCTTTGAAGTTATAGGCGACCATTTTTTAAGCCTCAAAGGAAGCGATCGCCACTCCTCATTGAAGTGGCGATCGCTGTATCAGAAGTTAGTTAGCAAACATCTCACTCACCACATGAACATGGGTTAGGGCTGTCCACGTAACCAAAAGCGAAATGTTGTCCCGGCGAGTAGTGTTGAATTTGCCCTTTGTCATCGCAAGGTAATTCTTTTAGCTTTGCAACGTAGCCAGCAAGGTAATACCGATTATTGAATCGGGGGAGCTGGGCAAATGCTGCATCGTTCGACCCATCTAGATAGAGTTTCAGGGCGATCGCATTCGGCTTCTTGCACGGTTGCGCTGATTGATTGGTCTGTATCATGATGATGAAAGCTCCATCGCTAGGTGGTATACCCCTGCTCTTCCGCCAAGAATCAGCAGGGGTTAAACATTTGAATTAATGAACGTAAACGCCAACAAGCTGCTGCATGAACTGCTGTTGGCGTTTTGCCTTGCTGCCCATCCAGAGGCTATTGAGCTGGGTTTCAGCCTGAGTCTTCTTGCCTTCCCAGTTGAAATATTCAGTGACCGAGTTGAGCAGTCCCCAGGCTGTGTTGTAGGCACTGTTGAGTGAAGCGCCTTTCGCTTCACCCTGGAAAAGTCTCAGGCAGGTCTGGATAAGCGCAGGCTGGTTCTGCACTGGTTTAGTCGGATCACCAAAGGCGCTAATTAGGTGCAAGGTTGCCTCTTCGACGGTGATAATCGTCTCTGCCAGTTGCTCTGACTGAGTTTCAAACTCACGGAAGTTGCTTTTGGCAGACTCCAATACCTCGGTGACGCGATCGCTATTCCACTCGTTAACGTGGGAGATCACTTTGCCATTCAAGCGAACCGGGACGGTCAGACCATTGCCGCAGATGTTTCGCAGGGTCATCAGGTCAACGCGATGACCTTTGCCTTGCTCATGGAATCCAGTCAGCAGAATTTTGCCGTAGACCTCTGCCAGCTAGCTACCTTCCCAAAAGATTGGATCACTCCGACTCCCAAAGTTCAAGCTGTATATGGTCTTCTGGCAGCCTCTTCAAGGATCTCCTTTTGGGACGGTCTACCCCGGTTTTTGCTAACTGTGAGCTGACTACAGGTGTCACCAGTTCACTTGGGTCAGAGGTTGCAAGCACCCCCATACCTCCCCTTGCCTGCGTCTTCCCACTCGTAGCGGGGTTTCGGTCAGTTCTAGGGGCAACAGAGTCAGCAACAACGGCTGATTCCTGCAAGTCCGAAGACTTGTACCCTTTGGCTGAATCCTCAGCAGGTTCACAGACGGCAGAACCGTCAGGCGTAGGCATACGCAAGCCTTGTCGAATTGCCGGGGCAAGTCGCAAGGTTCTGTTTTGGGCGGGCTTAATTGCGCCACACGCCCCGTAGAGGACAGAGCTAAGGAAGTTGCAACCTCCTACTCCATCCCGATCGCCCAACCACCCACAGCCACCTTTACGAGGATTGCAGTAGTAGACGCGGTTGCGTGGCTTGTGCCTGCGACCGCAGTTTGGGCAAACTTGTGACGACCGTGCTTCGCTGGCTGTCTCTGTTCCTTCGCCGCCAGCTAACAGCAACTTCTCGTCTAAATATTTTACTTGGGTTGGCATTTCCCAAAGGTTGTTTCGACCAACTTGCTTGATCCGACGCTTGCCCTTCTTCCTGGTCTTTGGCAGTGTCTTCAAGTCACCTACATAAACCTTGCCAACTTTATTTTCAACGCACCAATTAACGGCTGCACGGGTGACGCAATGGTTAGCGTAGGTCAATCTGACCCGGTAATAATCAGCCGCTTTATGCTGAGAGCGAAGCAACCGCATTTCTCTGCGGCTCCGCTTCTTTAGTCCTAAGTCCTTACGCCGTTGCCGAATAATCCGAAACGCATATTTGATATCAGATCCCCGGCGCTTCAACCCCTGACGCTGCCGTTCGTTGTCCCGCTCCTGCAATTCTCGATAGGTTGCTTTTTCGTCAGGCGATAGGTATTGACGGATTTGACCCTTTAAAACCCGCGATCGCTTGCGGTTGATGCCTCGATAACGCCCATCGCGTTCGCGCTTGAGGGCACAGATATTCTTGCCGCTGATAGTCGCTGTAGTGCCATCCTTCAGAGCCAACACCATTGCTCGTTTCTGCCCAAAGTCAACGGCTGCAACTTCAATTAGTTCAGGGTTTGGTTCAACTGGTAATTTACGGGTGATGTGCAGGCAGAACCGACCACTGCGAGAGCGAGTAATCTTTACATCACCATCAATCGAAATGTTTAGAAGCTCTGGTACGCGCAGCTTCAACACGTAGGGCTTTGCGCCTAGAATCAGGCGATCGCCCGAGCGTTTCACCAATTGATTTGTAAAAAACAGAGTGTGCAGACCTTTGTACCGCCTGGGAAGTTGAGCGTTTGTATCCCCGTTCTTTCGGTGGGTGAAATAGCTAGCAATATTCGCTTCAAAGTCCTGAGTTAATACCACTTTTGACTGAGCCGGAATTCCATAGTCAGGTTTGGCATTCTTCTCGGTAGCAACGACTAACCGCTCCTTCCCTTTATCCTTTCCCTGTTTAGCGGGTTTGTTGACTAACTGCCGAGGGTAAATACTTGATTGCTGAGTGATTAGAGTAATAATCAACTCATCTGCCCAACCTTTACGCCGAATATCAACGTAAGGATCAACCTCCCAGGCAGGCTGATCCGGATACTCTTCTCTAGCTTGTTTATAGGCACTTTGCTTGTAAGCCAAATGATCGATCAGCAGGTTGTAGATCATCGCACTCGATCGCATCATCCCGTACAGCAGTTGCCGCTGCTGTGGTTTAGGATGAAACTCGATTTTTAACGTGCGGGTTTGATAGTGCTGGCTGGTCATATCTGCAAAAGTGCATGGAGTGCTGAATGTTAGTTGCTGCTACTTGGTAGCGAGTCGCCGTTGTGCTTGCAGTTCTCGAATGAAGTCAGGAAATCGCTGGGCTAGCACGACGTTCTCAATCAAGAAGCGGCGATCGTCATTTACTGCTAGCCCTATTTCCGCAACTAAGTTGGTCAAATCTTCGATGCTCATTGCTTCGAGCTGTTCAATCGTGTAGATGGTCATTTCAGAAACCTAGTTAAGTTGAAATACTTCTAAATCAGGAAGAGGCAATCGCTTACGGGTGTCTTTTCAAGACCGCCCTCTCAACTCCCCTTCTCCTTTACATGCCTGGAAACCAGTGCTCTCTTCACGCCTGGGTCATAGAGATACAGCCCTAATCCAAATCGACAGCAGGCACGACGAAACGCTTGAGACTCGCTGTTGGTATTGCTGCTACCAAACTGCGTTCCCTCTAGCGCCTCATCACCTGTGCTAGCGCGAGAGATTGGTCCCTCTTCACAAAGCAGCGTAATTTCATAGCCCAACACATAGCGGCTGCCCTGCGGCATGTGAATTAACTGCCCAGTCCATCCAGGGCTGATGTAATCCAAAATTAGGTTGCAATCATACCAATGCAGGTATGGAATGTAATTCAACTTTCCTGACTTTTTATCCTTCTTCTCAAGCCAGTTAATAAACGCCCAAGGAAGCGGCTTTGACAAGTCAGCTAGAACGTCAATGAACGGGCGACGAAACCCTAAAGTTTGCCCCTGAGTAATCAACCGTCGCAGATCAGAGCGAGTTTCAGGGATGACAGGTAAAACTTTGGACGTGGTTTGAGATGTGGTTTGCATGGCGGTTGAGATAAGGCGATCGCCCCTTGGTTGGATAGATGGGCGATCGCTCATTTATCAGGTCTGTAGTAAGCGGTGCTGATAGGCAAGTTGCATCGTTACACCGCTGTTAAGTTGAAATACTCGTGAACATCAATCAAACCTGCCTCCAAGAAGTCCGCCAAAACGTCACTTAAAAGCATCCGAGTAGCGTCTAAGTCAATGTATTGCCGTCCTGCAATCAGAGCCGATTGGTAGTCCTGATAGAACCTCCAATCACCGCAGCGATCGCCTTCTGGAGAACGACAGAGGGGTCTAAATCCTTCTTGCTCTTGCTCCACTTCAACTTGCCAACCTCGATAAAAATCGACTGGAAGATTGCAAGCTGAAATAGGAGACTGAGCGAACTCCCAGAACTTGAGAATGCAGAGGTCAGAAGGCAGGTCGTGACCTAGCGTTGCCTGGTCATATAGCGGACAGTAGCCGACGTTTGAAGTGCGGCTTGACTCTTGCCAGAATGGGCATTGTGAACAATTTTGAGGCTCCATAACTCTCCATCTAAATAAGTTGAACCCCTACCCGAAAGCAGGTAGGGGAAGAACGGTTTAGTCGATAGAGAGCCGAAGGGTTTTGCCGTCTTTGCAGCTTAAAACCGCAACAGAAGGACGCTTGCCGACACCAGGAATGATTTGGACAAGAGACTTTTGAGCGGATTCAGAAGTTTGTGCAATCATTAGAGAAATCCTTAACGAAGGTTGGATTTGAGAGAGGGGGGTCGTTTCTTTGGACGGAGGCGATCGCCCTCTCTCTTTGTTTATTATTGCATATCGTATGTACGATTGCACCAATATTGCATACGAAAAACTGATTAGCTAGATATCAGTTAATCAGTTTTTCGTATGCAATAGTATGTACGTTTTCCCCAAAATTGTGTCACATTGAGTTTGTATTGTTCAATGGGTAAGGAAACCTGTATGACAGAGATCATTGTGGGAAGAGCCAAAAAGCCAGCTAAGCGGCAGAATTACAAGATTTCGTATGAGTTACTGGCTGGGTTGAAGGGCGTGGCGATTTTGGAGGATCGTAGCGATACTGCTCAATTAGAAAGATGGATTAGAGAAGGAGTAGATCGTTGGCGATTAGAAAACCCTTCTAAAACAGAAAAGCTTGACGAGTTGATATCTAGCTTCTTAGCTAACGAGGGTGCTGAGGAGGGCTGACAGCCTGCAACATCCGTTGCATCACTAGTACGTTGATGGGCGATCGCTCCCACCTCCCACTCAATCACTAACTCTAAGAGGCAGTCCTATGAAATTGCTGCAAAAGAGCAGATCTTCACTCTGCTCCAAATCGTTATGTCTAAACTCTGATTTGCCGCCTCAAGTTCCACCTCCCAAATTCCGCTTCTGGCAGAAGGTTCGAGCTAAAGACCGCTGTGGGCACATAACGGGGATGGAATACATCGACACCCATGTTGCTCTAATAGATTTGTTAGACACGCACGGCTGGTTCTACACCGTGAACTCTCTCTACGGTTGCACTACTGCCGAGATGCTTAAAGCTAAGCACGAGCCAACTCTGAGTATTGCTGAGTCCGAACTTGAAGCAGTGGAGGACTAGCAGAGATGACTCAGTATCGAACACTGCTCACAACTGAATTTCCATCCAACATTCCACTACCCAAATTCCGATTATTTCAACGAGTTCGGTTTGAAGACCGCCCTAACTGCAAGCTAGTCGGTGAAATCGTTGGCATGGAGTACGTCACGTCCGACGCTCGCAAGATTGAAGATTTTGAACAGGAAGGCTGGACGTATCGAATCAAGACAGATGAAGCCGCAAACCCTAACCCCGCAGGCGCGCACATTTTTGCCTGGGAAGAAGACGTTGAGCTACTGAAAGAGCAATAAATACTATGATCAAGCGAATTAGTTCAGTTGCATTGATAGCGACTTTGACGTTCTCTGCCATGCCAGCAAAGGCGAATCCGGCACTAGTAGCGGCTCCGGCTATTTGTGCCACTGGAATCGGCTGCATTTTAATAGGAACCGCCATTATTGGTGGAGTAGCCTATTACGTCTGGCAAAATAGTCAAACAGGTGAACAGTACCACATGCCTATTGAAGATCCTGAAGAGACTGCTCAGGAGTGGGATGAACCAATTATTGCAAGAGATCCAGAAGAAGCAAATCGGGAGTGTCAGGCTAGAGCAAGACAATACGGAGTGGAGCTTTCCAGGGTTCAGCCACCAAGACAGGTCAGGCGGGGACAGAACCAACAATATCGCTGTTGGTTTATATAATCAATCCAAAGGAGATAAACCTAAGATGATCAACCTCGAAAGCATTCAAACCTCGAAACTCCCAATTGGAGCAAAGGCTGGACAAATTGTATTACTGGTCGATTTGACTCAGACACCTAATCCCATAGAAACCCTGGATCTACTCAAATCTACAGGGTATGAACCTCAATTAAGATTTTGTGTCTTTGCAACTGGATTGCACATTGTTGCGGTCTTAAAGAACGAACAGTTCGATCCCAGTCAACCTATTGATGACGAGTATTTAATGGACGAATGGATTGAACTGGTTGAGAAAATCAACCCTGACGCTGTAAGGCTATGGAGAGGACATCCCAAACCACAGCCCTCACTCGTATAGAAAAGCGTAGTTGATTAAACTCCTATTCTCCTCATAATGCCTCCTAGAAACTCTAACTCAAAAACTAGGAGGCGTTTGTGCTCCTTTGCTGGCGATTGCCCTTTACAGCAGCCACCGTTTCAAACTCGATTAGCAACTTCAACCTTGATTCAACACAGCGATCGCACACCTTGATTTCAGTTGTCGAGTCATCTAAAGCTTTCCACTGAAACTTCAAGTGCTTTTTGCAGACAAATGATGGTTCAGTTGCTAACCCTGCCAGACCTCCCCTTACCCAGACTTAGGTTTTCAGGTTTGCCTACTTTCGTGGTCTGCATTCCACTGAGTTGATTCTATTTGGAACGATTCTACAGATCCACCCAAATTAGTCTATTATGCAGAATAATTCTGTCGATCCACCTGTTTTGGAGTGATATACAGAATCATTCTGCCTATTCTCCGAAACTGGGTAGATAGGTAGAATCGTTCCGTCTAATCAATAGTTAGCTGTCTAGTTTCCTACATGAATCAGACAAAGAACTGTGAGGGTGTAGCAACAGTTAGTACGTGAATTTTGAGGAAGGCTACTGAGATGTCCAAATGGTATGAAAAGCTGGTACAGGAAACCTATCAAGCCCTTCTCGATCAAGAATCACACATCAAGAACATAGTTGTGCAGCACGATGTCAAGTTGACTGGCAAAAGTGGTGCTTCTCACCAGATTGATGTCTATTGGGAATTCAGGATAGCCGATACCATCTATCGGACATGTATTGAGTGCAGGAATTATACATCAAACATCAAAAAAAGTAGAGTTGTAGAATTCAAAGGTATTTTAGACGATATAGGTAACGCGAACGGAATTATTGTAACTAGGGTCGGTTTTCAAGAAGGGGCTTTAACCTATGCCGAACATCACGGGGTTCGACTACTTCTTATTAATCCCGTGCTGCAAAGAATAGACGTGAACGTGCATATGGTTATTCCCCAGATAAGTAACATAGGATTTTTGTTCGATTCTTCTCACGCAAAGTTCGTTTTAGAAGCAGCAGGAGTTGATACCACAAGTATCTTATTGGAGTTAAACGCTTTAGCTAAAGACATTTATCTGTATGATGCCAATGGAAATAAAACACGTAATTTGTCGACAGTGTTATCACAGCCTATAGGTAAAGTTGGTCAAATTGTTGTCGATCTTGATAATGAATATCTGGAAACATCGCATGGATTGATAAAACTCAATTCAATTAGTTTTGAGCGACAGGAAGAGATGGTCGAGAATAAAATTACAATTGGTGGTGGTGAAGATGTTGCTAAGACATTAATCCAAGATGTTCTCGAAAATACATCCAAGTATCTTTTCAAGGATGGTGCTGTAGGCAGCGAATCTCGAAGAGACAAATTGTTGCCGCAACAGAACAGATAATCGGGTCGCCGGAGGGTTTTCCCCTCCAGCTCCCACAGCACCCCGCATGCGGCTCCGCACGGGGCGCTTCCTCAAAGAGGTTTAGACGGTTTGGTTCCGAAGAACCAATGTCCAGGGCTGGTTACGCAATTAAGCGCCGACTATTTAGCTCCCCCATCCGGGTTCATCGCCACGTCGAGCTTTACGACTCCTCCCCGCTCTCTGAAGTTCGGCCCTTCACCGTGTCTCATCCATTACGATGAGCGTTTGGCTACTATGGCTTCTGCTGACTTCTGCTCAATTACACAGGGCGTTTCCATACCTGTGCGCTGTCTGCTTTTCCTTAGGGTTCTGTGGCTACCTAACCGTTTCCAGTTAGACCTCAATCAGACTCCCGTAGAAGCTTAGACCGCCATTTGAGCAGATCTCCCCGGATAAGAACGTGAACTGTCCCTGCACAACCGCGTCATTTACTGCGTTCCCTGAACCAGGGGGCTTCGTTGTGTTGTGCCAACTTGCCCTAGGACTATCTCAGCCTTCTATGACGTTTCTGTTCGTCGGCTCACAGGTTTGCCTCCAGCTTCCTTCAGACATTCCCTCGCGAGTTTGCCCTTGCTCTTGGCTAGTGGTTGTCGTTACTCGGCTCCAATACTTTCGAGCATTTGAACGCTGGTTCCACCACAGAGGACTTTCACCTCATAAGTTCACGCCCATGCCGGGCGTACACAACCCGATTGGAGCGGGCTACCGAGAGATATTGGTGGTGATGAAAAGGTTTTAATAGCCGCTCAATCGGAACGTTGTGCCACCTCAACCTGTTCATAGAGGTATGCATTTGAAAATTATCTGTTTGAGTGCAAAGTTCTAAGGATCTTGGCAGGCTAAAGACGTGGTAGTAACCTTTGAACAGCTTTGGGCGATCGCCCTTTACGTTTCAAACTCAATTAGCAACTTCAACCTTGATTCAACATAGCGATCGCACACCTTAATTTCAGTTGTCGAGTCATCCAAAGTTTTTCACTAAGACTGAAGCTTCAAGCGCTTCTTGCAGGTTCAGGTGCTTTAACCCTGCCAGACTTTCCCTTGCTCTTACCCAGTCCTAGGTTGTCAGGTTTGCCTACGTTCATGGTCTGCATTCCACTTAGTTGATTTCATTTGGAAGGATTCTGCCGATCCAGCTAGATCGTTTATTATTCAGAATCATTCTGTCGATCCACCTGTTTTGGAGTGATATACAGAATCGTTCCGTCTAATCAATAGTTAGACCACTAGATTTCGGTTGAAGCGGTTCTTTAGAGATATCTGTGGGTGTATCTGACTTTTCTCTGACCTTTTGCTGACTTTGCACGGCTGCCAAAGTCAATTTGTGAAGGTTAGGGTAGATTCAATTTCAAGTGTTGTGCCAAATCATTCTGCCTGTCACCCTCTATGGGATCTTAGACGGAATAGTTCTATCTACATAATAGATAGAAGCCCATTACTAGAGGTGAAATTGCTAAGTAGCTTTAGGCTGATTTACTTCAAATCTTCCGGTTTCCAATCCATGAACAGAGGAAGTTCGGTTAAGTGTATCAGGTTACGTGCACAAAGCAAGGATCAATCGACATTCAAAGCAAGTTTTCCTACAGTCGTTCAACCAGCATAGAGAGCATTATGAGAACTTCTCCACTACGCCTTCTTCAAGACCCTACAGTTGTTGTGTTAGCTGCTGGACACGGGGGCAGCGATCCAGGTGCTGTTAACTTGCCTCATAAAGAGCGTGATCAAGCAATTACTATCACTGATCAAACTGCTGATCTACTTCGAGGGCAAGGTGTGGAAGTTGAGATCGCACCGCATGATGAAGATACTGAGAGATCAATTCAATGGGTCAATAGAAACTTTAGTTTTGGCGATGCTTGGGTTTTGGAATTGCATCGTGACTCGGCAAGTGGACTAGATCTAGACGATGCCTCGCGGCGCTGCGGAATTTATTATGGTACATCTGAAAGTAGCAAGGATATAGGCAATTTTGTCCGTAGTTCCTTCATCCTAAATGGTACTCATCCCAATTCTTGGGCACGCCCTGATACAGCATCAAACTTTGGAAGACTAGGTTGGATTCGTCAAACGCGACCGGTTGCTCACCTGCTAGAGTTGGGCTTTATGCAGGGTAAAAATGACGATGCTCATCTTAGCTGGTTAGCAAAAGTCGCGGCTACAACCATCATGGAAGCTTTTACCGGGCGTTCTTTTTAGTAACTGTTGATTAGAACAGTTAAGCTGCTTCAACCTAGAGAAGCCAACACTTGAAATCTACCTGATGTGAAGGGTTAAAGAGGAGAAATTTTTGTCTATTTGGAAAGTTAATACTGATTCACTCAACCTGCGGAGCAGCCCTGAAAAGACGAATGACAACATCATTCGAGCACTTCCACTTGCTCAAGAGGTTAAAGTTCTTACTGGAACACCCGCAGACCGATGGTGGAGAGTTGAAACTGTAGTAGAAGGAGCATCACTCACGGGATTTGTGAGTTCAGCTTTTCTACGCCAACCTTTAAGTGCAGCAAAAGAAGCGTTGATCAGCGCAGCCGTAACAGAGTGGTTGCGATTTAAGTTAGGCAGTGGGTTAGAAACTAAAGACCCTTACTATAAATACATTGGAGAATATTGGAGAGCACTCGATTTGCCTCATGATGGGCGAGATACAGAAATATATTGGTCGGCAGCATTTATATCCTTTGTTGCTCGTAAAGCAGGATACGAAAACTTCAAATTCTCGATCGCTCATCATTCCTATATCCGCGACTCTATAGAAAAGCGTATTTCTGGCGATACGAATTCTTCATTCTGGGGCTTTAGGCTAAACGAACATAAGCCCCAACTGGGTGACTTGGTGTGTCTATGGAGAGGTACACCTGTAATATTTGATGATCTCCCATCCGAATTTTCAAGTCACTGTGACATTATTGTTGATGTTCGTGACACAGAAGTTCGAGCCTTAGGTGGCAATGTTGGAGATTCGGTTTCAATGAACACCTTTCAACTCGATTTAGATGGCTTCCTAAAACCCACTGGGAGAGTGTTTGCAATATTACGCAATAACGAATAGGAGTTTTTCGCTAAATCTGGTTTAGGCTTACACTGATTCTTTCTCAATGCTTGTTAGGACTTGAACCGAGTTTTACAGTGGCTTTCTTTAGGAGATGAAGTGATGAACCGATTTAGAGTAATAGCCGATGGATTAAATTTACGTTCAGCCCCTACAACTGGGGGTAACGTGATAGCAGTTCTCCCCAAAAATCAAATCGTTACTAAGCTTGTAGTAGCTAGCAACGATAATTGGTGGAAAGTAGCAACGACCTTGAATGGAGGAAGTTTAGAAGGTTTTGTCGCTCATCGTTTTCTTACTTCAGATACAGCGTTTTCTGTAGAAAGCTTTGATTTACCCAATCCTGCTGATGGCGATCGCGGTTCGCCACTGACTCTTTGGGCGACATTCTACAACGTGCATACAGCACAGGGTTCCTCGGGTGGAAATCCTTTGCTTGATTTAGCGGGTAGCAGTTTGGGACCTACACTTTCGGATAGGGATTGGTGTAACGCAGCTGTAGAAGGCACTGTAAGAATCCTGGATGCCAGTAGTAATGTGGTAGGAACTTATAACTTTGCTGGAAGAGGTTCTACAGAGCAGGTTAACTGTTCCCGATTCTTTCCCGGACTGTCTTCCAGCATAATTACAGGTACCAATAGGGCGCGATTTAAAGTTTCTAAAGGTGCGTATGGAGAGGGAACCAGAGGATTTACACTAGTTCCCTACCGTACAGTAGCGGTTGATGACACTTTCATCCCGATTGGCTCTGCTGTTTTTATTCCAGAAGCAAGGGGGAAAACTGTGCTGCTGCCATCAGGTAGAAGTGTTACTCATGATGGCTACTTCTTTGCTGCAGATGTTGGAGGAGCAATTAAGGACAATCATATTGATGTCTTCTTAGGAGTGTCTACAGCAAATCCTTTCGCATTCATCCAAAGTAGAAGAGATCGTACTTTTTCTGCATTCCTAATTAGGAATAGCCAAACGGTTGGAACTTTAGAAGCATTACATAGAGTTTAGATAGATTTGGATTGTCACTAGCAAAGCTGTTGCGCCAAGCGCTCTAAATTCCAATGCACCGGAACAAAGTCAAATGATCAGTGAGTTGCAGAAGTTGTCTGTGTCCGGTGATTGGAACCGTTAGCTAGCTTGAGTAAATGAGAAAATTCTATGAAAGATTATAGTCAACATTATTCAAGCTAAAAGATTGAACCCTGCCAAACTTCCTCAGGGTCGTTCTTTCCCTTGCGTCTGCGCTTCTTGATGGGTTCAAATCGCCACTGGTTCTCTGCGTCGTGTTCTGTCCCTGCCAGATATTCAGCCGCAGCGGGATTCTGATCGGCGGTCGCAGTCATGGAGTCCGAGGTAGCTTCACTGTCGCCATGAAGCAGTTCAGAATCTAGGAACGGCAGTGGCTTGACCAGCCAGGGAGCGTAGAGATAGCCGTTAACTAGGGCAGCTTTAATTACCGTGTCGTTGATGTCCTGCCCATACAGCCTCAGTGAGTAGTTGGAGGCAGTCAGCAGCAAGCGACCGGTACCCAAGCATGGATCGCATACCGTCTCCAGTCGCGAATCGTGGCGACCCCTTGCGGGTATCTCTGCGAGATCGCCAGAGATGACATCATGCATCAACACCTGGGTCATCAGGATGCAGACGGGCATGGGAGTTGGGTAAAACCCTGAGCGCTTGCCGAAATGGTTGATTGCCAGGATGTCTCCCAAATAGTCGTGAGGGTAGGCAGTCAGCAGATTCAGATTGAACATCTGATAGAGCCTCATGCTGGCTCCGCTACATCCGCTCGGTTCATCGGGCAGGTCATAGCCTGGGTGACCAAACCCAAACAGTAGCCAGTCGAGGAAATAGTTCATGTATGTCCAGCTCGACCAACCTTGCCAACCCCCCGAACCGCAATTAGTAACGAGGTCTAAGCAGCGCTCCAAATGCTTGTGCCCTTGCTGGTCAAATAAATGGCGACTGTGTTCATCTGTTGCCCATTCGATTTTGGGAATCGGGCGATCGCCTAGTTTCTGAGTCTCCATCAACTCAACCCAGTAGACCCAGCGCTGCCACGTCAGTTCATCGGCTCGAAGTAGGTAGGGAAGGAGCCAGCCCCGTTCCAAGTTGCGCTGTAAGTTGGGGTCAAGCTTGTATTTCTGCCGCGCTTTAAGCTGCTCCCTAAGTTCTGCGCGAAACCATGACAATCTATCCCGTGACTCTTCCTGAGCCGGGATGCTATCGCTGTTCATTATTGAAGTTGCCTTAAATCTTGTTGCTTGATAGGTGGCGATCGCCATCCAGAGCGCAGCGCTTCACTCTGGTGGGTTCATGTGGCTAGGCACAACGTCTCGCTTGCGATCAAAGGCTTTACACCACCCTTGATGGCGATCGCCAAACTTGTTAAGCGGACATCCGAGCTTCAGCAGTCTCTACGGTGTCTGCCTTCTTGAAGCTAAATGCCAGGTTGTAGAGTTCAGTCCAGTTCAGTTCTCCAGCATCGTAGGCAGTCCGGATTTTGCTGGAAGCCTCATACAACTCATACGCCTTAGCAATCACTTTGGTGTAGTGAGCCGACTTGCCCACAGTTTCCCCGGCTGCTTTGGTGTCACCGTTGCAGCGGACTACTGCCTCATAAACTTCTCTGGCTTGAGCCAACTTCTCTGCCGGGTCAGTAATCCGAGGTGTTCCGGTTCGGGGGGTGCCACCTCTGCGAGTTTTGGCAGGTTGGGCAATGGCGATCGCGGTCAGCAATTGCTTGAAGGCTCCAAAATTCTCTAGCAGGTAAGTTGCTTCGGCACAGCTCCCTACATTGGCATTCTCATCCAGGTAGAGGATCAAGCGTTGTTCATAGGTCAAGTCAGACTTTTGCTCCTCAGCCTCCAGCTCCGGTTCGGGGGGTGCTACCTCTTCAACTTCGACTTCAACAGCAGCTTCAGAATCATCATCTGTAGCAATTGCCATTTGCTCAAAGTCTTCTTCATCGTCAGATTCAACCTGATCTTCAACCTGCCCTTGAGCAAACAGAATCCAGTCAATTAACTGTGCTTTCGTGTCGCTTGGCTCAAACTCAATCTCCAGTCCAGCAGCAATGTTCTGGAGTTTGGGTTTGGTCATTTCACGGGTGGTCAGTTGGTCGCGAGTGTAGGTGGTAGTCATTGTTTTGCCTTGATTAATGTCTAGTGAGTTAACGGTCAAGCGGTCATCAGTTAGCACGTTGGCGGTCAGCTTTTAGCTGTTGAATGTAATCCGGGAAGCGTTGACCCAACAACACGTTCTCAATCAGGAAGCGGCGATCGCCTTTGGTCGATAAACACAGCTCAGAAACGAGCTTGGTCAGTTCTTCGGTGGTCATCGCTTCAAGTTGTTGAACGGTGTAGTTGGTAATCATCTCAGTGCCTCGTTTGCTTGTGATGCCCCTATCCTCACCAGCTTTTTTGGTAGTGTCAGCAGCAATCCAAGTGTTTTACGATTCGAGTTACTGACAGGTTTTAAGTCACTCCATCAGCTAGGCGAATCAGAGTTTTCAGGCATCAAAAAGAGCGCTCGACAGCAGAAGTCAGGCGCTCAATATGAGGAGTATTGAAAACCAAATTAACTGACATTCAAGAATGCCAAAGCCAATTCTCCAAGTTGGACAGGCCTTCTGATTCAGTGCCTTGGCATATCTGTTCTTAGTGATCCGCCAGTTGTGTACTTCACTTTCCTCCAACTTCCAACTTTCTGTCGGATCGCTTTCACACCTTTCGTATCAAGGTTCTTAGGGGTTGAGAGAGCAGGGCGATCGCAATTTAAGTCGGATGAAGCCGACTTAAATTGGAAAGATGTCGGTCTTGTCGGAGAAATTCAGTTTTTTATCGCCTTTACGGGGTGCAGTTAAACGAGACTTGTCGCCTCACTAAATGTGTAGAGAGATCAGAGGCCCTAAGTTAAACTTTGCCGTCTTTAGGGGCACTTGAAAGGGATCGGATACGGCTTGAGGATCATCGTGGGAAAGGAAGTAGTTGAGGAATTCCCTCACATTTAACAATGATGTGGGCGATCGCCCATACTCTTCACCCCAGATATCCGCGTGTGGATTCCCCTCACTGTCATGCCAGATGCCCTGGCTCTTAAAGTACTGAATGCCAGCGTAGGGAATGCCCAGCATCAGGACAGCGGCGATCGCCCAGTTGCGCGCTGTTAAGGTTGGAAGACTGAAGTATAGATAGTGTTTGGGAACCCTATAGTATACAGGCACCCCAACTCTACGTTGGAGCCGACGAACACCGTTGGCCCGACGACGCGAATAAGCGGCATTCGCGGCTCAACTCCGCTGTTATGCCGCTTATTCCTTGCTGGGGCACAGCTGAAAGATTTTCTGGAGGCGTTGAGGATTGGGGGACTATAGGGTTAGTGGTGCAAGAGCTAAAGATGGTTGTTCAGGGGCATCGGCCATTGAGTATTAGTGTTATCTATAATACAGTTTGAGCGATGAGTATTGAGGGGTTGATGCATTAGCCTGTGGTGCCCCTGTACTACACAGTTGTCGTTTCATAGCACAATGTTGCAAAATGAGAGAAATTCGGTTTGCCGAGTGATTTTTTACACCCTCACCCTTGCGCTTATGTCAGAAGATTCCCAGCGTAACTCTGCTTTCAATGCTGCTGTGAGTTCAAAAGTTCATCACGCTCAACTAAACGATACTGGCAAGTACACACCAGAAAAGTTAGGGCATCTGTACAGAGGTGGTATACGTACTGGTGCAGGGCGAACCGAAGCGCAAGCTCAACAAATGTTAGACAAAATCCCACCTTCTCAGAGGGCTGGAGTTGATGGTCAATCCGCTGCTGCTAAAGTCAAAGAATATTTAGCTGATAAGGATGCTAGTCATATAAAACCACATAGTAAAGGTGGTTCAAGTCATCCAGATAATATCAAATGGGAAGGTAAAACTGCTAATCGTGCTCGTGGCGATCAACACATGACCAGCCAAGAGCAAAGACAACTAAATGTTAAGGCACAAGCTGATAACATACGTGGAGCATTGAAAGCTGGTGTAGAGGCTGCGTCCAAAGGAGCAGTAATTGGTGCAGTAACAACGGCTCCTTTCTCTATGCTTAGAAATGCATTGCGAGTTGTACGAGGTGAAATGTCAGCTCAAGATGCTGCTCTAGAAACTGTAAAAGAAACTGCTGTTGGTGGGGGAGTTGGAGCTACAACAGCATTTACGGTTACGGCGGTAGCATCTGCTTGTCCTCCTATTGCTGTTGCATTAACAGCTATGTCACCAGTTTTACTTGCTGCTGGTGGTGTTGGAATGGTATGTGAGTTTTTCAAGATTCTTGGTGACCATAAGCAGCAGGTGAAAGAGTATTATTCATCATTGACTCAGAGAGAACTGCAATATCTCCAGGATGTTGAGAGTGAACTTCTGTACGAACACTCTAAGAATTCAGAGTTTCTGAATAAGTCCGCAGAATTAAACGCTGAGATTACACACAGACCTATCGAGTCTGGTGTAGAAGGTGCATTAAAGCGATATCTTGAGTCTGCTGCAATTGCTAAAGCTTTGGGAGCTACACCAATCGGTAATAAGCAGTTGCCTGTTTCAAAAAAAACTTTGCCCTCAGCTTAATAATTTTAGGATTGGTAAATACTTATGTTTTTTCTGCTTCCTTTAGTTGGTGCGGCAGTTGGTGCAGCAGTTGGTGCTCTTGTTACTCATGCTAGCGGCGAGAAAGATAGACAGGCGGCAGAGCATCATAGAAAAGTTGCTAATGACTTGACCAACAAATTCTCAAATTTAGAGAAAAGATACAGCGAATATGCCGATAAGAGTAAGAGTCAAATTGATGACTTGACCAGGCAACACGCTTTAGATGAAGCAGAGAAAGATCTTCTGCGTTTAGCCATCAGGTTGCAGCAGAGCTTGTATATGCTTATGTGGGATATAGATAATAAGCCTACATATGATGCTTTGATAGATTTTGAACAAGCTGTTGAGGCAACTAACAGAGTTTTATCCGAGTTAAGCGAGGAGAAAATTCAAATCCCAAGTAAGTACTTTTCTCGCAACCTGACACGGGTTAAGAGGCGTGAAAAGCTCGCTGAAACGAGGCAGAAGAAAATAGAAAGTAGCAGCGCGGCATAGCAATTCGGGTGCAGCGGATTGACCGAAGCCGCTTGGGTTAGATGCAAAGACCTCGGCAACCGCTGACCCGACTCGTTAGGTGGAATTTGAGACATCAATTAGAACATTAAATACCTCTAAAGTTGAGGCTAGTACAAAAATGTTAAAAGACAAAGCGGTGATCATTATCGCAGTATCAAAATATGCTGGTACTTATGACAATCTTCCAGGGGCAATAACAAGTGCTAGGAGACTGCGTGAATGGGCTGAACAGTCTGACGAAGACTGTAAATATAAAGTTCTTTATCTAGCTGATGACGTCTTTGAGAAGATTGACGTTCAACTCGTGCGCGAACAAGTTAGCCAATTTGTTAACAGTAACTTCATAGATCGACTCATCGTCTATTTCGCTGGACATGGCATTGTTCGCTCAGCTGGTGACCAGTTTTGGCTTCTTACCAATGCGGCGCAGGATCTACGAGAAGGAATTGATGTAGAAGCCTTTAGGCGGGGTTTACTAAAATGCAATATTGGTAATGCTGATTTTGCAGGTCAATTGTGCATTATTGGTGATGCCTGTCGAAATACTGGGCGAGATGCTATCGAATTTTACGGTGATCCAATTCTGACTTCGACAGCAAAGAGGAATAGTCGTATTCAGCTTGATAAGTTTCTGTCCACAGGGCTTGGCAATTACTCATTCCAAATCAATCAAATTGGTAGTCAAAGTGCGTACTGTCTGTTTTCGGAGGTGATGCTGAGTGCCTTGCGAGGCGAAGTTAAGGAAGCAATTGACACGGAAGACCATCGATTCAAACCAGTTATCACAAATCATAAACTAGCTGAATATTTAGAGAAAGAGGTCAGAAGTCGTGCTGCTGCAATTGGAGAGGAGATGGAGCCTGATCTGCTTACTGGAATCCATCCTCCCCATAACTTCTACAAAAGATTAAAGGAACCGATTTCTGATGTAATAGCTAGTTCGCAAGATTCGCAACTGGCGGCAGCAATCCAAATGGCAATACATGATCCCCATCCAGAAAGCAGTAATGAGAAACTTACAGCAGCTCAAGAAGGTCGTAAACAAACTCTTTTGGGATTGAAAGACCGTATTAAATTGAACTATTCCCGACTATCAATCAGAGTTAGACGTCGTTTCGATCCTAATAATCCTAATTTTTTAACTGTTAGTGATTTTCGCCCAAACTTTATAGCTGTACCTCGTAGTGCAACGGTTGAAGTGGCACATCGGGAAGAAACACTCTATGAGATACTAGCGTTTAACTGTTACGATTCGCCTATTTTAATCCACCAAGATGGACAATGGATAATTATTCCTAATTACCTCAATGTTGTTGCTGTCATATCTCGCAATTTACCTGGCGACATCTTATTCTTTAAGACTGGACATTTTACTAAACGAGATGAAGTGTGGGATACATATTTAAGTGATTTTTCAAATCTTGCTGGCAGTGTTCCATTACGCGCCGCAGAGGCTAAAAAATTTGCAGATAGGGTTAGAGTGGGAAAAGAGGAATATCCTCATCAAGCAGTGACAGCAGGATATCTTTATGAATTTTCCAACGACTACGATAATATTGCTAGAACTGCACATTATATGGCTAGAAACACAGATTCGGTGCCATTCGATCTAGCACTACTATGTGCAGACAAAATATGGTGGAGTAAAGAAAATGGCAGGTTGGTCGCATTTGCAGATCTGCCAGCCGTTGAACCCTCACAACCGAGTGAGCAAAAGGATAATCGCCCCTATTATGCTAGACGTGAATTTGCGGCACACAAGAATGTCCAACTTTGGGGAATTACACCAATCTTTCGTCAGGGTTGGAGTTTTATGCAGACTGAACTATACCTTGATATTCCAGACAAGATCAGGTTAATTAGCGAAAATATGATTGGGAGATCGGCAGCAAGCTTAACAGATGAGGGACTTAGAATGTTTCTTAAAGCCTTTGACTATCGAGTTATTGAGATTGACACCTAACAACTAATACATCAACGAAACATTCTACCTTTCAATACTATTTGGAGCATTTGTTAATGACAACAGTTCTTTTAATTCACGGCATTAATAATCAGGGTAATTCAAAGGATAACATTGAAAAAACGTGGAGTTATGCCCTTAGAAGCAGTGCTGCTACCGCAGGACTAACGATACCTGATGATGTGAAATTTATTGCAGCGTTCTATGGCGACGTACTCTTTAACGAAACAGAATCCTGGAACAAGAACAAACCTACTTCAAGTCCTATGAGTGTCGAATCTCCGGACGAAGATTATGCGGATGATGAAGTTGCGGCTTTATATCTTGAATTCCAGCAAAAATATGGTATCGGCGATGAGCAAGTTTCTCGGGAACTTGAGGCTGAAGATAATCTTCAAGCTCAAAAGCGCATGGCTAAAGGAATTCATAAGAGGTGGTTAAAGGCGATAGCGAAAGCTTTGGAAACGGTACTTCCTTCAAAGGGTAAACGAGTAGCAGCAGCTTTTATAAGTCAAGCTGCCGCATATCTTCATAAGCCCGGTTTAAAGGAAAAAGTTGACGATCTCGTTATGACCCAAGTGATAGACGGACTACCAAAAGATGAAAAGGTTGTTATTATTAGTCATTCCCTTGGCACTATTGTAGCTTATGACTTAATGCGCCGTCTTAGGCATCAAGTAAAGGTTGGGTTGCTGCTAACTGCCGGTTCACCTCTTGGGATTGAGATAGTCAAACGTAGGCTGGGTACACCGCTTATCTGCCTTCCAAATGTAGATAAATGGGTAAATATATCAGATGATGAAGACTTTGTTGCCTTCCAAACAAAGCTAACTAGTACGACTTTTGGATGTGATAAGATTGTAAATATTGATCAGTTAGATAATGGCGATGAAGATGCACACGATATTCTGAAATATCTTGCACATGATATTGTCGCAAAAGAAATTGTGTTGAATCTCTAACTGGACAAACAAATTAGTCGATTGTGAACATTTAGTTTGACATTTCCACTACACTATTCCACCTAACCCTTACATGCACCGGACGGACTGGACACCTCTGGCTTCGTTTAAGTGACATCTGACGCCGTTGATGTCCGCCGTTAGCAGTTAACATCATTGCCGAAAATGACCCTTCTCGGCATTGTTTGATTCAATGCCCATATCAAAAGCCTCTTTCAGACATAGATTTAGGCTTTACTACTTACAGTACTCAATGGTCATTTTCGGCAGAGTTAAGCTGTTCAGACGTGGAAGGGGCAATCGCTCTATCTTCTACTGATACCTACCCATAAAAACGGGTAGCTTCCCGACTATCTCAAAGCCAAAGGAGGCGGGATGATACATCCATATCAAAGCCGCCGACCACGCTTTACAAGGTCGGCATATAGAAAAACAAAGCCCTGACCGGTAAGGTTAGGGCTTATTGTTTTGGTCAACGTCTTAAATAGCGTGACTAGGGCAGCAGGGCGATCGCCCAACTCCTTCTCAATAAAGCCGATTGGGTCATTGGTGTCCCGTGTCACCATTGCCGCAACTCCAGCTCACCCCTAGCCCGAATTTGATCCCCTTCAAGCGACAGCAAGGACATTGCGTGGGTTCTCTCCAGCGGCTAATCTCTCAAGCTGCTCATCTGAGAGATTTGAATAATCAATTTTGACGTTGAGCTTGGTTTCCTCCTTCTCACCTAGAGCAGTTTTTCCAATCTTTTGAAGTCGCTCTAGCGCCTTGGCTAACTCATCCAACTGTTTGGGAGATGGTAGATCATTGCCTTTTGCCACTCCTTCAGTTGCTTCTTTAAGTTGCATGAAAACAAGATTCAAGCCGCCTTTCGCAAGTTCATAGCACTGGGCATCCCATGCAGCTAAGTCGCCCGCTAAAGCAGTCGATTTGTGTTCCTGGCGTTTATCTGAAACAGTTTGAACAAAACGCTCAGCCTCAACTTTCCAATGCTCTTTAGCTGCTTTTTCCCGCAGATATGAGGGCGAACAGGTATACTTCGCAGCCAATTGCTCTAAGGTTGGACGAGACTTCTCATCCGGAGCCTGGACGTATTCATCTTTGATGACCTGCCAGTTGTGCTTCGCCACTTTCCCTCAGCTTCCTGCAATTTCCGACTTTCTGTCGGATCGTTCCCACGCCTTGTGGGGTGGGGTTTTCACGGACATGGAAAAGGGTAGGGCGATCGCATTCAAGTCGGTTAAAGGCAACTGTTCTGGTAAAAATGCTGATCTTGCCAAAGATCTTTAACTTTCTGAAGTTATAAAGGGAACACCAGATCTTCATCGACCAGTGCAACAGATGGCAAAAATCTTTTCAAGGCGAACTGAGGAACAGGAAAAATTTCGTCAGGATCTATGCTTGGTTATTCAATCTGAAGAAGAGCGCAGGATTCAAGAGCAGTCTGCTGAACGTCTTGTCATGCCTATGACTTTAAGTACGTGGGAAGACGACTGGAAGAGTTGATTTCAAGCTGCTTACCGGCAGTATAACGATTCACTCGGGTTGGATCTAAGGGTTTAACATTGCGGAAGCTAACATATCAGCTTCATTCAGAAGGAGCTGGGCGAGTAGCTGACGGAAGAACAGCGGGCGATCGCGGCGGTATAACATATTTCCTGTTGCGCCCGACCATTGAAAAGTTATCGGTAGATTATTCGAGGTTGTCTACAGTGGGTTAAGCGGAACGTTAGACCACAAGATCTCGGTTGGAATGGTGCTGTAACCGCTCTAAGTATCAATAGGGAAACCGCTCTAAGTGCTAGCTTTGAATGGATGATTGCAATAAGGAAAAATTAGGTGTCAAAAGGCATCCCTGCAAAGCTTAAAAAGGTTTCAGTTAAACTCCCATTTGGTATTGGTGGAGCAGAATGGGAAGCCGACTCGACAGAACGCAAAGCGGCTTGGGCGATTTATGTTGAGTTAGTTACTCGCATCGCTGTTCAAGACCTTGATAAAGACCAAGGACTTTTGCGAGAGTTGCTAAACTCGCTACATAGTTTGTTTGGTATTACACGTCAAATCCTGCGGGAAGCTGGTCCAGATGTTGGTGCATCATACGAATCAGTTGGGGGTACAGCAATTACTGTCCTTAACAGAGGACTACGCCCTTTTTTGTCTACATGGCATCCTGCACTTCAGGCATGGGAGGCGCAACGCCCTGTAAATCTTAGTCCAAAAGAGCATGAGAAGAATTGGATTCATGAACCTAAATTACGTAGTGAATTAAAATCCCTTAATCTAGATTTAGAGCAATATGCTAATGCGTTAGCAGAGATAGCTGGAGTTAAGTGTTGATAGGCTAGTAGGCGCTTGACAACCTCTCAGAATAGTTAAAGATGGTATTAATCACATTATTAGAATTAGTAATTTATCTTTAGCAGAATGAATGAGCTAATCATACAAAGACTAAAAAGAAAGTCACGCGGAAATCAAGTGGCAATCGCAGTCAGCAGTTCGCTGTCAGAAGAAAAATTTTCTATTCCAAGTCTAGCGAAAAAAATAATTAGCCACTGCAATTTAGAATTTGAAGTTCAGGAATTGACACAATATTTCAAAGTATGGAACGCCCTGATTGAAGAAGCTGAGAAAAAAGTAAGTAGAGATTATTTGGTTAAATTGGTGAGAGATTTCGTATCCACCGCAGAGCCTCTTCCGGTGCATTATAAAATTGCATCACTACCTATTTCAAACTTTATAGATGCTACTTTCGATCGATCACTGTATAAAGCTCTTATTCAATTGAATAAAAATCCAATCATTCATGATTGGAATCATCAATCTATTGGGGCATGGAAGCAAAGTAATCCAAATCAACCCAGTATATTCTTCTTGTTCTGCAATTTAAGTCCACCTCATCCTTGGCATGGAGTCTATGAACCCATCAGTAGAGCTGGCAGTAGGGGTGATCAAATTCAGATAATGAATATTGCAGAGATGCTCAATGATAAAGACTTGATTCTCGCAGGATTTACCTCTCACGAGGCAGAATTTACCCTACACTTATCTTCATTAATCAGTTCTTGCAATAAAGTAGTTAATTGTCTTGATTATATTGATGATTCTACTTACTGGTGTCAAAGAGGGGTTTGCATCCTTAATAAGGAAGCTGAGCAAGTAATCGATTACTTACTTCCCTATGAGATGGGTGAGTACACGTTTTGGGATATGCCTATACCGAGGAGAGAAATAATGGATGTAGTGCGAGACAAGCAGTATGACTGCTTTATCAGTCATTTCAGTGGCGATAAACCTTTTGCAAAGAGATTATCTCAAGATCTTGAGATGCGTGGTCTTTATGTCTGGGTTGACGAGAACGAAATTGATATTGGGGATTCTCTTTCAGATAAAATTCAAGATGGTTTAGGAAGCTCATATTCGTTTGCAATTATCCTATCCAATGAATCCATTTCTAGACCTTGGGTCAAGGAAGAATTAAGAGCAGCATATGCTTTAAGATTAGCGGGAGAATCTAAGATACTGCCAATTTTGTACAAGGAATGTGATATTCCTATACTTCTGAAAGACTACAGATATGCAGATTTTAGAAGTGAAGGTCGGTATCATGAGGAGATTCCTACTTTGGAACGCTCTATTAGAAATGCTATGCGCCAAGCGAGGGGCAAGAAATAGTTGACGCAGTTCTATAGTTTCATAAGCTCAGGCGTTCTAACAATTTAAATGCAGGCGGACGTTGAAAGCCACTCTGCTTAGTTCGAGGTTACTTGCCGTCACTGATTCAAACCGTTAGCCTGTTTTGTTCCGCATTGAAGGCAGTATTTATTAGCTAGCAAACGTAAACCGCGTCGAAGCCAGCAGGCGGGCGATCGCTACTTCCTAGTTTGGATTCTTTGATTCGTTTAATTGTCTAACCGTTGCTTTCAGGGAGAGTTTGCCGATTATAGCTTCGCGCCATTCTTTAATATTGCTTTGAATGAAGAGCAGGAAACACAGATCAAATGTCTTCTAGAACAGCAGAAGCCATCTGCGATGATAACCTTCATCCTCCCACGGCAAGCTTCCATCTGTCCGCTGCATTAAAGTTAGACTGCCCAACGTGGCATCAGGCTTCATTAGGTAAAATTGGATGGGGAATCCTAAATGCTCCCTAAGATGAACACTCTACAAGCTATTCAGTTTTGTGATTGGCTGGGACTCGTTTGCGAAGAGCAAGTAACAAATGGCTAGTGTTACACCTAGTACAGCTAATGTTCTACGGATTTTTAGAACGAGGTTGATTTCATCTATGATTTTTTTCATAGTTTTTTACCTCCTTCGCCCCCATCTGCAGGAGGCAAGCTCTTCGATCTTTTCCGTAGCTTGATCACCACGTACACGATCGGGGTAGCCATTTGCGCCATACCGTTAGCCTTCGCAACGAAGTCCCTCCCCTCGGAGAGGCTTTTGGCAATCAGAAGCAAGAACTTGGTTCATGATTGCCTTGATTTACAAAATATCACAATCAAAGAATTGGTCTGAGGTAGGACATCAAGGATCTATTGGTGTGATAACCGAACATTCTCAAAGTCCTCTTCTCATGCTGTTTATGCCAATAAGTCTTGTACCTTCAGTAGTCAGCCTTTAAGCTACTACCCCAGAGATACCCAGCAATCTAACGTTCGCAATCACCGGACACAGATCACTTTTACTAAAAACAGCATACTTCAAAGTTTCGATGCATTGTGATTGTTGGGTGGCGGAACACTGTTGTCCTATCCGTTCGCCTCTTTTTCAGCGTCTATTTCAAGACGTATGCCCTTGCCAGGGATAAATATCAATTTACCGATTGTCTTCCGAGGCGCTCTCCGCTCAAGCTCAGATTTCATCTCGATTTCCAGTTCGCTGACGTGTTCCAACATATGAACGAGATCTGTTCCAATCTCATACGCGTCGCGATGAAGCTCGGCCCGCGATTCAATAGCCGTCCGGATTTGCAGATCTGGCATACCGGAATGCGCAGCCTTACTGTTTCGGCGTCTCCCCGCAATTCGCAAGTGATCCTTCAGACAGTGTTCGTATTTGAGGCAATGCCCGTATCTGTGAGCAAGCGAACCCAAAATCGATATCTTGTGCGCTGGCTTTTTCTCCCGTCGGCACTCTTTACAATCTGTAGCAAGCAACGCACCAAGGCTTGCTTTGAAGTAGTAGTGTTTCGGAATATTTGTACAAAAGGCTAGTTGCTTGATGAGCGCTTCACATAACCTCGTGACATAAAGAACTAGCTCATTGTAGATCCGTATCCGTTGAATCTCGGCATCGAGAGCATTCATGGGCTCTTGGCTCGTTGAGATGGAATGCGAGTCATTAATTACATGACTCATGACTCCGGCGAGAGCCGACGCTTCATAGGTGTGCAGGTTCGTGAACGCACCTTCAGCGGTGCGATTTGAGAAAACTTCAAAGGTGCCTTCTTGCTTTAGCCACTTCCGAAATTCAGTTGCAATTGGATAGAAGTTAATGCCGATAACGTCGGCGCTGTTCCAAATATAAGCTTCCTTGCGAAACTCCCATTCAAAATGAAATGCCATATCCAGCTGGTCATGATCTGCGTGCTCAATGCCCAAGATATCGATCCTCCTTAACAGCGCGTCTTTCCACCCGAAGGTTTGCTTGAGCGGTTGCAAACGACCTTCACCATAAACCAAGCTTTTTCGGCAATCCGCTCCAGGGGAATTGTTAGCCTGCTGGCAGAGTGAGTTTAGCCAATTCTCAAAACATTTAAAGATTTTACTTTTGCTAGGTTAGAACTAAGAAAATGCTGGCTTTCCATCACCTTCAGGACCACCTAATGGACAATCAATATCTCTAATTGGATAACCGTAAGTAGAGTAATCGATATAATGATCATTGGCTTCAGTTATTTTTAACAATAACCTGTTGAATAAAGAATATAAAGCACCTGAAGTCATCGACAGCCTATGACAGTCCAGAGGCTTATAGCGATGACCATGAGCAGATTTATTACGCTCTTTTAGTGCTTGTAATTCAACTCGTCCAACTTGAAGAGAGAGAAGATCAAAGAATTTTTCATACTGCATATTAGAGCTTTTTTTGTTTAAATCCTCTAGTTTTCTCTTTAAAATGTCCAAGTTCTTACTTTCAATAGATTCTTTGTCTAGAGAAGATGTAACTTCATCGAAAGTATCCATTAGTGGCTTTCTAATTTTTGTCTTCCAAACACTTTTAGGAATTAGTAAAGGCGATAACTCGTTCTCGTTAGCACAGTAGGAATCCCGCAGAGACTCTATCGCAGCACCAAAATGAACAGCTTGTACATCCAGGGGAGAGGTTAAACCTAGCCATATGAGAAAAAGTGGATATTCAATATTAATAGTTTCCATTTTAGTAGCGACGGAACTTATCATTCTAGATATTCTTTTCTCATCTAGGTACCATTCTTCTGTAGAGATTCCAAGTGAAACAGGTGGTTTACATGGGTATTTGTAAGCTCTTTCACCTAGTATATAAATTTCCCTAACAACACACCCAATGCGACCACCATCTTTACTTAGAGATGTTGAACCAACCGAAACTAACTGCCTACCAAGGGTAAAGGATAAGGCAGCTAAAATAGTTTGTTTTGTATCTTCTGAGGGCAATCTATTTTCGTTTAGGTCTTCAAACTCTACAAAACCTGGTTTATATTTTTGTGGAGCAATATCATCCATGGTATGTCCAACTGTAAGTGACCATTTTTGATCACTCATAGTACATTCACATTTGAAATGATCTAGAGAACTATCGAAATTTTTATTAAGATCAAGTTCAAGTACACCTCCACCACTGCGCTCTCTCTTGAAGGAAGCTGAATGTTCTCTAGTTGTACACCTACTGAAAATGTATCTGTCAGCAGAAAAGTTAACAATCCACTCAACTTGGGCGACAGCTGGTAACTCACTTTGAAAAATTTCAGCTTCATTAACTTTCGCATGAATGAACAAGGGATCTGTCTCTTCTACTTGTAAACTCTTACTCTTATTACTTGTAGAAGTTATTAGTACTCCTCTCAATCGAACTAAAACACCAGTCATAGTTTGTCCGATGGTTTCTTCTGCATAGGAGGGAGCTTCACCCGGTCGTAAATTTATGTGTTCTTCAAGCGAAAACGAACCCATGCCTTTACCAACCGCTGTCAACCGCAAATCTGCATCTCTTGAAAGGTCTATTTCAGTAATTTTTTCAGGAAAAGCTCCCCGCTGGATAACCCTGAAGCTTAAGGGAGTAGTTACAGTTTGCCATTCCAGCCAGTCTAAGTTTTCCATTGTATTGAAGTTGAACTACACTACTCACCAATAATAATTGGGAGTACTTTTACAAAGGGGTGAAAGCAGTCTAACGACTAAGATAAGTGACAATAGATATACTAAGATTTCTCAATTATTCGTTCCATCAGCTTGTTAGCTGGCTGGGCAACACCAAATCACTGATCATCAATCAAATCGCTACACAATTCACAAAACAAATCGACATCATCTACTGAATTTATCCAACTAGGATATCTAGAATCATCAATCTCTTTTTCCCACTCGTGCAGAAAAGAAATGTATGGTTGTTCGCATTTAATACAATAGTTAATTGCGTATTCTGCCAAACAGTTAAAGCAATGAGCAACCCTAAGATATTTTGCAGTTGGGTCAGGAACAGCAACTGCTTCTTCGTCACAAATTCCACACGTAAAGTATTGATAATCAATCCATTTTTCTTTTGGGTCTGAAATTGGTATTCCTTCTTTCTCCATGTGTTGGATATAGAACAAATAAGACATAGACAGAGTTCGATAAGTACTTTGACTTTCAAGAGCATCAATCTCTCCTCCATCTTCAAAAAGCTCTTCTTTACGGGCTTCGTCAAGTTTATCTAGTTCAGTTTTAAGGCTCAAGCCTAATTCCTCAGCCACAAACGTATCTAGAAAAATAAAAGCAGTACCTAAAAATTCTTTAACTTCATTTGATTTGAGAGCAGCTTCTCTATGTTCAATGCAGTTTCTAGCTTTTCGCAAAGCATTTAGTGCCCCACCCAGCTTGTATTTTCCTGATTCTTGACGCTCCGCATACTGAAATAGTGGCAGCTTGACTTCTCTGACTAAAAGATCGATCGCTTCATCAGAGCCTACTGTACTACCACTTTTTCGGTTTCGATAGATCAATGACTCATCATGTTTAGCCAACCTCGCTTTTAGAAAAAGTTCAACAGCGTGAAAAACATGCAGAATCACATATTTCCAATCCGTATTTCTTCTACCGTGAAGATGGTGCTCTACACCATGTACAAGAGAATCCATTGCGTTCTCTTCAAGCTTTACGATTAATCTCTGCTGGCTTGAGGTCGTTTCGTTGGTCATTTCTACTGTGTTACTGATTGATACGACAAACTCGCGAGATAATACCTAGTTTTTCAATAACTAATGCAGAATAACTCTCCCAGTTCCGGTATTACCCAGCATTTATCCTTGATGGCACAACATCCTTCCCCTTGCCTATTAGGTCAGGTACAGCAATCTATCCAACTCAAGCATTTCAGCTTAAAGACTGAGAAATCCTATATTGACTACATCCGCGATTTCATCCTGTTTCATTACAGCGGCACCTTGAAGGAATGAGGACAGATGGAACTCAAGCCTACTTGGAACTAGCTAGAAGGTTTGAATACTTTCGAGGTTTAACATCGAGTTCATCTCATTAGGCAGTTGCTTCAACATACCAGCAGACGCAAATTGCATCAAATCCAGCAGGAGAGCGATCGCCCGTCAAAACGCTGCCTCAAAGACCTCTAGTCTTTTGCATTCACTAACTTGAGGAAAGCCGCAGAATTCCCGTAATCCTTGGCGTGGGAACTCTCGGACGGAGTTTCTGAGCGTCTTCTGTGGCAACTACTGTTGGCGAATTAGTGCTGGAGTTGGGCTTAGACCCAACTATTTATAACGAAGGTCTGGAGAACGCGCACAAAGACGCGATCGCCATTGGTCAGGAGATAGAGGCAAGCTTACGGACATCTCTACCAGTCCTTACGCCCAAAGTTGATGACTCAGCTCTAACGAAACTGAATAAGCATTATGACCTTAAAGAACGCCATGCCAAGCAGGTCAACCGCTACCTTTCTCAGAACCCGCTCAAAGTCAAAGTTGATTTCTCTCAACTGAACCAGCTTGAGCGCAAATTAGACAGGCTTGAGCGACGCAGAACCATTGCCTCAATTAGCACTCAAGCTAGCGGCAGTTCGGGGGGTGACTCTAACTCTCAACTTGCTGAGATGATCGGCAAGGCAGTTGCACGAAATCTTAGACCGGGTTTGGCAGGACGCGCAGCGGGGTTAGTGGGGAATGTTCTAGCAACTCCCGGCAGGGTAGCTGGCAGAACACTGGCTGGGGTTGCTGAAGGGTTGATGTTCGGCGTAACGCAGGAGGTCAGCCGCAACTTAGGCAAAGGGTTATCAAAAGCAATTGAGAATAGCCTTTCTAGTTCTGTAGGCAGTTCAGAGCTATTAGGGGAGAAGGTTGGAGGGGCGATCGCTCAATCAATGGGGCGATCGATGTCCAGCAAGTTTAAGGATTTACCTGAGAACTTAAACAACCTGGTAGATGGATTAGAAGTTGACTCTAAGCTAAGGCGTAAGTTCAAGCAAGCGATTACTGAAATAGAAGATTTTCAGAAGCAGGCTGGAGAACTGCTAACCGAAACTTTGGGCGGACAACCAGCAATTCAACAAGAAGCGTTATATCAGCGTGGAACTCAATCTCGCGATCGCCGGCGCAAAACTCCTATAACTCAAGACCAGGCAGCAGAAGAGTGGCGCGAGTCGTTACGGACTAGGGATCGGGTACAGGCTTTAGCAGCCACCAGGACAACTAAAAACAGTCAACAACTCCAACGCTTGAGGGGTGAATACGGCGGCACTCAGCGACAGTTTGCAGAACTGGAGAACCAGATTCAACAAGCTCAACAGTCTGGTGCTCCAGCCGAAGAAATCGAAGGGCTGACAACTCAGCTCAGGCGAACTGGAGCTAAGCTGCAAGGCTTGGCTCAAGCAATGCAGAACGTTATTAAGTACCAAGAAACTGTTGATAAGGCTGTAGTTGAAGCACAACAACGTGTCAGGGCAGGCTATCAACGAGTACAGACTCTAGCTCCAAAACCTCAGCCTAGAACTTATGTAGATTTAGTTCGTCAAGTCACCGGCAAAGATTTAGCACCAGACAAAATTCCTCAATTGAGGATTGCAGACGCTTCACTCAAAAAATCTGGAGCGCTCAGCCAATACGACCCCGCTCGAAATGCAATCGAAGTAACTCGTAAAACTTACGAAGCGATTGAGAATAACACCCTCACTCCTCAGCAAGTTGAGATGCTGAAGGAGGAGCTAGAACATGCTGTAGATTTCGACTTTGGCTCCTTCCGTGGGCTACAAGCTGCCAAACAGAGCCGAGTAGTGGGTAAACCTGTTGTTCCTACTGCTGAGGAGTTTGCTGCGATCGCCCCTGGACTAGCTCCCTATGCTCCAGAGCGGAGGGCACTAGAGCTAAATGCCAAAGTCAAAGCCCGTAGAGGCATGACTGCCTATGAACAAGAGTCTAAGCAAGGACTGTTGCTCAATAATGTCCCAACTCTGGCTTCTAATAAGGAGGCGATCGCTAACCAAAGAACGCAGTTGCAGGCAAAATTGCAACAGATTGGAAAAATTAGCGCTCTAACCGGAAACGACCTATCAAAAGCACTTGAGTCTTACAACGGTTTCTTCGATTCACTTCAGCAGAAAATAGAACGAACTGTTGAAGAAATGCTGTCAGATATTGATGGCTTAGATCAGTCTAAGGTCAACTCTATCGTCCAGAAGATAAAAGGCTATTGGGGAACCGTAGAGGGATTGAATCAGAAGGTCAATCAACTACTTCAGAAACAAATTGATGATGTTTCTGTTACCTCTAACTATGACGTTTGGACGGGCAAATTAGAGCGTTCTAAAAATTCAGGCTTATCCAATCAACCTCTAGGAACGGTTGATGATAAGTTTCTAGATCCAAATTTCGATCCGTTTGCGATAGATCGTCCCCCTGTTGCAATTCCCCTTCAGTTATCCATGCCAGAGGCAGAGCTTGTACCCGTACAGATTCAGCCTAAGCAGTCTCAAGCCATATCTAACACAGGTAAAGGCTTTACAAAACCAGCACAGAAGACAATTGATGCAACTAATCAAACCATTGCAAAAGTCACTCAAGCTGCTGCTCAAACTACTCAAAGTGCGATCGCTGAAGCCCAGAAGTTAGAAAATGCTTTCTCTGGCTTGTACAAGGGGTTGCAGGACGCAATCAAGAAGGGGGATGACCAGCTTGTAAAGGCTTACGGCAACGAGCTTAAAGATATGGCAGAGACTAGCCGCTCTGCCATCAACGCTTTAGTTGAACAAGCTAAACAGTCTGGTGAGGCGTTTGGATCAGAAGCCTTAGCCAAATTGGGAGGAGTGAAAGGTAGGCTAACTCAGCGCTTCAACTTAGCTCAACGAGGTACGGCAAAATACGAGCGGAAGAGGGCTGCTGAAGGAGAAGACTTAACGGCTCAATCCTTAGACCCAGAAGCCGCTAGGGGAGTTAACAAAACCCTTCAAACTCTAAAGCGCTCAATCCACAGATCAATTGATACGCTAAATTCTCTAACTGCCAGTCTCGCCAATGTTGAGCCACAAGAGAGCTTTGGAAAAACCCTTCAGAAAGCAGCGGTTTCGGAGCGTGGCAAAGACCTTTTAGTCAATACTGGCGGATTCATCGCATCTAACCTTGCCAGCCAGCAGGGACTGTTGCCAGAACTGGGAGGCGATTTGATTGGAGCACTTGTTACTCGACAAGTCGTTGAAGCTGGCATTGCTGGCAAGGATGCTTACAGCAAGCTTCAGAACGACGAAACCTTTAAAGCAGCAGATGCTCTGAAGAAGTTTTCGATGATCCTTACCGAGGTCACCGCAAAGCTGCAAAGTTCTGAATTTGGTGAGGAGCAGAACGGGGCGTTATTTGGTGACATTGCAGGGTTTACTGTCGGCAATTTGATTAAGGAGTTGCCTAAAACCATTGCTCCAGGTCTACCAGGAATGGATCTGCTAGGTCAGATACCCGGTAGAGGAGCACTGGCAGCTTCTCAGGCAGTTCCAATGCTCTCGAAGATGAGGGCGCAGATTACTCAGCAATTACAGTCCGGTCAATACAGTGGCGAAGAGTTGAAAGCTCAACGCCTAGACCTCAGCTACAAAGGGCTGAAACCCAATAAGCAGATGAATGATGCCGAGAGAGTCTTTCTTGAGCACATCATTGAGCTGTTGGACGATGCGATTGTCAAAGCAAGACAATTTGACCTTGCTTTTGGCATGTTAGACGCGCCTTCAATGAGGCAGTTTGAAGAGAGCCTTGAGGGAGTAAACGAAGCGCTGGACTCAGACGGCACAAAGATTGTTGCTCAGGTTCAGAAAACTATTGCTGATTACGAAAGAACTGTTCAAGAGTTAGAGAAAAGCTACGCTGAGCGATTCCAAACCTCACAGGATGACCTTGATGAAACATTCCGCTATCGCGAAGCTTATGCCGAGTTACTTGGAGATGGACAAGACCCACAGGAGTTAGACCTGGCGATCGTTCCTCCCAGACCACCTGAGGGTGACGGTTTCTTTGGAGCACTGAGAGGAGATCTTGACGATATTGTTCAACGGCTCGGCGGCTTAAAGAACGCCGCAGGAGTGGCGTTCAAGGCAATCGTTGGGTTTGCGGCAGCTAGCATTGTTCTCCCATTTTTGACCGAGCTTGCGACCTCTGCTCTGGACGTAGCAACGGAGATGGAAGGGCTAGAGCGTCGGTTTAAGTTTGCCTATGGGTCGATGGCGGAGGGGCGTGCTGTCATAGCAGAGGTTAGAACCGATGCAAATGCGCTCGGAGCTGACCTGAGACAGGCATTGGAGGGGCGTGCTCAGTTGGCGATCGCTGCGAAGGGTACGGCGGCACAAGGCGAAATCGCAGACCAAACAGCCAGAGCAATCACGCAGGCGGGTACTGTGTATGGACTGAACCCAGAGCGACAGCAAAATGCAAATCTGGCAGTCGCCCAGATGTTTCAAAAATCGGTGATCAGCGCAGAAGAACTGCGTGGGCAGCTCTCGGAGACGGGGCTAGGTAACCCTATTCAGACAATGGCGGACGCAGTGGGTGTTGACGTTGCTGAGTTGAACAAAATGATGGAAAGACGGGAATTGGTAATCGAAGAGGTATTTCCTAAATTTTCGGCACAACTTAACGCTGAAACTTCTGTTGCTATTCCTGACCTAGCATCGTCTTCTCAAGCTTCGATCAACCGCTTCAATAACTCAATGTTGAACGTGCAGGAGAGCATTGGTAAGCCTCTGCTACCTGTTCGCAATACAGGATTAGATGTTCTTGCAAGCAGTATGGATTTAGCGTCCAACTCAGCCGGAACATTGGTGAAGACATTTGGGGCGATCGCACTGACCCCAGTTGTCAAAATGTTGTTTGATGTTGCTAAGTCAGCGATCGCCTCAGCTCAAGGAATGACACTGGCTGGAGTTGGAGTTAAAACGCTTGACTTCAGCATGAAATCGCTTGCTAGCACTGCAAAGTTTGTGAAAGGGGCTTTAGGAGCAGTTGCGCTTCCTGCTGCCATTTTCTTGGCGATCGATGTCGTTAGCTCTTTTGGCAAAGCCTTCAAGGACGCAGGTGGAGAGGTGCGAGAATTTGCAGAGCAAGGCGTAACCAGTTTGCAAAAATATGACGAAGCTCTAGCCAATCTACAAAATCGTTCTGGTAGAGGTTTAACACCCCCCGAACTACCACAGCCGACTGGAGTTCAAACCGAGTTTGGCGACACAGGTGAAACACTAATGAGTGGACCGCTCGGTGCCTTTGAGCGATTTATTCAGAATGACTCGATTGGCAAGGCGATCGGAACATACATGCCTCTTAGAACGTATGGGCAAGTTCAGGCGGAGCAACAATCTATTGCCCAAAGCGACTTTTTGCTTAATACCAGCGATACTCGCGGACGACTTTTAGGGGAACTTCAGAGGTATGACCTAAACCCTGACGGAGAAGGGTTAATTGCTCAAGTTCGAGGCATTGATCAGCAGTTAGAGGAAACCCAGGGACAACGACGGGCACTGTTGCCGGGAGATATAGAAGGACGTAGAGCGCTCGACAAGCAAATAGACGAGTTGTTGCAACAGCGTGAAGAACCTGGTCGGCTGTTGGCACAGTTGAAACAGCTAAATTTGAGCAAAATTGAGCAGCTTCAGCAGCAGATTCAGGCAGCTTCAGCAGCAGGTGACACCGAGTCTTTAAGCAGGCTTCAAAGCGAGTTAGACGCTACTACTGCGGCAGTAGACAAGCTCAACGGCTTGATTGGCAAAACTCCTGATGTGCTGGGACGGTTGGCGCGTGGGTTTGCTGAAATTCAGGCTGAGCTGGAACAACTGAACATGGAGCTGGATCGCAGCGCTGCCTCTAATCGGAAAGCGATCGCCTCTGCCCAAATCTCGGGTGCAACGCCGGGAGAGCTTGAGTTTGCCCGGAGTTTGGCAGATCAAACCAATATGCGCGGAAGGATAGGCGCGAACCAGTCTGCAATCGATCGGATTCGCAGCACGGTAACAGGTAGTCAGGAAACAATGGATGCTTTGAGTTCTGTAGGAATCAACTCCATTGACCAGATTAATCCTGCTGACCTGACTGGAAGAATCCAAAACATGGAGGACTCCACTCAAAAGAGTCTGATTGAGCAGGCGATCGCCCAGAAACAGCAGATTGATAGCCTCACTACCCAGAACTTCGATTTGGATGCCCAAGTTCAAGAGAGCCAAGCCGCTGCTGTTGAAAAGCTGAGAAGCTTGGCAAATCAGGTTTTTGACTTCTTCAGAGGCATTGAGCAAGCCGCACGGGATACTCAATTACAAGCCCAACAGACCGCTCTGCAAATCCAAACTGAGGCGGCTCAGAGCAGATTGAAAGGGGCACTGATCGGTTTCCAAGACTCGTTCCTCAATGATTTTGTCAACTCGCTGGTTGGCATGATTGAGGCACTGAATAAGCCGCTCAATGATGCGATCGCCGCTCAGCAGCAAATTCTTTCAGCTCAAAATCAATACTTCCAGCAGATTCAACAGTCGTTCCAACTGGGTCAGCAATTACCTAGCAATCAACAAGTGGCAGCGATGGCAGGTGAACAAACTGCCCCGTCTGACCCATTCACCCCACTGCCAGCGGGTCTGCCTATTGCACCAACTAGTGGGCAGGGACAAGGACGAGGGGTGATTGCCCCCGGTTCACGGCAGTTAGCAGCAGCTGTGCCAGCCATCCCAGTTGGGTCTACTCAGATGACGGCTCCTCAAATTCAGGGGCAGCTTGGGGCACTGGCGCAACTCGACCCAGTATCGGCGCAAGCATTCAGCCAACAAGGGTTAGACGCTGCGGCAGCGCAGGCAGCGCAGAACTACCAGGCGCAGGTAGACATGATTAATCAGCAGCTTGCAGCCTCACAGCAGTTTGCTCAGCTTGAGGCAACGATGCAGGCAGACTCAGCCAATCGTTCCCTGTGGGAGGCAACGCGACGGATTGACGACACGTCGAGGGGCTATACCCGCAGTCTGCAAGACCTATTTGCACGGGGAGAGGTAGAGACACCGCTCACCCAAATTCAGGGGACTTTCCGAGGCATGACGCGAGAGTTTGAGGACTCTATGCGCGGCATGGAGGACTTCCGGCGTGGTTTGCAACAGACTGTAGACCAAGCTGAGATGTTGCAACAGGTCATTCGTGACGGTGTGGCTCAAGGCATCATGCCGCGTGAAATGCTGCAAATGTTGCCGCAGTTGCAACAAATGTCAGATGCAGCTAGAGATGACCTGAACGAGCTAGCTGGCACGATGACTGATTATGAGCAAGCCTTTGAACAGGCAGTGCGACGGCAACAGGATGAGTTCAAACGACAAGAGGGTGAGCGGCGTTTTCAGGCACGGCAACGGCTTGGAGGATACGACGTACAGATGTATGGCGAACGAGCGCAGCAGGCACGGCTAGGAGGCAACGAGGGTGTTGCTCGCAGTTTGGAGTATCGGGCTAGATATCTGGAGACGCAAAACCAGTATGAGGGACAGTTCCGGGAACTTCAGGAGTTGCAGCGCACCGGACAGATTACCGCTAACGAATTTGAACGGATGGCAGGGGCGTTGCAAGGACTGAACCAGATTTCACTAAGGAACCTGCGAACGGAGGTAGAGAAGACGAACAATGAGATTGCAGCTAGTGCTCTATTTGGGGGACAGGGGCAGGATATGAACCGAGGCGATCGCCGTCGAGTGCTGCGGGATGCCCAGGAAGATTTCAGGTTGGCAGCTAGCACTGGAGAGTTAAACCAGAGTCAACAAAGAGAGTTTCGCGAAGCATTCAGTGCAGTTAACAGCAGCGGGAATGCCTCAGATCAACAGTTGGTCAGACTGTCCAATCGCTTTCAGGACAATGCTTTCTTCAACGAATTGATGCAGATGACAGGGCGTGGAGATATAACGGCGATCGCCGGCATTTCGGAGCAAACTGCCTCTACTCGAATGACTGAGACAGCAGATCAAGGTTCGTCAATGATCGAGGCATATCGAGCTGCAAACAGTGGTGTTGAGCAGCGGTTAGACACACTCAACACCAATATTATTCAATTGGCAAACTCGCCGCGATCGCTGACCGTGCAAACTCCAGACCCCATTAGGGATATGGGTCAAATTCTTTCCGAGCAAAGTAGACAGAAAATGGAGTCGATAGGACTGTGAGATATGGACGAGCAGCATCTTCTCATCATTGCCTAACTGGAATTGATAGCTGCAATTTAGAGAAAGACATTTAGGCTTAATTATTGGATTGGGTCACCGTTCTTGAGCAGAACTTTTCATGTAAGCGGCATGAGTTTTTGAGATATTACCAGCAGTTTTGCGTCCGTCCGCTGCAAGCGCTGGTTAGACCACGACCTACATCACAAGTGCTTTTGGATATAAGTCGCTGTTGAGTTCTCATGAGGAAATGCCTCTTCTGGAATTTCTAGATCAAGCGCTCGACACAGCGGCTCCCAGCCGTTACTAGCCTCCCATTCAAGTAGCCTTTGCCCTAAGCCAGAGTTCCGGACAAGCTCATTGTGCCGATCAAAAGCTTCGATACAGACTGAGCGATTAGCCAGGTCTAGGGTAAATTTATTCTCAAACAATTCATTGATCATAGAGCGCCACGCACCTTCCGATTTCCTGATTCTTGGAAAGATCGTTGAACTTGCACTCTGCCACCATAAATCAGCGTCTCTATGGGAAAGAATAATAAGAGAGTTAGGGTAGATAGTACTCAACTCAAACCAGAAAGAACTTGAAGGCCAATCTACGGTAGCAACATATCCATCAAAGATTATTGACCAATCAATTCTCTCACCACGAGACGCAGCACACCAAAGAGGAATATGTTCTGGATGGGAGAATACCTCGCTCATGTGATAGCAAGGCTTGCCAAGAAGACGTTCAAGTGCAAATTTGAGTGACTTTGTTCCAGTTCGACCGAGTCCAGCCCCTACTACTTTCAGCATCAACAGAAATCCATCACAAAAAATTCTTTAGCAGACTAACGTTTCCACTCACTGGATGCAGATTAACTTTGCAATCTAGACGAACAATCCTGTACGTTCCAATGCAGCGGTTGTTAGACTGCTCAACACAACACCACGAAGTAATCAAACTTAAAGCGGTTTTCCGCATGTAGGACAGGAGTTAGAACGCTCCCCTGGTGCTGGTCCAGCGTAATATCCGTCGAAGTTAGCTGTTGTTTGTCTGTCGCAGATATAACGAGCTATTTCAACTTTCTGTTTAGGCGTAAGCTGATTAAACCACGCTACGAAATTATCTAGAACTTGGCTCATGTTTTGCTCCTCAATGCTTGTCTAGTTTTATGAGCACCCGGATGTATGCCTTTATAGCACTCAATTAGTTCTTCGTTGGGCTGGAGTACCACCGCAAGCCTCACAGCTTCCCGGAGTAAATTGCCAAGGATCAGCTCTGCAAATAGGACAAGGAGTGGAAGTGGTGGGGCTAAACTGCTTAAGAGCATCTCTGTAAGCTTTCTGCCTATTCCCTTCTTTCACACCAAGCAATAAAGCTTCGTCCTCAGCATCAACATCTTTAACACGCCTTAGAAACTGCTCTACAGCTTCACTAGTAGCAGTTTGGCTTTGCAAAAGTCGATCTGCCTCGTAAGCAGTATCTGCATTGCGCCGCGACATAATTGCATGTTTAATCTCATCATCTTGCCATTTGTTGACGAGTTTTAAGATTGCTAGTACCAACAAAATTGCAGCTAGGACTTCACCCAAACTATCAATGAGATTTGCAAGTAATGTGCCTTTTGCTAGTAACCGAGGGGTGAGATAAAAAGCTGGCACTGCTATTGAGAGAAACTCAATAAACCGATTTCTTTGTTGAAGATTACGAATTTGCCTTCTGTGCAGTTGAATGGCGACTAGTGCATCAAGCTTCTGCTGTCGGATCTTGTTTGCGTCTTCCTGGTTAAGCATTCAACCTTCTAGCTGAGTAGCCTTACACTAACTTATAGAATACTGTCTTCTTATCAATATGCTTCCAAGAGCACCTTTGCAAGTAACTCAGCAGTCTACCGGTGCACTTGAGCGGCTGCAAACAACCTTGACCAAGATCTTCCGGCAGCCTGCTCCAAGCGAATTGTTAGACTGTTTTAGTTTCTATACCTCTGCTTAGAAACAACAGCATTGCAAATTGATTACTCGTCATTTGCTGCAATACTCCGCCGTAACTTTAAGAATGTTTTATATTTAAGCCCGCACAACATCTTTAATCGAATTTCGTACATCAAATCTATCACCAACTTCTTAAATCTGTCATAGACTTTCTGATCAACCTTTTCCTCTGATGTTAAATCACCTCCATGAGCTACAGCATTGCGTAACCTTAGAAATAGCTCTAAGGATTCCTTTAAATTAGGCTTCGGATGTGTATAGTCTTTCCAATGTTCTGGAAACTTTTCAAGTGCAAAACTTTTGAGCAGTTTGTTTAAGACATTGAAGCCAACATTGCTCTCAGTATTAACAACTCTTGAAATAGGGCAGTTACTACTAGTGTGGAATACTCTGAGCGAGGCAAAAAACTTTACCTTCCTATTATCATTTCCGGGATATTCCTTAAACTGTTTGAAAGAGTTTTCCATATGGTGAATAACTATTTCATCGCAAAAATCATGGAAATTTATACTGACTTTATTAAGTTCATCAATGTAGAGGTTGAAAGATTTTTGGATGAAGCTTTCCCATAGAGAATAAATCATCGATATTGATTGAGTTGAGAAAATGTCTTGATGCTTTGAAGATAGAGAATATCTATTCGTAAAAATTGCCCTCTCAATTTCAAAAAGAACAGATATTCGCTCTTCAATAATTTCTTGCAATGCCAAATCAAAATCATGCATAGCCGATTGCTAAGTTTATTATTGAAAAATTTCATCTACTCTTCTAAGACGATTTCTAATCCGGCTTCTACTGTTAGAAGCGCTTCCGGAGTATCTCTTGAAATCTTCATCACTTTTTAATTCTGTTATTTTTAATTTCAAAAGTTCAAGATCTCCAGTATACTTATCAATATTTTGAGCAACTCCGATTAATATACCTTCAAAATAAGCTGGAACGAATAAGTTACTCTCGTTTCTAAATGTCTTGGCATCTCCTATCTGGTTAATTAATTCTAAAACTCTCATAATGAGAGATTCATAAGCATCGTAGTCAAAATCAGCATTTTGAACAGTTGCCTCCATAAAGTTATTTAAAAATTTCTCCATATTTTCATTGATATTTTTAGCATTTCTATAGAAAGCAAAAAATCTAAGAACTAGTTCTTGATCATATAACTCATTAAGTCTGCGAGGACTTAATTGGGTAAGACATCCGAAAACATCACTTTGACTAATTTTTAGCAAAAGCTCGTTAAACCTAGGATCTACCCCTCGATAAATTGCATTTCTTATTTCCTGCGGAGTTAGTTTTGATCCCCCAGAGTTGAGTCGTTTGAACAACTCATACTTCATAGAAGTACTACTTTCTCCTCTCAAAATTTCGACTCTACAAACAGCTCTTTTTAGATTTATTTTTAGATTTGTTGGAAGACTGTCAATGTTAAAACCTTGTAAACTTTCAACTAATCCTCCTTCTTGCAAAGTCCATTTATTTATGGTTTTTCCCTCTTCGGTTCCTTCCCCATCTTCCTCTACAATTTCTTCTTCCTCTTCGACTAATGAGCTAACATCCTCTTCCTGATTATCGATTTTCCACCCATCCCCTTTTAGTTCACCAAAGAAACTTATGAAAGTAGAAACACGTTGTAGTCCATCAACTAACTCCCATACACCGTTTCTATCTTCAGCTACAAATATAGGAGGAATCGGAATCGAGAGTAAAATAGATTCTATGAGTGCAGTTTTTTGTACTTCTGACCATCGAAACAATCTTTGATATTCTGGTCTAATTATTAATTCATCATTTTTGTATAGGTTGATCAACTCACCAAAAGAAATGTCGAGCCTATCTGACGAAAGTCTTCTTCTCTCATCTGAGACTGCTTTTTCGAGCAAGGCTACTTTTTCTTTAAGGTTTTCCATATTACTCAGGCTTAGTAAGCTTTTCCAAGTATAACGAGCTGGCAATAAAATGAATACTCAGATGTCTTCATTGATGACCGACCATGTAAAAGAAAGAACTTAGTGTCTAGCAGTCTAACAGCGAAGTTGAGCCGTGAACGCTACTTAGTTGCGTCATCAGGCTAACGGTGTTCATCAGCTCCAACGTCGAGTTAGGTCCCCTTTTTTGGCAGCTATACGGCATACTTGCGAGATGATACCCAATTTTCAGTAACTAAACAGCAAGTTTGCAGGATGACTTCCTAGTTTCAGGGCGCTGTTTATCAAGTCTGATGGATAATCTTGAAGATTAGGAGAGTTATCCGTCAAACATGCAGGATAACTTCCTCAGTTCCGGTATCACCGAGCATCTAACCTTGAATGGCACAACCTCCTTCCCCTCGCCCATTAGATCAGGTACGGCAGTCTATTTGACTCAAGCATTTCAGCTTGAAGATCAAGAAATCTTACACCGGCTACATTCGCGATTTCATCCTGCTTCGTCACAAACGGCACCTTAAAGAAATGAGGACAGATGAAATTTAAGTCTACTGGGAACTAGCTAGAAGGTTTGAATACTTTTGAGGTTTAACATCAAGTTCATCTCATTAGGTAGTCGCTTCAACACATCAGCGAACGTAAAGTTCATCCAACCCAGCAGGAGGGCGATCGCCCAACTTAAAGTTTGCTCAAGGCGAGATTGGAACAGTATATTTAGTACAAACGTTCTAACTAATCCGTTATGCAAGCTCTTACTCGTGTTCAACAACAGCTTTACGACTGGTTGGTTAGCTATTTTGAACAAAACCAATGCCCTCCAACGATTCGAGAAATGCAGGAGGCAATGGGGCTAAAATCTCCTGCTCCCATCCAGAGCCGCTTAGACGCATTGGAATTGAAGGGATATATTGAGCGGTCTAGTTATGGTCGTTCTCGCAACATTCGGCTTGTACAAGAGCGGATGCCTGCACCCAAAGGCATCCCTATTATGGGAGCGATCGCTGCTGGCGGGTTAGTTGAAACATTCGCTGATGGCGAAGTTGAATATGTTCCAGAAGCTTTTCTTGCAGCAAAAACGTCTAGCCATGAGATGTCAAAGCATTTTGCTGTTCGTGTTCGGGGGGATAGCATGATCGACGCTTCAATCACCTCAGGTGATGTAGTTTTTTTGAAAAAACCTGATGATCCAAAAGCTATTAAGAACGGCACGATTGTGGCGGCAAGGGTGGAAGGTCAAACAACGCTCAAATACTTGCAGCGTGTAGACGAGGAGACTATCAGACTTGAACCTGCAAACTCTAATTTTTTACCTATAGATGTCAACGCTGAAGAGATAAACATTCAGGGAGTATATGTTGGGAGTGTGCGAGGTTTAATTTAAGTCGCTTGAAAGTTTTTTAAGAACAACGGTGCCATGAGAAAACGCTTTAATTTGTTGGCAGCGTTCCCCCTCAAGGCAACGGTCACCTCGCCAAACGAGTTAAAGCCGACTGCATCTGTTTGCGGAACTGCGCTCCATTCAAATGCAATTCCTTTGCCAAAGTTTTGCGAGGCACACGGCTGAAGTAAGCTGCCTCGATTAGCTCACGGTCTGCCGCTGGCATCTCGCTCAGTCGTTGCTGAAGTTGCTGTTGGGCGATCGCTAGTCGTGACGTAGCTACCACTTCGGTGCGGCAGGTCTGTTCTGGCATCAACCCCTCCTCGATGCTGGTGTGAAAGTCCTCGTCGAGTGAACTTGTTTTTTGGTTGGCGATCGCCCCCCGAACTTCCCGCAGCTTTACAACTTTCGTGCCTAGCTCAATGGCTAATTCCTGTTCGTTTGGGAACCTACCGTGCCGAGCCGACCAAGCCAACTCAACCCGATTAGCCTCAGCATTGAACTCGCGCCAGCGCCGGGGAATCTTGACCGTACTGCCGTGGTCACGCAGGTGGTGAAGGATTGCGCCTCTAATGTAGGGGACGGCAAAACTGCTGAAAGCAATGCCCTTTGTAGGGTCGAAGCGTTCGATTGCCTTGTTCAGTCCCAAATAGCCAATCTGCTCTAGATCTTCGTAAGCAGTGGCGCAGCGTTCTGCCCATCGGTGAGCAATCTCTCGCACTAGGTTCAGATTCTCAACTGCGACCCGATTTCTTAATCGCACCGTGTTCTGCTGTGAAACGGTTTTGGTGCGGTAGTAATTCCAAATTGATTCTGCGGCTGCCATCTAATACCTACCTTTGTTAATAAGTGGCAGGTAGAAGAAAACTCTGTTGACGCTGCCGTAACTCGATTACAGCACCTTAGACACCTTGGACAGATTGCGGCGAATACTGAAAAATTTGGTGTTTGCCGCAGATTGATACAAAAGCTCCTGAGAATTACGGATATTAGTAGCCCCATCCCGCTTCGCTTACGACCCAAACAGTCTGATGAGACTCCAGCCAGTTGATTGCTTGGGTGCAGGCATCGACCTGATCATCGTAAACTCCATTAGGGAACTGAGAAAATTCCAGAATGAAATCGTGAATCCAGGGAGCAATACTGGAGTCTGGCAAAAAGATATTTCCAGCCTCGACATAAGGGGCGATCGCCACTGCTCTGACGACCTTACCTCCCTCCGGCTCGATTGGAATCAGTCCTGAGACCTCCCGTTTCAGCAAATCAACAACGGCTGAGCCGTTTGCCTTGTCCTCAATCAGCTTTGCGTGAGCATCAGGATAACGGGCTGCCAGAATGCGAATTGCCTGGAGAGTGCTGTTAATATCCATGCGATCGCGAATTTGGTCGAGCAAATAATATCGACCGCCCAGCTTGCCCCAAACCTGTCCCACTACGAAGTCTGATGATTTGGTTTCTTTAAAGGCGCAGTCCCACGACAGCACCACCTCATCAAATCGGTCTGGCAGTTCCCTGTAAAACTGCCACCAGCTCCGCTTAAAGTAATCTCCCTCCAGCGGCGACGGGCGCTGCTGATAGAGGGCACTCCAAAACAGCGTGCCGACCTTGCCCTTGATGCGCTTAAGTTTCTTCAGGTCAAACCGTTCAGGATTCAGCGCCTCTCCTGCCTGCCTCCAGTCCGGCTCAATAGTACAGCTCGCTGGAAAATCCTGCGCTGTCTCTTCTTTAATTGCCTCAAAGTTAACGACGTGCCAGTTTTCTGGGTCTTCTCCAGACCGCTCCTGCCCAATCAGCCAGCCTGACAGGTCATCTTCGTGCCATCGGGTTTGTACCACGACGATTGCCGCGTCTGGCTCGGCGCGGGTGTAGAAGGTTGAGCCATACCAATCCTTCTGTTTAGAGCGAATGCGATCGCTCATCGCCTCCTCAGCATTTTTGAGCGGGTCATCAATGATTCCACATGACCCAAATCCTTTTCCTGTAATTGGGCCACCGACCCCAGCCGCCCAGCAACCACCGCCCTCCGGAGTCTCCCAGTTCTTCACCGCCGAAGCATCCTCGCGCAACACCCCACCAATGTCGCGGTAGGCATCACGAGAGGCACGGCTGAATGTGTAGGCAAGCTCCGCGGCATAGGAGTTGATACCAACCCACTTCTGAGGATGCTTGTAGAGCAAATAGGCAGGAAATAGCTTAGAGGCAAGCTGGGACTTCCCGCCTCTGGGGGGCATAAACACCAAAACTCGCTTCAGATTGCCATCGGCGACTCGTTGCAAAACATTCGCTAAGACTTCGCAGTGGCGATACCACTGGTAGCGAGGATAAACACGATTAACAAACTCTCGGAACGAGAGCGATCGCCGTTCCTCTTCCCTGCGTCGGCGTAACTCCAGTTCTACCGCTGCTCTAATCCGAACCTCATCAAGCTGCGACAACATGACACGGGTTTTCCCCGGCTGCTAGCCGCTGAAGTTGCTCATCTGAGAGATTTGAATAATCAATCTTGACGTTGAGATGGGTCTCCTCTTTCTCACCTAGAGCAGTTCTGCCGATTTGCTGGAAGCGCTGTAGAGCTTTACCTAGCTCATCTAATTGCTTTGAAGATAAAGGATCACCGCTCCTTCTAGTTCCTTCAATTGCCTCGTTAATTTGCTGAAAGATTAGGTTCAATCCGCCTTTGGCAAGGTTGAAGCATTGAGTATCCCACCCTGCCAGGTCGCCAGCCAGAGCGGTTAATTTGTGCTCCTGCCGCTTATCCGAAACCATCTGAACGAAGCGCTCAGCCTCAATCTTCCAGTTCTCCTTAGCTACCTTCTCCTGTAAATAAGAAGGCGAACATTTATACTTTGCAGACAATTGCTCTAAGGTCGGGCGAGACTTCTCATCCGGAGCCTGGACGTATTCGTCCTTGATGACTTGCCAATTATGCTTTGCCACTTTCCCTCAGCTTCCTGCAATTTCCAACTTTCTGTCGGATCGTTCCCACGCCTTGCATAGTAGAGTTTTCACGGTCGTGGAGGCAGGAGGCGACCGCCAATTCAATCGGCTCACGTCGGAAAAGTGGTGGTCTTGTTGGAAAAATTCCGTTTTCTACCGACAGCTACTCCAAAATTTGGTCAACATAAGACCGCACTTTGCTTAAGCTTGGGCGTTTAAGAGATAGTCGGTTTTACCGCTGTTGCACTCATTGCAGGCTTGTAATTAGGTTGTCTTCCGAATCGCTACCACCTTTCGCTCTAGGATGAATGTAGTCAACAACCAGTTCTACATTTTCACCACTGGTAAGTAGGCTTCTGCTACAGTAGCGACATTTGAACCCGTCCCTCTGCAAGATTCGAAACCTGGTTGATAGCAAACCTGGACGAGATGAAGCACTCTTCAACACAGGATTTAGAATTCGCTCCTGCATCTCTATAACCTCAAGGTTGTCCGCTAACTGTCGAGCAATTTTGATTAGGTCAGCTTTGGAGTGCGATCGCCACCATCAGTCTGGTATGAAACGACAACCAGAAGGCAGGATATTCTAAAAATCCATTTCTAGGAACGGCGATGGCATAACCGAACTCTCAAACCAAGCAGATGTCAGTAGTATAGCCCTTTCCTATTTCTCAAATTCTCAGGTTGTCTTAGGCTTGTCTTATCCCAGATATTGGTCAAATATCTGGGATAAAGACTTAAGGAGGTAAGTATAATTGCTTATTCACGATCGGTTGAAATAGAGCATTTTCGTTCTCCTCCTCTCACGCTTTAATCGAAAGAGCAGGGATTCCAATCTGCCCAAATGGACGGCATTATGCAGAATCATTCGCCGATCCATCTAAAACAGCTGGATCGGCGGAATGATTCCCTCTAATAATAGTTGAGGTGCCTAATATCAACTGTTATTAGAGGGAATCCTATAGCTCATTACACCAAAGTGATTGCTAAAGCGTATAAGCTGTATGAGGCTTCCAGCAAAATTCGGACTGCCTACGATGCTGGAGAACTGAACTGGAGTGGACTCTATAACCTGGCATTTAGCTTCAAGAAGGCAGACACCGTAGAGACTGCTGAAGCTCGGATGTCCGCTTAACAAATTTGGCGATCTCACAGAGATACCCGCAAGGGGTCGCAAAGATTCGCGGCTAGAGACAGTGTGTGATCCATGCCTGGGCACTGGTCGGCTGCTGCTGACTGCCTCCAACTACTCGCTGAGGCTGTATGGGCAAGACATCAACGACACGGTGATCAAAGCTGCCTTAGTCAACGGCTATCTCTACGCTCCCTGGCTGGTCAAGCCGTTGCCATTTCTAGATTCTGAACTGCTCTATGGCGATCTCGCAGAGATACCCGCAAGGGGTCGCTCAGCTTCTATCTCAGACTCCATGACGGCGACAGCCGACCAAAATCCTGCCGCTGCTCAATACCTCGCAGAGACAGAACACGACGCAGAAAACCAGTGGAAGTTTGAACCCATCAAGAAGCGTAAGCGCAAGGGAAAGAACGACTCCGAGGAAGTTTGGCAGGGTTCAATCTTCTAATTTGAATAATGTTGACACTAATCAAGTTAAAGCTGATAATTTAATTGTCTAAGCTGTTTTAGGCACCTCAACACACGACACTAATCGACTTGGAGCAATCATGTCTCAACAACTTACTGGCTGAACGAATTTCGACCTTGAAGCGGCGACTCGCTACGACGAAGGATTTGTTGGGTTTCCTTCATCAACCCAACCGACGAATGAGCGATCGCACTTCTCAATGTGGGTTTGCAGTTTTCGAAGGTTGCAGTAATTCTTACTCTTCAACCAGTTAATGACCGATTGCCATTGTTCTGGTTTAAGACATCCAACCGAGTCAGCGTAGCCTTACTTCAACCCCAGAGTTCCGAACTGTTCGTACCGTCCCACTAACTTCTATGACTGCTTCAATCTCCTAGTGTTTGTATCCTTTGAGGTCTATATGAACCGCCAAGGCTCGTTTCAGTTCACGGGCAGCCGGATTTGAGTCAATTAATTCAGCAAGGCTGTCTGATATCGGAGGCTTTCAAAGCAACTTTGGTTCCTTCAATCTCTCAACATATCATTTAGAACTGCTATAGCAAGAACTGCTTCTTCTCAGATTGATTTAGGAGAGATCAAATCTTGGAAGTATTCATTACTATGCAAGTCTAACCATGCTACATCCTGACGCGCCCAAATTACGGCTTGACGCTTCAAGGATATAGACTGCTCTAAGTAATTCAAAGCAGCATCAATATTTCCGGTTACTGCTTCCAGACCTCCCAAACCATAAAGGGCTGTGCCACGAGATTTTGTATAAAGCAAAGAGGTAAGGGTTGGTCGAACCGCTTCGATTTGAAGATAAGCATCAGTTACTCCTCGCAATCGAACAGTAGCAATAGCGATATTATAAAGATCGCTAAAGGCATTAGGGTTTCGCTTAAGTGACTCTCTATAATTCTGAATTGCCTCAGAATAACGCCCAAGATAAGTAAGTACTAACCCTTGATTTCCCCAGCAATCGCGTCCTGAAGACATTGCTGTATCAAAGTCAGTAAGAGCCTCGTCATATAATCTCATTAATCGATACGTATCAGCCCTATTTTCAACAGCCCAAGCATCTTGTGGGTCAAGTTCAATAGCTCTGTCAAGGTCTTCTAGAGATTTCTCATACTGTTCTAACTCACGATAAGTTATGCCACGATGAGCAATTGCCCAAGCATCTTGTGGGTCAAGTTCAATAGCTCTGTCAAGGTCTTCTAGAGATTTCTCATACTGTTCTAACTCACGATAGGTTATGCCGCGATGAGCAATTGCCCAAGCACCTTGTGGGTTAAGTTCAATAGCTCTGTCAAGGTCTTCTAGAGATTTCTCATACTGTTCTAACTCACGATAGGTTATGCCGCGATGAGCAATTGCTGGAATATAAGATGAGTCTGAATCAATTGCCTCAGAAAAATCTACTATGGCATAATCCTTATATCCTGCTTTGCTCATTGCTCGAGCACGGCAATAGCGTACCACTGCTCTTTCTAATTGTGGTATTGGTGCTTCTGTAATTAACCGAGGAATTTCAAGGCGAGGATACACCAATTGATGTATCCTAACTAACGAGAGCCAACATTCAGGGCAAGCTGGCTCTGCCGATAATGATTTAAGAAACGAATCAATAGCCTTTTCAGGCAGTCCCATACTTTGGAATGTTAAACCTATTTCTTTTCGCCCCACATGCTCAAAATCTGGCTCCGATGCGATCGCCTTCTGAAGATCAGTTAAACTTGCTTCATAACGCTCCATCAAACGATAGGTTATACCGCGCTGCGCAATTGCCCGACTATATTTTGGGTCGAGTTCGATAGCTTTATCAAAGTCTTTAAGCGCCTCTTCATAACGCTCCATTAAACGATGGATTAGACCGCGCTGCGCAATTGCCCAACTATATTTTGGGTCGAGTTTGATAGCTTTATCAAAGTCTTTAAGCGCCTCTTCATAACGCTCCATTAAACGATGGATTAGACCGCGCTGCGCAATTGCCCAACTATATTTTGGGTCGAGTTCGATAACTTTATTAAAGTCTTCGAGCGCCTCTCTATAACGGTCTATATCTTGATAAGTTAGACCGCGTTGCGCAATCTTCCAACTAGATTTTGGGTCGAGTTCGATAGCTTTATCAAAGTCTTTGAGCGCCTCCTCATAACGCTCCATGTCTTGATAAGTTTCACCACGACTAGCAATTGCCCAAGCATAAGCTGGATCTAATTCAATGGCTCTATCAAAATCTATTAACGCCTCTTCATAATATTCCATCAGACGATACACTTCGCCTCGCCAAGCCAAACCAATAGGTTTCCACTGTGCCTCAATCGTAGAATGTCCAATAAGAGCAGTAAACATTTCAGCAGCAACTTCGTAGCGTTCCTCCTCATACGCCTTTAATCCTTCAATCAGTTGCTCACTCCAACGCAAAATTTCGGTTGCATCTCTATCTTGGGCTGCCCGCATCATTGTTTCCGCCCAACGTAACGCAAACTTGCGTTGATTCTTTAGAGCAGCTAGAAACTCGTTTAAAGCAATTGCAAGATTCTTTTGTGGAGCTTGGCATAGTCGATGATATAACACATTCAATGTATAGCTTTGCCAAGCTAAATCTCTTCGTTGCACTTCTTCGCTCAACTGCAGTTCGTTGCGAAGTCGCTCAAAGTAATCTGCTAGTTTTCCATGTAATTCAGCCCAGCTCTGAGGATAAGCGAGCCGTTTATGACGTAACATTTGAGATCTGACGATTTCGTGATACATCCAGCCATCAGTTCTTTCCTCAACAAAAGGCATTTCCTTCAACCAATCAAATAATTCATCTGCTTCATTCCATTCTCTAAGTTGGGCTAAAACGTCTCTGTTTAAGTACTGTGGAATAGCAGCATCTAAAGCCACCTGTCGTCGTTTTGAGTCATCTACCCAGCTCAAGAAACGTTCAACTGCTGTTCCGCTAGGATCACCAACCTCATCAGGCGTGTGTGGAATCTCTGTAGCCAATGTGGCAACTAGCAGAGGTAACCGTCCAGAAAGCCGTAAAATAACATCAACGACCGTTTTACTAGTGATTCCTTTTTGAGCAAGAAACTGTTGGGCTTCCTCTTCCGTAAATGGCTCTAGAGGCATTCGCGTTATTAATCCTTCATAGGATGCCCAACGATTTTTGTCTAGTTCGTGTCGTCCGGCAATCACGAACAATACATTCAAAGGTATTTCACCATACCGACCTTCTATAACGTCCTGGAGCCAGTTATCTAAAAAATTTCCTGTCCGCTCGTAAGTATCAAAAAACAAAATTATTCCAGACTTCTCAGCAATCTTCTTAATTTCTTCTAAGAATAGAGGCGTTAAAACTTCAATTGGTTCTTGAACTAAACGAACTTCATCTTTATTAGTTAACTTCTTCGCGACGTAAGATGCCCATTCTCCTGCCTGTGCTGCTGCCACATCCTCATCTACCAAATCAAAGACAGCTCCTCCAACTGGAATTCGTCGCGCCAATTTTACGCTAGCTTTAACAGCCGTTTTACTAACAAAAGCAGAAAAGCCTTGTGGAGCTTCTGCATCAGTCTCTAATTCTTGGCGTTTCTGACGAAAAACTTTGTAGCGTTCGCTAAATTGCCCCAGTTTATAGTGCTTCTCCAGATGTTCTCCAAATCTTCCCAGGACTTCTGGCACACTTTTTTCTGCCTCGTCAATATGAGCGGTGATTACTCCTCTCTCCTCTGCAATCTTACGAAACTGCTTGAGTAAAGTACTTTTACCAATTCCTCCTTGCCCTGAAGCATTAAATATGAACCAACGCCTGTAGTCTTCCAAGGGCAGTTCCAAGTTCTGTCGAAACTGAGCAACCTGCTCTGTCCGTCCCACAAAGCCAGACTGTTGGCGCTGTTTGAGAACGTCTTGGATACTTCTGACTCTATTTAATGAATTCATAGGTGTCTTAACACGAAGTGTCTGAAGTTCTTAAGTAGCTGGGTGCAATTAGATGTAGGACGTGTTAGTGCCAGTGGAAGACATCAAGCCATCCTAACCCTGTAGAATTGAAAAGCCATTTAATGCCCCCAATCAGCTTAACAATCGTCTTCAGCGGCGGTGTAGGGGCTGGGGAAGAAAACTCCCCTGGCTACCCGATAGCTCGGTTAGGGTGCTAGAGTCGCACCTTAATTTGGGAGATATCAACCTCCTCTGATTTGATTGCTCGAATATATCTGAACTTCCAGACTTCAGTATTTTCAATTATTCTAAAACCGGCAGTTTCAAGACCTCTAACAAACCCTTGAAGATCTTTAATACGGGACGTTACTTCATAAATCCAGAGTTGCCCATCAAGTTTTAGGGTGCGGGATGCTTCTCGAATGTAATCAGCAATGTTCAAACCCATCAGTGACAAATTGAACATAGCAACGTCCAGACAGCCATCCTCCAAAGGTACACGAACCATGTCACACTCAATGACTGAGTCATTGATAGCAATGAAATCAAAGCTATGAACCGTATGCTTGCCGACAAGAGCTTTAGCTATCAATGCTTCCCCACAACCCAAATCAGCGACAACTAAATCAGAACGCTTTTGAAGCCACTTAATAGCCTCCTCATAGGGAATAACTGTCCAAGTTTTTCGAGCGTCTTGATAAAGTGTATGGTATTGCATCCACTCTTCCGGATTGCCTTGTAAGCGTTTATAGGTAGTGTGACTGTAGCTATTACTCCAACGGGCATTCATCCGGCTAAAGTCACCGTATTGAACATTACGGCGTCGAACATCTGATGGATCAATATCTGGAAGTGGGACAAAGATTTTAGGACGAATAGCTAGTTTCTGTTCACCTGTCTTCAACCTTTCTAACCATTTACGCAGATCTCGAAATGCTTGGGATTCAGTCCTTAGCTGACCTTCAGGCATTACACCATCAACCGCAGCATCGGCAACCGTTTGCTTGTTTTGTAGTCGCGCTAATCGCCCCTCATCCCAACTCCATCGTTCTCCATCATCTAAGCCGTAAGTTACAGGCATGAGGATTGTGAGAGTGTCATGAACTTGCCCCTGACGATTTAATCGTCCTTCTAGTTGCTCTAGTTCGGCACTTGTCCAAGGTGGAATATTTAAAATCAAGCGATCGCAGACTCGTTGAAAGCCATCAACACCGGTAGCCATAGCACTACTGGCAATCAGAATGTCAGTAGAACCGTCAATGAAATTGTTACGCCCACTTTTATCACCTCCCATGTGAAAACCAACAGTCCATCCGTCTGCCTCGATTGCCTCTTTTAGCTGATCGACGATGCCCTCAACATAGTGGGTATAAACAATAGTTTTGGGACGGAGTTCCTTGAGAATGGTTGGAATTCTAGCACGGGTAAGGATCTGCTCCATCTTCAAAATAGAGGTGCCTTCTTCGCGAATTTTATCAACTAAATGAGTGCAGTCAATTGGAAGCCTAACTCTATTGATTCTAATTTTGGGTTTGACTCTAGAACGAATTCCCAGAGTCACAAACGCCTGATGCAATCGCATACAGTTATTAAGGGTGGCTTTCTCATTTAATTCAGGTCGTTCTACACCTGTCACTAATTCAACCAAGCTTTTACCTTCTTTTAGGTTGTTAATAACGGGAGTTGCACTCATTCCAAGCACATGAAGATTAGGATTCTTCTCTGCTGCGTTAGTAATCAAGGCAAGAACCATCTGCCGTCGTTTAGACGGATCATCACCACGTTGCTTGCAACGATGAATCTCATCCACAATGATGAAGTCAATTTGATATCGCTCTAGCAGGTGCCTAATGTGAGCAGGCGTTGAAGGTTGTTGGAACATCTCGTGATTTAAGAGGATGTAATGATGCCCCTCTTCAATATCTATCCAGTGAGGATTAAAGTTTTTGATTGTAACTCGGCTATCTGGAAAAACATGTTTAATTTCTCCATGCCAGTTTGGCACCGTATCTAATGGACAGATGATGATAGTGAGATGGGCATCAATGATGCGACTGCTAAGAATGCCACCAATCGTTTTACCTGTTCCTGTCAATGAGAGGTTTAACATTCGCTGCTGGTTACGTAAATTCACCGCAGCTAATTTTTGCATTAAGTTTGGAGGTGTGACTTTGCCATCAACTCGGAATGCCCAACCTGATGGAATTGCCATATCGTGCGCTTGGTTATATTCGTCAAGAAATTGATCTCTTACTTGACGACCATAGCCATCATCCGTAAAAGCTTCAATTGCTTCAACGGCAGATTCATCCTCAAAGACTTCTGCCCAGATCCGATTGCGTCTAGAAGCAATAAAAAAATCAATTGCTTCTTGATCAGCTGAAGCAACAATTTCGCTGCTTAAAAATTCTAGACTTTTTCTAACCTTGACTTTTGGTAACTCATTGAGCTCATTAAGTTGCTCTTGAGAAGCACCAGTTGTTTCAAAGGTTTCAGATTCCTCAGATATGCTAAGTGATGGAATAGTATCGACAATCTGTAGCTCGGTATCAGCTTTAATAACATCAACTGAATCAGTTTCAGGTTCAGACGTTTTGACTCCCTTACCTTGAATTACATCTCGAAGTTTTTGACCTGCCAGTTTACCCTTAATAATCTCTTTAACAATCTTAAGTCCTTCAAGGTTTGTCGTATCTAAAACACCCGATTGCTCAAATATTTTATATAATTCAGCCTGAGTCAGGTTTGGAATATGAACTTCTAAACTAGCAACGAACTGGCGAATAGCCTCTATAGTCCAACCCGAACCACAACGAGCACATCCACTATTGCCTTGACTCCAAGAAGCTCTAGTAATGCTAGTTATTCTAGCTTTCCATTCATATCCATCAATAGGACATTTAAACCAAGCGTCTTGGCTTGAACCTCTAGTTAATTTATCAGGATTTAAACCAAGACTAGTATTTTTGCCATAATCCCAATACTGAGCTACGTAATTAGGGTAAAGTCCAATCAAGGATGTAGTTTCAGTAGCGATTAAACCTCTGCAAGCTGGACAACCGCTGTTACCCTTTTGCCAAGCTGATCTGGCAACTGAAGTAATAGATGCGACCCACTCATGCCCATCAACAGGGCACTTGAAGAAAGCTTCTTTACTTGATCCGCTAGTCAGTTTCGTTGGATCGAGTTCTAGTTCATTATTAGCTTTGTATAACCAATACTTAGCGACTTCATCAGGAAATTCAATTGCGATTGGCTCTCTACGCTGCCATTCACCACGCTTACGTTCAGCAGTTCCATTGCAAACCCGACAGCCAGCATTGCCTTTTGACCATTGCTGATTGATCGTTGCAGTAATACTTGCTTGCCACTCATTGCCGTCGTAAGTGCATTTGAACCAAACCTTCTTGTTGCTTGCAAGAGTCAGTTTTTCTGGATCTAAGTTAATTTCACTATTTTTTCCATAATCCCAGTATTGTTTGACAAGTTCTGGATATCCCTCCATCAAAGTAGATTGTTTCTCAGGCTTCTTCTTTTTCCCTGCACACACTGGGCATCCACTTGTACCATACCTATCCCAACTGTTTGTGATATCATTTGACTTCTTCTTCCAAGAATGACCATCAACCGGACATTTAAGCCAGAAAAACGGTGTGGAACTCCCAGCAGAAACTTCTCCAGGATTGAGATCTCCATTTCTCTCGTAATCCCATAATTCTGCAACTCGTTCTGGATAAAGGGCGGCTAAGCTTCTTGAATAAAGTTCTTGCTTGGCACTTTCTTTTTTTTCTTCTTCAGCTGCCGCCTCTGCTTCTTCACACTCCTTTAAATACTCATGAAATGCAGGATTTGCATTAAGGATTTGTCTAACTCTTTCTCTACTAATTCCATACTGATTACCTATTTGCTGCCTATTAAATCCTTGTTTGTAAAGTTCCAGAAGCTGATTGCTTTTCTCAAGTTTTGCTTGTCTTAATTTGTTTGGTTTAGGTAACTCTTTTGTTCCTTCACCATCTAATTCAAGCAAACGGCTCGATTGGTCATTCTTTTGTTCTTGCCAAGATTCGCAAACAGCCTGGCCTAAGCTTGTAAGAAAAACTCGATTATCTTCTAGTTTAATAAGTCCCCTATCTTGAAGATTCAGCACTGTGTCTTTGACAGAACTAAACTGTTCAACTGGTTGAGGAGATAGATATAGTGATCTAAGAATGAGCGTCTGGTTCTTGCCAAATCCTTTTGTAGCTTCCCGGAGCTTGTCTGCATTATCCATAGCTGAACCTGAACAATTAGAGTTGCCTATGTAATAGTTTTAGGCTTCACACATCAGTTTGCCCTTCTACTACTCAAAATTCACCAAACCTTAAAGCTTTCGGGCATTTCAGGCAACCGATTTTACATTTCTTGCCAATTCTGATGGTTAACCTTGAAGGTCAGGGATGTTATCTGTCAAACATGCAGGATAGCTCCCCCAGTTCCGGTACTACCCGGCGTTTACCCTTGATGGCACAATACCCTTCCCCTTGCCTATTAGATCAGGTACAGCAATCTATTCAACTCAAGCATTTCCTTTGGTTGAATCCTCAGCAGGTTCACAAACGGCAGTACCGTCAGGCGGAGGCATACGCAAACCTTGTCGAATTGCTGGGGGAATTCGACAAGGCTCTGTTTTGAGCGGGCTTGATTGCGCCACACGCCCGTAAAGTCGAGTTGATCTTAATCAGACAGGTGTTAGCTCTTCAATCTGCTTCTCGGCTGGTGACTCTTCTCTCCTGCACCAACAAAGAACGATTTGCTCAAAGCCTTGTGGGGTGATTCGTCCAACTGGATCAAAGGACTGGCAGTATTTGAATTCCCAATCTTCAAACGGTTCGTTAAAGGGAATATTTACAACATTGTCCACAAGTCCAAACCGATTGGTTCCGTCGTCGTTCAATGCCAGCTTCCCATTGGTCAACGCTGGAATATAGAGAATCACTGGGTTGCTGTCATACCATTCTCGACGCTCTGGCACCGATCCATCCTGACTGCACACGGCAGTAAAAACGGTCTGCACTGGACCGGGTGTAGTATGGCTGACCTGATAAGAATGAATCTGCGCTACAGACCATTGATTACTATTCAAGCTGTGCTTATCTCCCACAACTGGAGGTGCATCCGAAAACCAGAAAACATAGTCCTCGAAGTGCATACTTGCTTCGTCCATCTTCACGTCATCGGGAATGTCTTCCGGTCTGACATCAGGTGGAAGTTGCCCAGGCGGATAGACCAAAACAAAATTTGTCAAAAATTTCATAGCTTAACTCCGATAGGTACGCACTTTACAACGCCAAGCTCTACCGCTCATCTGCTCAACACCCCGGTAAATAACCTGATTGGCGATCGCAAACTCTCTGCAACGCCTTACCGCTTCATTTGGATTTCCAGCCCAGATGCGCTCTTCCCAATCCTCGGTTGTGCCCTCTGGCTCTTCTAGATATTCTCCCTCCTCTACTGGGAAATGTTGAGTTTGCCCATCTTGCGTAACAGCCCAATAGGAAAGACCGCCAATAACGACAACTACCACTGTGCAATAAGCATTTGTTAGGCAGGTTTGAACTGCGGCAGGAGCAGCGGCTTGAGCTTGCACCTTTTGAGGCAGTAAGGAGGCAATGAGCAGTGTACTTAAGGCGATCGCCGTTGGCTTGCTAGTTCGCTTGATCATAGTATTTATTGCTCTTTCAGTAACTCAACGTTTTCTTCCCAGGCAAAAATGTGCGCGCCTGCGGGGTTAGGGTTTGCGGCTTCCTCTGTCTTGATTCGATACGTCCAGCCTTCCTGTTCAAAGTCTTCAATCTTGCGAGCGTCGGGCGTGACGTACTCCATGCCAACGATTTCACCCATTAGCTTGCAGTTAGGGCAATCGTCAAATTGAACCCGTTGAAATAATCGGAATCTGGGTAGTGGAATGTTAGATGGAAATTCCGTTGTGAGCAGTGTTCGATAGTGAGGATCTTTGCTAGTCCTCCACCGCTTCAAGCTCGAACTCAGCAATACTCAAAGTTGGCTCGTGCTTAGCTTTGAGCATCTCAGCAGTAGTGCAACCGTGGAGAGTGTTCACGGTGTAGAACCAGCCGTGCGTGTCTAGCAAATCTATTAGGGCAACATGGGTGTCAATGTATTCCATGCCCGTTATGTGCCCACAGCGGTCTTTCGCTCGAACCTTCTGCCAGAAGCGGAACTTGGGAGGTGGAACTTGAGGAGGGAGATTGGCATTTGAGCATAGCGAATTAGGGCAGAGCTTTGATCTGCCCTCTTGCAACAAATTCATAGAACTGCCTCTTGTTTTAGGAACTACTCTTCAATCTTGAGAATGTCGTTTGGCACAACAGCCTGACCAGACCAGTTGGCGCAAAGCCTGGTCAGTTTGACCAAGTTGGAGAAATAGCCCCTATCTAGCGTCCCATCTAGAGCTAAACGCAAAGTGTTGCGCCCAACCTCGTTGGACGTTCCTTTGATTTCCTCGTAAATAGAATTTACAGTTCTAGGCTCGTCATTGCCGTCGCTGGGCCAATAACGAGAGATGTCAACGTAAACGCGCAAGCCTTCTTCCGTCTCTAAACACACATTCAAAATCTTACCCCTTGAAACTCAACTGTCTAAATTCTGCAATTCAAAATGCTAAAGTGTCAACAACCCAAAATTTCAAAATGTTGACATGTTGAAAGTCAACTTGCAATAATAAACAAAGAGAGAGGGCGATCGCCTCCGTCCAAAGAAACGACAGCCCCCTCTCAAAGTTCAACCCTAGTTAAGGATTTCTCTAATGATTGCACAAACTTCTGCTTCCAAAAAATCTGCTGTTCAGATCATTCCTGGTGTCGGCAAGCGTCCTTCCGTTGCAGTTCTGAACTGCAAAGATGGCAAAACCCTTCGACTCTCTATCGACTAACCGTTCTTCCCCTGCCCGCCCACGGGTAGGGGTTCAACTTATCTAGATGGAGAGTTATGGAGCCTCAAAACTGTTCACAATGCCCGTTCTGGCAAGAGTCAAACCGTACTCCAAACGTTGGCTACTGTCCGCTATATGACCAGACAACGCTAGGTCACGACCTGCCTTCTGACCTCTGCCTTCTCAAGTTCTGGGAGTTTGCTCAGTCTCCTGTTCCAGCTTGTAATCTTCCAGTCGATTTTTACCGAGGTTGGCAAGTTGAAGTGGAGCAAGAGCAAGAGGGGTTTAGACCGCTCTGTCGTTCTCCAGAAGGCGATCGCTGCGGTGATTGGAGGTTCTATCAGGACTACCAATCGGCTCTAATTGCGGGACGGCAATACGTTGACTTAGACGCTACCCGAATGCTTTTAAGTGACGCTTTAGCGGACTTCTTGGAGGCAGGTTTGATTGATGTTCACGAGTATTTCAACTTAACAACGGTGTAACGATGCAGCTTGCCTATCAGCACCGCTTACTACAGACCTGATAAATGAGCGATCGCTCAGACCAAACAAATGAGCGATCGCCCTCTTATTTCAACTGCCATGCAAACCCAAAGTACATCCAAAGTTTTACCTGTCATTCCTGAAACCCGATCTGACCTACGACGGCTAACTACTCAAGGGCAAACATTAAGCTTCCGTCGCCCATTCATTGATATTTTGGCTGACTTGTCGAAGCCCTTGCCTTGGGCTTTTATTAACTGGCTTGAGAAGAAGGATAAGAAGTCAGGGAAGCTCAATTACATTCCATACCTGCATTGGTATGACTGCAATCTAATTTTGGATTACATCAGTCCTGGCTGGACTGGGCAACTGATTCACATGCCGCAAGGTAGCCGCTATGTGCTGGGCTATGAGATCACACTGCTCTGTGAGGAAGGCCCAATCTCTCGCGCTAGCACTGGCGATGAGGCGTTGGAGGGAACGCAGTTTGGTAGCAGCAATACCAATAGCGAATCGCAAGCGTTTCGCCGTGCTTGCTGTCGATTTGGGCTAGGGCTATACCTCTATGACCCCAGTGTTAAAAGGGCACTAATTTCTAGGCATGTAAAGGAGAAGGGGAGTTGAGAGGGCGGTCTTGAAAAGACACTCGTAAGCGATCGCCTTTTCCTGATTTAGAAGTATTTCAACTTAACTAGGTTTCAGCAATGACTACCAACTACACGATTGAACAACTCGAAGCAATGAGCATCGAAGATTTGACCAACTTAGTTGCGGAAATAGGGCTAGCAGTGAACGACGATCGCCGCTTCTTGATTGAGAATGTTTTGCTGGCTCAGCGATTCCCTGACTTCATTCGAGAACTGCAAGCTCAGCGCCAATTCACTGCCAGCTAGCAAGAATCAGGGTAGACCGTCCAAACCAAAGGAAATCTTTGAAGAAGCTGCCAGAAACTGATATTCAGTTTGAACTCTGGAATTTGGAGTAATCCGACTCTTTGGAAGGATTGTTAGCTGGCAGCCGTACACCAAAACCGCTGCACCACGAATTTTGAAGGGACTTGCGACCAAGAGTCAACTACCCGAAGCTGACTGCTAGGCGGTACAGCGCGGGCTTGGGGGAGCCAGTCCTCAACTAAGAGATGACTAGATCAAGAGGCGTTGCATGGCACATACTACCGACCGTTTTCCTAAGTCGGGCTATGTAGAAACTCTCTGGCTGAGAGTGCTTGCAGAAAGGACATCTTTGCAGCGCTGATCGAAGGAACAAGTTGTTTTTGGATTATCTCCATGAACCGAAACACAAGAATTCCAACCCTTGCCCCCGATGGCACCCGCCTTATGCCAACAAAGTATTGGCGGGCAGAGGCGATGGTCGAAAAGGAAGAAGCAGAGTGGGTAAGCAATGACCTCAACATCAAAGCCATCCGCCTGTTGCGAGAACCGTCAGGCTATGCAGTACAACCCGTTACTTTGGGCGTTGACCCTGGTAAAAAGTTTTCAGGCATAGCGGTGCAGTCCAGCCAATTTACTCTATTCACCGCCCACCTGGTTTTACCCTTTCCTAATGTCACCAAAAAGATGACAGGTCGGCGCATTCTCAGGCGGACAAGGCGAGGGCGGCGGATTAACCGCAAAGTTGCCTTTAAGCTCAGAGCGCATCGTCAGGAACGGTTTTACAACCGCAGGCAGAAGAAGCTAGTCCCCTCAATTCGGGCAAATCGGGAATTTGAGCTACGCATTGCCCGTGAGCTGATGCAACTATTTCCTATCTCATCTATTGTTTATGAATACATTGAGGCAAAGGGCAGCAAAGCTTTCAGCCCCGTAATGGTGGGTCAAAAAGTGATGTTGGAATGGTTGCGTCAACTTACTCCAGTCAAAACGCAATTTGGTTGGCAAACTGCCACATTGCGAAATCATCTGGGGCTAGTTAAGCAAAAGCATGACAAGTCTGAGCAGTCTCCACAAACCCACGCCGTGGATGGAGTTGCACTGGCATCCAGTCAGTTTGTGCACTATAAAGCATTTCAATCCGGGCGAGAGCACGGGCATTGCTGGACTGGCTCTGTGCGGCTCACGCCTTCCCCGTTCCGGGTGATTACTCGCCCCAACATATATCGCCGCCAGTTGCACTTTGAGAACTTCAGTAAAGGCGGGATTCGCAAGCGCAAAGGTGGAACCGTTACCCCCTGGGGACTGCGTTCTGGTGACTTTGTGCAGGCAGAGAAAGCAGGCAGAGTTTACCGGGGCTGGATTGGTGGTTTCAGTCAGGTCAACAATGTTGTATCCGTTTATGACCACAACTGGAAGCGGATTGAGCAGTTCAGGGTTTCTAAAGTTCAACTCATCAAGAGGAGTACAAAACTGTGTGTAGCGTAGACTCTCTGCTCATCGCTTCGATGGGCGCACTATCCCTCCCGATGTTGTATCCTGCAGGATACAACATCGGGAGGGATAGTGCTTTGGTTGAAGTTCAACGGAAGGTGGCAGCATAACTATGAGGGCAAACCGCCAACAATTATAATCAATGCTCCAAACGGTTGAGAAAGTAGAGATTGCTGTAAGGTCTTTGCGATCGCCTGAAGGTTGGAAGCGATTTGAGCAGCTTCAGGCGATCATTAACGAAACGATTGAGCGCATTGACCGCAAGATGAATTATTTGATGCAACGACTTGATGAGAGAGGCGATCGCGGCGTGGCTTGTTACTGTCAGGACTACCGAGATCAAGTGAGAGAGCTTGAGAGCTTGGGCGTGGCGTTTGCAAGCATGGCTATCATGTCCTAGAGCAGTGGTTTGGGATAGGTAGCTTGCGAGAATATCTCGATGCTCAACAGAAGGTTGCAGCCTGAATTGCTGGACAACCAGAAATTACAATCAATGCTTATATTGATGCGGCGACTTGATGAGAGGGGCGATCGCCATGACTGATGAAGAGTTATCCAAAGTAGCTATTGGAACTGTTCTGAGAAATAAAGGCAGTGGACAAGCCTATGTGGTAATTCAAGGCGCACCTGTCCCTGTTGCAGTTCGAGCTATAGCAGTCACACATGCTAACGAATGGGAAGTTGTTGAGATAGGGGGCGATCGCTAGCTATGACTGAAGATTCTTGCGACGCACTTAAAACAGAAAAAGTTATTTTTCAAACCAAGTGGATTGCGGTCAAAGAAACGCCTAGAGGTTTCCAGTTTTTGGAGCGCAAGGGAAGGGATTCTGTAGCCGTGTTTTTGGTAAGAGGGAATCCGATCTCCCAGTTTGAGGTCTTGGTCAGGTTCCAGCCTTTATGTGTTCACAATGCTGCTCTAGACGAAGAGATGAAGCTTTATGCCTGCCCTATCACGGGTGGCATGGAAGAAGGTGAGGGCTACACCGAATGCGCTATTCGTGAAACCCTAGAGGAAGCTGGCTATACTCTTGACCTTGAACAAATTAAAAAACTTGGAAGCTACATCACGGGCACTCAGAGTAACGAAACAGTTGTAATGTTTTGGGCAGACGTGACTGGCATGGAGCCAGGGTTTGCTGCTCAAGACGGCAGTGTTCATGAAGCCGCCAGTAAAAACGAGTGGCGATCGCTGTCTGAGCTAAAAGACTATGAGTATGGAGCCTGTCAACTTGGTTATTACAAACTCATGGGCAAATTGATGGGCGATCGCCATGCCTGAATTAAATGAAATCGTAGCCGAAATGGGATTGTAAATTGAAGTGTGTCAAAGGTCAGAAGTTGAGATCTAATGAACTACTGAACCAGAGATAGAAACACATGACCTTTCAACCTGAACTGCTTGACCAACTGCTACAA